AAAAATAACCCCCCCGCCGAAAGGCGCAGAAAACCACATAGATATGCAACAAATGTATATCTCCGGGAGTAGAACCAGAAGCACACACATGATAAAAAATAACGGATATAGAATTGCTGAAAGCATCTGCTAAACATAAAACAAAAACCAAAAACATAGGATATAGAATTGCTATCAGCTACAGATAAATAACCAATAATGGTAACCAAAGTACCTGAAGATGTACTTTATATAACCGCCAAAAGGCGCAGATAATCAAAAGAATAGCTTGTTGATGGTACCCAAAGGCAACGCCAGAAGCTCCCGCACCGCACGAAACAAGAAAATAGCCCCAGACACCCGGACCCACACCCCCGGGCCCACCGCCCCCTAAAATCCCTAAAAGAAAAGAGCTCATCTAATAATAGATAAGCTCCTAAAATCTACATTTACGTATCTTTGACGACATGTTGAATCATGGCTCCTGAATGACCCCATCTGAGTCCACCGGAATCTCCGGAGAATAGGTATCTGACGGCGTAGGAGAATACCCCGCAACGGACTCAGACGAGCCTCCTGTACGCATAAACTCGTACAACCGAGAGACAGACTCCTTCGGCATGCCATAGAGCTTCTTCTGACCAACGTACTTCTCGTCCGCCCATGGCATAAAGTAAGAAACACCTGACTTCCGAATAACACCTGACTCCAATGCCATATCAATAACCGCGTAACGCTTGTCAACACCACGACCAAAAACCAGCTTCACCTTCTTCCGTACAAACGGCTTGCAAAACTTATTCTTCGTAGTCTCCATGTAAAGCTCAACACCGAAAATCTCGTCAGGATTAGACGTCTCCGAACTCGGGTCATCCTTCAACTTCGTACCAACGGAAAGCTTCGTAATAATATCAGGAACGTGCTGAGCCGCAAATCCGCCCGCCTGACGCTCTTTCGGAGCGTAAGGGTTAGGCATACCCATCTGAAGATTCGCACGCGCGTGAAACAGCCACAAAGACGAAATATTGGCATCCGCAAACCAGTTCTTAATAGCAGGCAGTAAATTCGCCTCCTGAAGAGCCTTGACACCCGGACGGCAGTCCCGAACAGACAGATTCTTGTCCGAATAAGCGGCAACCTCCGACATACTATCAATAATAACCAAACGGAAACCCCCATCATCACTGAGAACCTTGCAAACGTCCTCAAGCTGACCATAATCACGAACCGTAAGATGGACCAATAAACCATCCATCTTAAACTTAGCCAAACCGAAAGCGGTAATCTGAGAGTCATTCCAAGCACGCTCCGTATCAATAATAGCAACCTTATAACCCTGACGACAGAAGCTACGAGCGATCTGGGCAGCAATGGTGCTTTTTCCGCATCCGGCTAAACCCCAGATACTCAGAGAGTAACCTATCGGGATGCCTCCACCCCAAAGCTCATTTAACACATCAATACCTGAGTCAACAAACTCATCGGGTTTATCCACTCCGTAGCGATTTAAGATATCCGACAAGGATAATCCATCTTTTTCTTTTTTAGCCATGATTATAGTAATTAAATGTTTGAATAAAACTTATCTGCATAACGCCAAACAAAACCACCGCATGTATAATGCTTATCTCTACAACATTCAGTAATTGCACCGTGTGAAATACCTAAAGAAGCTCCAGCTTCTTTAGCAGAACCCCACTCTTTAATAAACTCACCCGACTTCGATAATTGCACCACAGGACGACAATGCTTCTGAACTCTATTCCGCTCTGCCGTAATCTGAGAAGACCGACGCTTCGACTCCGCCATTCGATCACGCACCTTGGCACAAAAAGCCTGCAAGTCATCAGCAGACATAGAATCATACTCAGTCTTAAACAACCATAAGCAACCTCTATGTACATGCTGCAACCCCTTTCTACAAGCCATAACCCCTGACTGACTACAAGCACCCAAGCGAATAGCTTCACTCGTAGAGTCATAATGAGACACAACCTTGCCATCCAAAGATACCGAAACAATAGGCTTCGCGGTATGACCAATCAATCGCTCGCTCATAAGCTTCTTATGCTCCTCCGTCCGCTCATAAGGCTTCCGCTTTTTAGCCTTATCACTCATAACTCTACGTGCTGAAAGTGGCATATAAAATCCGTCAGTTCCCTTACCACCCTTAGTAGAGTTGTAGCCTTTCTTATAAGAATCGTAATAGGCTACCCAGAATCGCTCACGCTCATACAAAATAGCATCTAACTCCTCCATAGAAGCAGAACGAACAATCTCTAAAATCTGGCAATGCCATAAATCAACCGGATATTTAACCCGTGCCTTATCTACCCTACTTAATCTAACACCTTTAGAAAAGATAGTCTCACCAGCTTGTAGTAATGAAGAATAAGTGCGGTGTTGAAGTGTGAAACCGTAGTAACGATGACCCACACCATCCTTGCCAACATATCGCTTTCCAGACGGAGACGTCCACAAATAGATAGTACCCTTAAACATAAAAATCCGTAATCTATATGCAGCCACTACTCCACACATAAATCACGGATGAACACAGGATACTATCCCATGCAGTCTGATAAACGTATGCACCGAAGTAGTGGTCGTGCAAGTTTAATTTCACGGATATATAATTGACAACACATCATAAAATATAACATTAAATGATTATTAAACAAAACCCCGAAACGAGGAGCGTGCAGTCTACACGCTTTTAATTTAGAATCTTCAAACCTTTTGACCAAAATTAGCCCCTAAATTTAAGCTCCACCCATTGGGAAAAAGTGGAAATTTAGGAGAATCTGATTGCTTTTATAAATCTGAGAAGAACAACCAATCGTCATCCTCGATACATACCGACGGAGTAACAACACCTTCTTCTGAAGGTGAGGAAAGCACACTATCTGTATCTACAGGAGCTCCTGTAGCCTCGCTATTCACTTCCTTGACCATAACATACATGATGATAAAAAGTTAGACGCTCGTTGTAAGCACTCGGATATATAACCAACCCGCTCCAGAAGCCTGCCTACAAACACATAAAACCACCATCCTAAACCACGAGGAACAAACCCACGCATCACTACTCCAAGTACCAACGATTACACAACTGGTAAGTATTCTTATACTCACCGCGAAGAATCATATAACCTATATAGGCCAAGATGACTGCAGACGCCTCATCATGATTCAAATGCAATCCATACTGGGCATCCACCCAGTCAACAATCATCCGCTTACCCTCCTCCTTGGAAATCTTATGAGAAGGCTCCTCTGGTATCTCGCCTTTCTTGGGCCTTTTCTTGGCTTTCTTTGGCCTCACGATGGAATTGATGGCCGTAGGCGGGATGAGATAAAATGGAACGCTGTGGGCCTCTTCCGGTGCGTCGTAGGACGAAGCTGACAATACCGACTCAAACTCCGTGTACATCATGCACTGCAATGGAAGAAGATACGGACCCGATTGGGAACTAAGTGCACTATATTCCATAAACACAGCATCGAGTCTCACTGCATACTCTTCGACCCACTCCTTAATAGCTCGTGCATGCCACACAGCAGCCGGAAAGGAGTTATAAAATTGAAAAATCGTACCCTCCTTATGAACCTTAGGAACCGAAATAGACGTAGTCGCTATTACGCCATCCTCTGAATCCAATAAACACAAGCCAGAGCGAGAAAAGCTCGGATCGACTGCAATGATCACCATATCAAGTACTTATGTTAAAACCGGAGCACCATCGCTGGCACTCCGGCACTACACAACAAAAATCCTAACTAAAATCAGAAGCCTCCGTCAATAGGCAAGTCGCCAAAGGAGTCATCAATAGGAGTAGCCTCCTCGAAGCCTATAGGACCCGGCATCTGACCAAAAGGCTGCGACCCTCCCATAGGTGCTCCAGCAGGCGCAGGACCTCCGTAAGACGGCGTCGGAGCACCCCCAACCGGAGGAATGGGCTGACCAGTATAAATCGGCTGGCCCGACTGAGACGGAACACCCGCAGCCTGACCGTAACCTGACGACGGATAAGGCTGAACAGGAGTACCCTGAGGAAGTGAACCTCCATGATAAGGCATCGCCGTAGGTGCCTGAGACGGCATCGGAGGAAGCTGCTGAGCAGGAGCCGACGCGGGAATACCCTGTGGAACAACACCGCCAGCCTGAGATGACAACCACTTACGATAGTTCTCTACAGACTGACTCGTCGTGGCATCGACCTCCTGAAACAGACGATCGATAACCTCCGGCTGAGCCCGAAGCTGCTCAAGACGCTGAGCAATACCCGGAGTGATATTGAAACCAGCGAGCGTGTACTTCAAGGATGAGACATCCTTGCCGTCCTTATTCTTCCGAGTCTCCTTCGTGAAAGAAACTGCCTGTGCCTGCGGATTGACCTCCCAAGCACGCAGGTAATCCTGATACTGACTCTGAGTCAGACGAATGTACTCAACCGTAATAGACTCCGAACGAAGCGTAGCCTGAACAGACTGAATGTCTGTATCCAAACGAGCCACCAAAAGGAAATAGTAATTCGTCGGATTGAGCTTAAACTCAATCATCGACTCCTGATCGACCTCTACAGACCCGAAACCTGAAACATAAGCAATCTGCTTAGCCAGAACGTCCCGAACAAGAGGAATGAAATAGCCCGTATAACCCGGACCAATGTCGCATCGCTTGATGCCAAGAGTCGGAATACTCTCACCGAACCCTAATCTCTGTGCCATATAATAATGAAAATTAAAAGTTAACTACCCAGATCAACGTAAACTACTGCCGCCAGTTGTTCGTATAACGTGTCCGTTGGATCAACTCGAAGTCCGCCCGCAACTCATTCAAACGTGCTAAGTATACAAGAACTGTGTTAAGCCGCTCCTTAAAAGCCTTCTGAATGGCTACAACAGGACCTCCAGACAAAACCATCTGAATAGACGAAAGCTCTGAAATGAGCTTGCTCCGCAACCTAACAAGCAAGTACTCTGTACTCATGACTATATCATTCTTAGCCGACAAGGATAAGCCCATATTGCCTAACTTATCCAGCTCACTGTCAAGCTGAGAAAAAAGACCACTCAACATGCGCTCCTGAGCCTCGAACTTCTGCTGACAACTCCTAAGAGCATCAACAACTGAAACCTTAGCTGACCCACTACTCTCCATCTAACTCCGATACTGCTATAACACGAACATCCTGCTTATCTGCACGAATATATGGATTGCACGGAAATATGTGACATATAAAAGGCATGCCAGCAAAAGCACACATACACTCACCATCAGGATAAACATCCTCAGGAAACGATAAAACTAATTTATAAGCCTTGCCCAACAGATGCAAACATCCACGACGAGCAAGAAACTCATAAGAAAACTTAAAAGGCTGCCCTACTGAAATAGACGCACAATCATCAAGGGACTCTAAAACCGAAACGACAAAATCCTTAGCCAAAATAAGTAAAAATTAGAAAAAACGTAAAACCATAATGCATCCACTATTATTCAGTGGAACCTGTCAATTCTACGACCACAACACCTCGGCGATCGGACCGCCGAGTAGGCTGACACGGAAACATCGAACAGGTAAACTTATCATAGGCAAAAGCGCACGGACACGATCCATCCGAACGTACTTTACAACCATCATCCGAATGAAGTGTAAAAGTCCTGCCAAGCATATTCAAGCAACCATGATGTGCCAACAACTCGTAGTCCAACTTAAAAGACTCCCCAACAGGAAGAGATGCACATGCATCTACAGACTTCAATGTATTAACCTCTGACATCTCCAAAGTAGTTTCGTTTCAACAAATGCATATAAAACCATAACTGACTCAAGTCCCTAAAGTGCTTCCGGAAAAAAGGAGAGACAGAACGCGACGCCTCAACTGCACCTACAATACTCGGACGCAAACTGCTCTCCAATCTAACCTTAGCACGACGATAGTAAACCGAGTCGACGGCACTCAATACACGTATAATAAAAGTGTCCATACTCGCACTAACATGACCTACGGACGTAACACCACACTCCTGAATAAAACGAGGCAAGAACCTAACACTCCCATACAGGTCGAATAACTCCGTAAAACGAGACGCCTCATCCTCGTAACAACGACCCGTGAACATGAAGTCCAAACACTCATCTATAAAAGCAGATCCATCAGAAGCCAGCGTCTTCAACGAACGCTTCCGGGAACCAAAGACACGCTGTGCAAAGGATAAAACCTCACGTCGAATAACATCCTCAGACCATACCTCGTCGAAAATCTGACGCGAAATGAAAATACAATCTGAATAATCGAAGTCTAAGGCATCACGCTCCGAACGTGACTTGATGTCACGATACTGAATGAAAGACGACGAAATAACAGCATTAGGACCTACAACACTGTAACCCGGAAATAAAAAAGGCAGAATACGAAAGTAATCCGACTGCCCTAAAGAAATGACCCGGACATTACCCATAACTCAAAACGACGTGTAGACAACCCACAGCAAGAATGCCAGAAACCCAAGAGCTACGATAAAAGCAGCGATGCTCAACCAACCGCTCTCGACCTCAGCACCGTCGCGCCGACGAACATACGGAGAATAGTACTCATCCCTATAGGGATCATCATTCCGACTGAAAAAATCACGCCACTTGCCCATATTTAATCTACTTTAGATGCTAATGACAACAAGGAAATCTCCGTCTTGGACCCACCAACCGCCAACAAACGAAGTGTATCAGAAAACTCTAAATGCTGAACAGCACTCGAAAAAGACCTATCACTGCCCATGAAATCCTTCTCGGAATGAACAGACGACAACGACAAGGGAGTCTTAACAACCTCCGTAAAACGACTTAGCAACACAGGATCTACAATGTCCAAAGACGAATAACAATCCACCATGGGATTCTCCTCTATGAACTTAAGCAACATGGAAAGCATCTGACCCGAAAAAGTACTAATGTCGCCCAAAACAATAGACGAGCCCGGAACGTAAGCATCCACAAAATCCCGCAAACCCTGAATGGTGCTCACGAAATTAATAAACCTACTTCTATCGCGAACAAGAAGCTTCATGACTGAGAACTATCAGAATCATCTGAATCTAAAAAGCGAAGTAAGGCTTCCTTACAGGAATACCAAATCATGCAGCCTACGACCAGCAAGGAGAACACACCTATACACCCCACCAAGCACAAGGATAAAACCGTAAGAAGCAACTCCCACCACGATAACCCATCCGGCAAAAACTCTACCATGCACTAATCAACAATAGACAACACCAAACGAACTGCAACATCGGCGAGACCATCTAAGTTGGAAACAAGCAAGCTCATCTGCTGAAAGCTCGTCAAGTCAAACTCCTGATGAAGAGGATCAACAACACCCATGTATACTGCCGAAATAAACGTACCTTCAGACAGACAGCGAGTAGCTCCATAAATGCCCTGTAAGACACTATCATAAACAACCGCCGACGTTCGAGGCCACAACTTAACAGCCTCCGAAACATCCTTAGTCAGGCTGAAACTGCCCACAACAGGAACATAATCTACGCCAAAATCTGCAGGCATCGAAAGAGAATAAGAGCAAGTGTCAATAGAATGAAGAACAGACCCCATAACAATCTTACCCAAAACGCTATCATCAGGCAACGACATTGGAGCATAACCAACACGAACAACAATATCGTAACATCTGGCAAGCTCGGACGACGTGTAAGCACAAGCATCAAGAGCTAACCACCCAACAGACTCTACTCGCCAGTAAATGCCCGAAAGACGAGAATCCGCCAAGAACAAATCCCGAAGCAGAACACGCTCATACTCAGATGAGACTATGAATAAAACCTTATGCATAACTACCACCAACTTATCATATCACGTACCTCAGAAATCGTAGTTTGACATACTCCCACGGCTAAAGCCGCGGGATTCTTGACTCAGACATGGCCGCCACCGAGGTGGGCTTACTACCACTAATCAACGCGTCCATGCCCGAACGCCGAATGTTTAACGCTGCGTTGAGATCACGATCATGATGCATTCCGCATTGCGGACAAAGCCATGATCGGTCAATCAACCGAAGCTCTTTATTAACGTACCCGCATCCACTGCACATCTTGCTACTCGCAAACCACTTATCGACATGCACAACGTTCGTGTTGTACTTAGTAGCTACGAACTCCAAGCGCGACACGAATGATGCGTGGCTGAGATCCGAAACCTTACGGCCCCATAAGCGACGCATACCATCAAGGCTCAACGTCTCCAAGCAGATCGTAGAATAACACTGACAAAGATCATGCGCTAAGCGCCACTGATAATCGTCACGATGGTTGCTGATCCTACGATAGAGCCTGCTGAGTTCAAGACGCCGACGGCGGTGGTTATTTGAGCCTTTGACGGATTGGCTCAACCGCCGATGCGCCTTACGGATATCACGAAGCGTCTGCTTAAAGAATTGAGGGTTCTCTTGACATACTCCCATGCGCGAACACACGGGATTCATGACTCAAACATGACTGCCGCAAACGGCGGACTTACTATCACTCGTCATAGCGTCCATGCCCGAACGCACAATATTTAACGCTGCATTCAAATCCCTATCATGGACCATGCCGCACGCGGGGCACGTCCAAGACCTATCCGATAAACGCAACGCCTTATTAACGTACCCACAACCGCTGCACGTCTTACTGCTGGCAAACCACTTATCAACATGAATAACACGCGTGCCATACTTCATGGCGACGAACTCAAGTTTGTTGACAAATGACGCATGGCTAAGGTCTGAAACCTTGCGACCCCAAAGACGACGCATACCATCAAGACTCAACGTCTCCAAGCAGAGCGTACTGTATCTACGACACAACTCATGTGCAAGACCCCACTGGTAGTCGTCTCGAAGATTAGATAGTTGATAATTCTATGATGTTTTATCCATAGAGCTATTATTCGGATCACAATGTCTCCTTCGCGGAACACGTCCGCCGGAACCGACACTACAAATATAGTTGTTTATTTACATCTATGCAAAACAGTAGTGCAAAATTATATATAATCATCTGATAAAAAACTCTGAAAACCCAAGAAGAATGACCAACAAGGTCATTCTTCCGGACAAGGCGTATTAACAACACGCCGACTCAACGCCTGACAGAACTCCAAATTCGGAACAGAGAAAACACTCTGACCCCAAGCGGCAAGCTGATCAAGCTGCGACAAAATGATAGCCTCAATCGTGGCCGGATCACACGGAGCACCCCACTCCTTCCGACCATGATGACTGTAGATACAATGCACAATTCGATCCAAAAGACCCTTCGAAAGCATAGAACCGTATTCCTGTACAAACACCTCAGCACTCTGAACCGAGTGAGGACGCAGCATCAGATCCTCCTCGTACTCGAAGGTATCCGAGTTGTACTCAAATAGCTTGCCATAGTCATGATACAAAGCCGCAAACGTCAGAACGAACAGATCCACATTCCACGGAAACCACTTCCGAAGCCCGTGAACAAACGTCAGAATCTGATACGTGTGGTTCGCCAATCCGCCTGCCCAGTTATCATGAAAACGCTTAGCGGCAGGCATCGTAGAATAGGACTCATATAAAGCCGGAAGCTTCTCGAACAGCAAAGCAACCATCTTCTCGCGGACGGTCTCCGGAGCACGGGCAGCCCCAGACTCATCGGCCTGCGGAATCCACGCCGAAAGCAACGCACGCAGAACTCCCGAGAACTTATCGTAAGACGGAATAGGATTCACAAAGCAAGCCCACGCAGGATACTGCGACTGGAGCTTCGCGTCCTTCTGAAAACAACCCAAGTCTCCAGCAATACGAGACTCGTCGAACCCTATGAAGCCCTTAGCGTTAGGCTCCGGAATACCATCGAAAAGAATGATAACATGATCAGTCATCCGATCTGTACACTCCCACAAGTAACACTGCTTCTGAACCAACTCCGAGTCCACAAGCTGAAGAATGTTATAAGGCTTGCCATTAGACGACATGGCCGACGTGCACTCCCGAACATAATAAGCTACATAAGCTCCCGAATCTGACATGATAAAATAAAAATTAAATTCAACAATATACCGTAGCCATTTAGCTACGGTACAAAGGTAGAAAAATTAAATTAAATGTGCAAGAAAAAGTTGTATTAAATGTTCGCATGGTAGACCGGAGTGGAACCGTCAAAAGCCGAAACGATAGATAACTGCTCCTCAACAGAAAGAGCATCGAAAGACCTAATCACACTACAGCGACCACCAACGACGGCGCTACAGTCCTCTACGAAGATGTCCGGACACCCGTTAAGACCCTCATCGCGGACCCCAACGACAAGCGTACTCGAAACCAGAAAACTCGTGCCTACCGGAAAGCCCAGAAGCAACCTGCGCCAATCAGAAACATAATCTGCATAGACCTTCTGGAAAATGCCTAAAAGAGATTCCTTTTTCATTGTAGTAAACAGTCGAAGTTCAAGTCAATAGTTACCATCCGCGGGCTGGAATACCGTACAGCCATACTCACGCCACATGTCAACGCAAGCCTTCCGATCCTCGAAAACAACTGTATGTGCTAAAGGCACGCCTCGACGAAGTAGCTCCTGCGCAAACTCACGCTTCAAAACATGATCAGGACGAAAATCATTATCCCCACGACAGAAAATGTCACACTCGCAAGGAAGACCCTGCTTCCGAAGCCACTCCCGAGTGGCAGGAATAGACCGCTGAGGACGACCCGTACAAACAATGCAATGATAACCCCCAAGAGATGTGTCGCGTCCTAAATCTACAAGAGATCGCACAACATGAATCACAGAATCAATAGGTGCATCATCGCCCACAGCAGCATAGAAAGAATCGTAATCCTTCTTATCACCCTGAATAAAGTGAAGCCTATGACTCAGGTCGGCTACCGTACCGTCTAAGTCTAAAATTAAGTAACGAACCATAGTTGTAGTAATTAATATATCACAAAGATAGTAAAATTGATCTAAACCGCAAAACGAAACACAAAAAAAGTGCCTCACAAGAGGCACTTAAACAGTCAAACACAAAGGATATCAGAAAGTATAAGTACAACTACTGTCCTCCGTAGGAGACACATCGACTATTGACACTCGAGTATCCCCGTCAGATAATGTATATAACTCTACACTTGAACCAGCTGCTATTGAATAAGTCTCAACGCGACTACCTGAAGTCTTATTTATGACAGACACAGTCACTTCAAGAGTAGAAGCCGGAGCCTTTGGTGACGCAGTTAACCGTAACGTAGGAAGACCTCCTGTAGCAGAACTCTGCAAAATCCCCCTAATAGTCACAGTAGTTTTAGTTACTCCTCCCGCCTGAATTACATTAACTCTATCTATCATACCAAACTCAGGGAAATTATACGGATACACATCCAAGTAACCCGTCCGATCTTGACCAGTAGTATTAGCAGACCCTGACCTTACAAGAACCTGACTTTGAGTTGCACTATAAGATGGATTCTGGCTATCAATAACAAGCCATGAAGTGCCAGACGTAAAAGTAACAGGAATAAACCTACTTGAAGTATCAAAAGAACCCGACGTGAAAGTGTAAACGCCCGTATAATGAGCATACCCATACTGAGAAGACGCAGCCGCAGACGTTAATCGTGGCTCATTCCAAGAAACGCGACTTATAGCAGAGATACCCACAATCGAATTAGCCTCCTGCTGTAACCCTGTTATAATATCAATACCAGACCCAGAAATGGCATTCTCGGTAGCAAGATCTAAAGAAGTGGTAGAAATACCAATAGTAAAAGTCAAGTTGGAATAAGACGGAGTAATAGTAGTGCCTAAGGAACTAAATAAACAAGACTTCGTAGTATTATTACCATTTGCCGTCCACACGGCATCTGACGCAGAACCCGAATAAGACAGCATCCGATAATACTCACTCGGATCATTCTCCCATAAGATGCCTCCAACATAAAATGTGTCGCCGATAGCCGCAACCTCCGTAGTAACCACAGCTCCAGAGGCATAAGTATCAGTTCTATCCTTGAAAGCATTAAGAGTCAAATCAAGATTACAAACACCAGCAGGAAAAGTAAAGGAAGAAGCAGAATCCACAATATTACCATTGCAAACTAAAGAAGCACCCTTAATCTTAAGGGGACCATAAGTGGTGCTAACAATAGGATCAGTACCCGGCTGAGCAATCTCTATCACAGCATTCTCCCCCGGATGATTCGGAGTGACAACAATATTCATAACACGAGACGATCCCGTGTTATTAGCTGTAGTATAAACCTTAATCGGCTGACTCTTAACAGCAGGATCCCACTCTATAGTAACCTTATCGGAGGCATCCGAACCCCACGGAAAGGAAGACGACGTAATAGCCATAACATTAACTCTGTTTTTCTAATGTGAACAAGTCGTTCGAAGCAATATAAGCATCCTCTATACCCTCAGCTGCGCCTACAAGAAAAGCATTAGAGTCGGACGTTACCAACTGAGAACCACCCGAAACCTTAAAGTAAATAGCCTCCTTAGAGCCACCCATAGGCATAGTGATTGTGTATTTTTTTGATACAGCAGACGCCTGATCGGCTCCGACATATACATATACAGGAATACCATCCTGTGTAATAACAACACTCTGAGACACGGCTCCACTATAAGATGCCGTAACAGTTATACTCCGCTTATCCAAAGACTGATTCTCCGCAGCAGTAACTGTAGTGCCCGACAAAGTAAAACCTGAAGCAGAACCCGACAAAGCGGGAGTAACAGACTCCGTCTCTACAATACCTGATGAACCTGACGAATATACTGGCGTCTTACTCCTACTACACGAAGCTGAAATCGTAGAAGACCCACCCCCGTAACCAATAGTCGTAGGATCAGCCGAAATAGATATACCCCAAGCACCATAAGTATAACTCTCAATCTTGTTCTCGGCCTGAGTTAAATCAGCAGAATCTGTAAGAGCACCTACCGTCACAGTCAAAACTCCGGACAAAGCTGAACCTACAACAATGCCACGGTCGGACGCGACCACAACACCCGCCCACGGATAAGAGGCTGACGGCTTCCAAGAAAAACCTGTGCCAGAAATAGACCAAGCTACTCGGGACGCATCTTGCAACTCTCCTACATAAGCTGAAGAATAGGCGGCCCGGCAAGTTGCGAAATGACGCCCTCCAGACGCCGGAAAACTACCATCAAAGGCAGCACCTCCTGCACTTGAGTATATATTAACTGACTCTACCTCATTCGCTGCCTGATAAACATCTACAGTATCTGTAGCAGTGCGACCGCTGTAGGTGGCCGTAACAGTAAGCTCCCCAACCTTCGTTCGAACCTTTTCTGTAAACCCAAGAGTCGAAGCTGTGACTGGATCGGAGTAAGCATAAGTGACGTCGGCATACTGTGGAACCGTCTCTGAAGTGTAATCACCCGATGTATAATAAGCACGCTTCTCCTGAGTACAAGACGGATTACCCGAAGATACAGTACCACCAGAAGCAGGAATATCTGCAACCGTAAGACTTACAGCCAAATTGGTGTAAGAATAATGAGTTATCGAGTTAGACGCCTGATAAACCGTAGCTGTGGCAGCACCACTCTGACCATTCATCGTAACGGTGGCCGTCAAGTCACCAATCTCTGTCTTGGCCTTCGCTGTAGTGCCTAAAGAAGGGGCTGATACTGGATCAGAATAAGTAACCGTACCACCTGAAGTCAAAGGCGAAAGTTCCTGAGTAGCTCCAGAAGAATAACTCTGAACTCGAGACTGAGAATAAGTTACAATACCTGAAGATACGGTTCCTCCCGAAGCCGGAATGTCCGAAACCGACAAAGAAACAACAGGCACGCCATAAGTAATCGTCGTAGCTTCATTCTTCGCCTGCGTAAACGTCACAGAAGTCTCCAATCCCAAATACTTGGCAATTAAATCAGCCGTTCGAACAGCACCCACTTCTGTGCCACGCGTTAAAACATCAATAGCAACATAAGTAGAACCCAAAGTCCGTATGGACAGTATAGCAGAATTGGATGACGACCATTCTATGTCAGACATGGGAACTACAGAACGAGTGCCGCTGGTATAAGTCGCATACAACTGACACCAGTAATCGTACATTCCTGCTGCGGAAATATTGAGCTTTAAGTCTTTGTCTCCAATCTCTCTAATCGCTAAAGAAGTGACACCATTGGCAGCTTGAGAAATAACAACAGTCGATGACACAACCTGACCATCAAACGTATTAGAGTAGACCCCCGTGACCGTAATCTGACGAACTGTACCAGAAACTGCGCCTCTATTCTCGGCCGTTACCACATCTCCTGAAATAGAAAAACCATCGGCAGAACCAGACAAAGTGGGAACTACCGTCTCGCTACTGACCTGAACACCATTCCTGTAGGTTACAAGGACTCCGCTGACCTTCGACGTGCCTCCTCCGGCTCCAAGCATAGACGCAGAAGCGTTCAAGGTAAAAGCATAAGTATAAACCGCCTTCTCCTGAGTCACACTAACAGTACAAACACCACCAAAAGCATTCTTAACCAATAAAGATGCAGTCCTATCTGACGTGGAAATATTCTCATCGGCAACAACCGTAACTAACTGACTGCCCGAATTGGACGGCGCAGACGCCGTCCAAGAACCCCCATCTGAAAACTCACCTGAAACCAAATACGCCATAGCAAACTAAGCCCATGTGGCATCTACCGTTACCTCCAAAACTGATGATGTAATCCCCGTGTCAAAAGTACAAGTCACTGCACCTCCCGGAATATAAGTACTCGCAGGACATACATCAACAACAAAACAATAGTGACTCAAGACATCCGTGCTTGATTCAGCATTCTTCTTCAACTGAAAACAGATAAAAGAATCCGGATGAGAAGTGTCAAAGTACCAACGCCACTCATGAGCATCATAAGTATTAATACCCTCATCGGTCACCGACTGACTAAAAGAAACATCGACTGACGGATAACACTCTATCTCAACACAAGCCCGACGATCCATAACATCCACCGAAACAGAAGAGCTGCTCAAAGAAACAGAATCATCCGGAACAGGAACATCAGATGGCTTGTTAAGCAATACACTACAAGTGGTATAATAATCACACGTAGGAATGGAAGTGCACGACGCGTAAGGATTCACAAGACCCGACGCATACTGAAACTTATTTACAACAACATCTGCCATAGCCTACACCCTAATGTCTAACAACTCATCCGTATGAACAACAGACGCAGTATCGAAAGACGACCCAACATAATGAATGCCGCATGTTAAAACACCCGGAGCCAAATAACGCAAGAAATCAGGAGTCATAACCAAACTCCAAGACTCGCGACCCCGAACAATATAAGCACCCGAATCACCCTTCTTGCGATCCGACTCCGGAACAAAACCGCGACTATAATCCACAACCCATAAGCGAGTACTCAACTGCGACGTGTAAACACAAACCTCAATATCGTAATCCCGAACGTAAACAACATCAGCGCACTTATGAAGCGTGAAAGATAAATAAATATCCTCCTGACGATAAAAACGCCCTAAAGAACTATGGAACACGTCGCAACCCATGAACAAACCTCCGGAATGATTTGTGGGATATATAATTGCATAACCCAAAAGACACCCTAAAAGAAAAGGCCCCAGAGAGAAAAATCACTCCAGAGCCTCATGACTAAAGAACGCACAAACTAAAACTGCTTGCCGCCATTACGGAAACTACGACACTCATTGTAAAGCATCTTAGCCTTCACGTGCCACAAGAAATCCCACGAATTGGCCGCCATCCAACGATCCAAAAAGCGCAACGCCAAGCCTAAACGATTCGACGCCGGAATACTCATCCCAAACAAGATGCGATAAAACTCACAAGCACAATCCGTAGGATGAGACGAGACAAAAGCTGCCTTATAAGTAACGTCGCACAAATAAGGCGAAACTCGAGCAACCTCCAAGGAGCCTGTATTGGACAGTAAAGCATCGCCGCCCGAAAGCTCCCGAAGATAACACGTGCTGCTATTGACACACAAAGACTTACTGCCAATCAAATCCAACGTGTAAATAGCTACATCCGCAAGCTCCTCCTGAGGGGTGCCCTTCAAGAACTCCTCGTAAGCCGATTTATACACAGGAACAATAGAGTCTGTAAATGAAATAATCCTGTCCGGATCAACAGTCGAACCAGAAGACACTCCATCTGCAAGCTCCTCGGACGACACGAGACGGCGCATAAACAGATCCTCGAAAGACGTACTACCCGACGAAACCTTCTCCGGATGACGACGATAGACCTCAACGACCTCCGACATCTCACAAACAATCATAGCCATATTACGAGACGTCGGCCAGTCCTGCTCCCAGAAGCCATGTGAAGAGCTAATGCTATAGCACCAATCTGCAAGACGCAGAAACTCGGTATCTGTAACAGAATAAGGTTCAGGCGAGGCATCCTCATATGAATGACTCTCGAAATCCGTAAGAACAGACGTAAATAATTTATCTTTCATGAACATTTGTTATTAAAAAACCGAACAACTCGAACCCGAACTTACCCACCCATTAGGCGTAAACCGAACCCAAAAACCAAAAGGTAAATCCGGAATGGTAAAGCAGACAACCGTAGCAACAAGACGACCATCTGGTGCATAATCGCGCTCCGTCTTAGTATACTCTAAACGACGCCCCAAATAAAAACCAGAGCAAACATGCTGTATGATAGACGCCTCGCTAATGCCACGCATACGCTTATGAGGAAAGCCCAGCTTAACCATGAAGTCATAAACGTAAGAGCCGAGACACAATATCCCGGCTCTCTGGAAACAAACAAAAAAACGCCTACTGTGATAACAACTCCTTCAACTGAGCAAGACTCATGCGAAAAGCATAAGGACCCTCGGAATCATCAGCATAGCCTACAAACCATATCTTATCCGAAGTAAGCCCCTGACTATTAAAAACTGATAGCTTATTAATAGGAGAAACCTGTGACTCCGGAACCTCACTATCAGACGACGCGCGTGAAACTGTATCTGCCATAACCAATCAATTTAACGGATATATAATTACAAAAATGGTGCCGGAGAAACCTCGTAAGAAACCCCGACACCTCAAATGCTAAAGTACTGCGTCTGGGAAAGAATCAACTACAAGAAATCCAACGCAGCTGCTGAAATCGTGTCTCACGACAAAAACCCAGCTTAAAAACATCATCACTAACATTTCAACATGAGTGATGTCTCGTATACGTAAGAAAAAGCTCCTGATATGAATCAGGAGCCCACACTACAACAATATGGATCGAACTCGCCTAAGTCCATCCGGATATATAATTGCTACATTGAGCCAAACCTACTCCCGAGGCAAACTCCGAAGATAGGTGGCATCATAAATGCACTCCGACGCCGCCTTATCATTGCGAAAACGAACTAACTGTGGATTGCGCAAGTGATAATACTTATCCAAACCACACCCCTGAAGCTCAGCCACCATACCCATAAACTCCGGATTAAGCCGGGCAACACCTGCGTCCAAAATAGTAGCACGCTGCGACAAATGACCACTCAAAGGCAGAACTGCAAACAGCTGAGAATGCTCTCTACCATCCTCGTCACGACAAATGATACTGAGATCCAACTGTGTAATACAAGACGCAGGACCAGAGCCTCCAGAAACAAAAACATCAAAAGTATCATCAAGAACCTGCGGCGAGATGTCAGTACCAACACGATGCTTCAACTTAACCCACACATCCTTAGAACGAGATCCATTAGAGTCATAAAAAGCATCCCCATTATGAAACACAACACCCTCACCTCCCCGGTTGAGAATAGAATCCAAAAAGGAAATCTTCTCGAATCGAGAACCAAGCACGCGTGGAATGGCACGCGCATTGACGCCCGCTCGACGCAAGAGGTCTACACAAGACGAATAAGCATCCCAACCCTCATGAATAGGACGGTTAAGGTAATTGTGACGCCCAAAATACAAAGGACAGATAACGTTGAAAGTCAACATGTCACGCCCCAAATGCTCCCGAAACCAAACCTGACAACGACGAGCGGCATCAGGAGACATAGAAAGTAACTCATCGATAACTCCATCCTCTGTGCCGCAATCGATACCAGCCGACTTGGCATCCTGTAAAGTCCCATTCAAAGTAATCTCAACATCAACGGCAAGAATGTCATTAGACGGGAAATTATGATTACTCCAAATCTTCGGCGTGTAATCTATAAGAGAACAGTCATCATTGATCCCGCGACCAAAGATAAACCAATCCAAAGAACCTCCCATCGTATAAGACATCAATAACGCCCGAACACCCTTAATCTTCTCCGTAGCCATCCACGTGGTAGAATCAAGGACAACATTTCTACCCTCCTCCGAAAGATCACTAAACCGAGAACATAGACAGAAGCTATCAAGCCGCAAAGCATACCACACACACGGATGGACTATCTCCTTAATGGCTGACAAATCCAAGACCTGTAGGCAAACAGGCTTCGAAACAGAGTAACCCTTCTGAATCAAAGCCTTCTCAAACTCAGCAAGATAACGCAAAGCACGCTGATAATCCGCTATGACAACCTTCCCACCACGACCCGATGGCTGAAGCAATGACGACAAAAATGACGGCTGATATAAATCCCGCTTAGCCTCCCACAAGTGCTCGTAATCTGCCTTGACCATATATTAAAAGTTTTTCCAAATAAGCAAAAGACCATTATAAGTGATACAGAACGCTCCGGTAGCTAAAATCACAGAAGCCATAAAGTCAACCGAGTTGAAGTAGCTCTGACGGAACAACCCAAAGAATAAAACACCAGCAGCCCCAAACAACAAAAGACCACAGACGAATAGCAAGAAGCCAAGAAAAAGATCTGAGACAAATCGAATAACCATAGCTGTTACCTCCTAAGACACCCAACACACTTCAAAACCGTCCGCAGATCGTCTGCAGAAGCTACCATACCTTCAAACACAGTAGACACTCCGCCAATATCTGTAACATCATAATAGTCACTTGCCATAACCAAACAACAATGACCCCACGGCTCGCTCGTAGTATTACCACCCTCAATAAAAATAAAGAATCCTCCGTTGTAATCAAAAGCCGGGCAATGTGCCACTATATCAGCAGAGGCCCAAGTCTGACCTCCAACAGCTACTAACATTTCATCCACACCCCGTAGCTCCTTCGGAACCGGAACAATACCCGTCTCGTTGTAAAACTGCCACTCGTTATGAGTAGCAACATCAACCCAATTCATAACTACCTATGTTTTTTAGACTTCCGCCTCTGCTTAACAGCCTCCTTACGGACCGTATCCATAGCATCCTGAACAACACCCTGAATATCACCACCCGTTACAGAAACCATCTGATCCTTATCGAACGCCGGACGCATCCAATCATCAAACAAACGATAACGTCTATGCCATTCCGGATTATAATAAAACCCACCTAAAGAGGTGTTAGAAATAACATGAACATCATGCTCCTCGGCAATAACCATCAAGGACTGCACAAAAGAACCAACATCTGGCAAAGACATACTCTTAGCCAGACTCGACGAAAGACCCACATGAATGTAAGTGAGATGCGGAGCTAACTCCGTAAAGACATCTAAAGCGGCTCCAAAGTCTGAAATCGGGTTGAGATCCAACCACGTTAAGAAACGAGCCGTATGGAGAGATTTGAGACCCTCGACAAGGACTGAACGAGGGGACGCTCCTACGCGCTGACCAAGCATGGCAGGAAGAGTCGTGCCGAAAGAAACAATGCCGCGACGAATACCAAGCATCGCAGCATAACCCGGATACTCCTTAGCCCACTCAAAATGATCCGTAACAAAGGTCGCCGGAACACCCATCGCATTACACAACGAGAAAGAACGACCTGTAAGCTCCAGAAGCTCTTCACGCATAGGGTCCGCAACCATAGAGAAGAAGGCACCACCATTGGCACGAAGATCATCAAGATTCTCCACAAGCTCCTTCTCAAAAACATGATAAGCATCCTCCGTGTTCTTAAAGCACCGCTTCAAAACAGGAGACAACACAGGAGTGTCTAACCCAATGTTAGACTCACTGTTAAACCAGCAAGCAGACGTCCGCTTCCCAAAAGAGTAAAAGTCACACGCCCAAGAAGTGTAGTCGCAACCGACACCAACCGTCTTATGTAAAACCTTATTTAAACCCATTACTAAAACAAGTAAATGAAAAATGTCAACAACTTCAACGTATGGCAACACATAAACTCGTCAATGAGTTGCGAACCAGTCACGAATGAAATCAAACACCTCGCCAAAGAAAGGCAAGACAGACGAAACAGCCTCCTTCTTGTCGGGAGTAGCAAGGTTCCATATAAAGACCACCGTGATATAAACAAACCAGAAACCAAAGCAATAAAGCAACCGAGCCTTCAAGACCTCCCACCGAAGACCTAAGTAACTAACCGAAAAATAGTACTTAACAGGAATGGCCATCGGTACAACAAACGTAAAAATAGCATAAAGAATGACCGACAGGATAACTCCAACTGTACACTGATCTGCCGTAAGGCACGTATCTGCGTCAAGAATAGGATAACACGAAATACCCCAAAGCAAGAACGACAACAAGGCGAAAATAACCAGCGAACAAGACTCTACAACAATATTGAAAAGAATCTTGAAAATAGAAGAAAAGAACCCACCAATACCTGATGACTGCTTCTTTGACGACTCCTCATGCAAGAGAGCTAACACTGCGGCATCAAACCCTCTCTTTGATTTAACCCGATTAAACATAATTGAAATATTAAAAGTTGAACACTAACTACGAACGATGCGACAATAAATACTCGATCACCTTCTTGTGACTATCCGGAAACGTCTTACCATCGACCTCGAAACTCCGACGATAACCACCACCAGCAAGATCCACAAAAGTAGTCAAAACTGGATAAGATACCCCATCAATCTCAAAGAAGGCCCGCGAAACATGCTCAGACTGACGGAAAGTCCCATAAGGAGTCTTTCGCATATAACTCTTCTCGGAAACAAATCCGTCGGCTCCCAAAACAGGATACCAAGTATAAGACACAACCCGATTCTCCCCGTTGACGGTAACCTTCTTAGATATCAAATTTGCATGTGCCATATCAAAATCATTTCTACACTACAAAAATATATTAATTAATTTAATCTACCAAATAAAATTAAAAAAAGTGACCCGAAGGTCACTTTTAATTACTGTATTTCCGCTTCCAAGCCACGAGAGCGGATTCTAACTCAGGAGGAATTAATTCGGAACGATCGATATCCCTAATCGTAGTCAGAAAAGACTCAATGCTACTAACCAAAGGACGAGTATCTGTCAACAACTGAGCCTCAGCAAGATCAACAGCCTTTAAGCAATCGAATCTATCGAACTTGCCAGAAGTATGCAGAAGAATAAACTCCTCAGCATCTGAACTATAAGGACGACGGTTCATCGGATACCACTATAAAGTATTTTTCTAACTTGTTCTTGGAAACAAAAGTCCTAAAGGCCGGATCGTCCTCATCGACGTCTGGAACCTCAAAGACATAATCAAAGAAAGTCTTCACCTCCGGTTCCAAACCTGAACGCATTTTTATATAGGCTCGTAAACTCTTCCTAAACTCAGCAGGCTCCGTGTTCCGTAACTGAGAAACAACCTCAAAGCACTTCTTAGCTACTCGAGCATCCGACCATATGGTAAGGTCGGAATCCAGAGAATCATCCTGAACAGAATACAAAGCCATCCGAAGAAGAGTAGAATCCCCATGAGCCTCTTCCATCGCGTCGATAGACAACTTACGACCATCGGCACTATAACCCTTAACACCACCACGAATGCCATCAAGAAGTCGATTCTTAACGCACCCACGGACATAAGTCTCAAAAGACACATGTGTCGAATTGGCATACCGATCGATCAATGTCATATACGGAATACCGTCGGCGGCTGCTTTAGCATAGTCTCCATCAAAATAGTACTTCTTGCCGTTATAACGACACTTAGGCTGTAAGTACTGCTGGTAGAAGATGTAGACTAAATCCGACCAGTCTCCACCAAAGGTCGGCCAGAAACGATGGATGTCCATCTCGATAGCGTCCTGAATGAGCTTAAACATGTAAGCACGCAGGTCCTCTAAAGACATGTCGTAGCTACCAATGCCACGACGACCTAAGCAGTGGACCCAGATATTCTTCGCGGTATACCCTAAGCCCATCAACTCAACCTCCGTATGACCACGGAGAAACTGATACGATTCCTGATTCATGTTGCGTAGTAATAGAGCTGCCAACAACGTTGCCGACAGCTCCACAAAACTACAAAACAAAATCCAAAAAACAAAGAAAATTGCTGAAATTATGACAACTTCTTCTTCGAACCCCTGAGAGGCAGGTTAAACACCTTCGACAAGTCTCCCGTAACCGATAACTCCTCAAGAGTATTCATAACCTCAACAGGGATGCCGAAAAAGTCACAAACATCCAAAGAGCCAAACATATCTCCTGAAACATCTTCCTCAATAAACTCAACGGACGAAAAAACTGACGACGGCCAGTCATTTAGAATAGAATCAAAACTATCTCCTTCAACTGACTCTCGAAGAAGGTTGTCTGGAGAAACACGGCAGATACGCAAAGAGCACACAGGAACTCCATCCATGAGACCACTAATAAGACCATCGAGAATGTAAGCCAGCGTATCCTTAAAGAACATCTGAAAGGCATCCGGGAAAATCAAACGACGAACATTAGCAGGCAAACCACAACGCAAGGCATTAACGAACTTCATAGTATACTCCCGGATGAGATCCACAACGCCAACAAAAAGTGTATGACAAGGCCACTCTGACTGAATAGTATATGCTAAAGGAGAACCCGGAGTCTGAATGAACGAAACACCATCCAAAGCACGGCAAAGAGTCTTCATAACCCATATCTCCCACTCGGCTGACACAACACCAACGTGAGAATGAGAACCCCGATCAAAAATACCTCGAAGGAGATCATTCGAAACGTCTATGCCAAGCTGGAAACCAAAGTCATATGGAAGAACAACGCTTAGATCGAACTGATCTAATAAGTATCGAATAACGTCGGTAGCCTGCACTCCGAAGAGTAAGGACGTCTGTAGCTTAGCATGCTGAGTAGTATCACCATACAAAACTAAGTTCTCAAGCAACTCCTTAAAATCATCTACAGAGTCAATACGCCCATCTCCAAAAAGAACAGAAAAAATGACATTATGAGTAGCCGTAAACATAACTGTCCACAAGCCTCGATCCGGACAGTCCTCGGACGGAACAGGAGTGAAAAAACCTATACTCCCAGTAGCTATGTACTGAAACACACGAACTCCATCTGCGTCCGCCTCGAAATAGTCCCTACCAGAACTACCCAACTCATCAAAATGATCAGTAAGCCAATCGGCAACCTTCTTCATCTGAGCCCGAACAGATTCTAAGGTGAAGTCCTCCTTAAACAGAAAGCAACACCCATCCACCGGACGACTTGCAATATCACTCATTAGACGGCAAGAAATTAAGAATAACAGGCGACAACGAGTTCCCCCACTCTACAGACGTAGACCGAAGATTAATCAACAATGACTCCATAAAAGCATCTGTGAACTTCGACATAGTACTTTCGAGATTATCAAGACTATGAACCCCAAAAGCCTTATCAAAACGACGATACACAGACTCGTACATCAAACGCAAAAAACGAAGCATCATCATAACCTCCTCCGGATGAGCACCAAGCCGCAACTCAGAGTAAGTGCTATAAAACAAAGGACAAACCTTCTCCATGAAAAAGTCTAACCCATCCAAAGACGACGAACCAGCATCCATAGGAACTCTAAAGGTAGACATCAGACCAAAGAAATTAACCATCGAGAGCACACTGAAATACTCAGCGCATACCTCTGCGCATACCACAGCACAGGCATTGGCCAATGCAGGAATACACACATCCGGAGCAGTAGTAGCCTCAAGATTTATATTCCTGAAAACCCTACTCGTCCTGCCCCGCAAACGTGATCGGTAAACGTCCTCCTGATGTCTCATGATATCACGATAAGAACCACCTGAAACCCACCGCCGAAGCGTATGAATATATTTCAAAGGCTCAGAACCCGAATGATGGAACTCGAAAATAAAGTAACCCCTATTGCACTTCAGTAAAACACGCCAAAAAACAAACTCAGACGATTCTGGCGAGCTAAGCGTATACTTGCGAGCCCAAATACCCTCTTGAGGTAAACAGACAAAGTTACCCACATGTAAGCCCACAATAGGCATGGTTTCCTCGCTGTAATTAGCCGCCTCCCACCGAAGAACATCAAGCATCTCTGCAATAATAACATCCCGAGAAGTCGATAAATCCCAACGACGATAAATATCACACCTGAAAGGACGTGATTCTAAAACCTCTTCGCACATGACTATTAAAAAAAAAATATTGTTAAATTAATCGTCGGCGCATAAAGCCTTACCTCGACGACCACGGTGATATCCACGTAAAGAAGCAAGCTCCTCAATACGAGAACAACGCTCGCGAACAGAGTCAAGATACAGACCCAACTCCTCGGCTGTCATGAAAAAAGTGTAATTATCGCTCTTAGTCCAAATACTCTGCGCCATAGGCTCTGCAATACCCGGAGCCTCCCTCTCTGCACCAAAACTCATACCTCCACTAAAAATTAACACCCACATTAAGGGTCCAAGCATACTTATCATCGAACCGAATGCCACCCAGACCCACCTTATACTTCTGCCGGAAATCTAAGCCCACAAAGCCTGTTTGGACCCGAAAATCCAAACTCGTACCAACCATAACCCATGGTGTAAGCAACCGAGGCTTGGAAACAACTTCTCGAACAGAAGTAACCTCCTTAAATAAAGGAACAACATCTGCCGACGCCGTCTGAATCTCATTCTCGGAAACAACACACCGAACCTTAAAAGTACCCGTCGTATCTGTACTGAAGTCCAACTCATAATGATATCGAGCAAAATACTTCGACAAAATAGCAACTGTGTCAACCGGAACATAAACAGGAACGCCAACCGTATCAACCCGCAAAGGACTGCCATTATCAATGAAAACCGGAGTCGGCTTGTCTAAAGTAATCTTCACAGGAACACCCGGAAGATACTTCACGACCGTAGACTCCGTAACACTTACTGACCGAACCCCAAGATAGTAACCACTACCAAAAAGTAAGGCTAAAACCAGAAACACGCAGACAAACTGCCATATATTATCACGTTTCATACAGTAAGTAAACGTAAAGCAAGCATTAAAACAAAAGCAGGGCCTGAAACTCCCATGACAGAAGAATAAGGCCCTGAAAAAAAAGATGATAAATGACTATTCAAAAGTCATAACCAAAGGCTCCGGATAACCTGCAGTAAAGTTATAAGACTGAACGGCCGTGACATCATCCAAGGCATTGATGGCTGTCTCATGCTTACGAGTAACACCGTAAGTGCCCATAGTATAAGATTCCAGCGTAGACAGGAAGGCCTTAAGCTGAACACAGGTGAGAGTAACACTCGACCCATCAAAACCATAGAGCGTAAATTCAGCATCATCAGATGAGTCCTGAGCCTGCATACGAAACAACGCCCGAGAAGACTTATCAAGCCAAAGGTCAACCCCATTAACACTACAAGTGTTTACCTCATCGCTACTATCATAAGCATAGAGACCCGCAAGGGCTACCGCCTTGGCGTCCTCTAAGCTAATGACCGGATCGCGAAGAATAGGATGACCATCCTCATCCTCTACAATCTCCTTACCTTTAGACTGACCGTCCAACAGCGACTGCCACTCCTCATCAGTAAGCTCTATGCCATTCTCAATCTCGACGTCATAAAAACCACCGTCGCCTTTCTTCCACCACATCATAACTACCTAAAAAATTGCAATTGTACCACATAAACGTCTAAGCTATCCCTAACTTCGTCTTCAGCTGAGCTATGAAGTCATCATCTGCAAGCAACTCGTCGGCCGACTGGACCCCAATATTAGACCTTGCTTGTTGCTTTTGGACATCAGTTAGATTCTGACCTTCACCATACCTTACAACATCAGAAACATAACCAGTCGAAACCAAAGAAAGTTTTTTGCTGGTATGAGATAAAGTCAGAACAAACCAAACTCTTGCGTTAAACTCGCTGACAAAAACAGTAGTAACAGTATCAGAACTACCCACAAAATACAAAGATGGCGCATTATTTCCATCCGGGACGTTCTCTAAAAACACACCTTTAGCGGTCAGTAACTTATTATAAGTACTATCATCCAACGTAGAGCCAATCAGTGAATAGTCTACGTGCACCAAAGGAAGTCCAATATTGCTCAGTGCTTGTTCTTTTTGAGTATTGGTCAGACCTTGACTTACAGCGTATCTTATAGAATCAAAATGCAAATCTGTGTCACCAATAGCTGTTAACTTTTTAGTACTTGTATTATAGTAAAATTGACTAACCAAAGAAACTCCATTCCACGCATTAAAGTATATTATATCAGCATAATAGTTCGATTTAAGAAATACAGAAGCTTTTGAATAATTCTCAGGAGTATTGGTTAAAATTATACCCTTGGCGTTCTCAACAAGAGCAGCCGTAGAATCATCTAAAGTCGTATTCAGTAAAGAATAATCTAAGTGTATAAAATCTAAGCCTATATTATATAGAGCTACATCCTGCTGCGCACTCGTCAAAGCTGGATTTTGAGCTGTGAAATGTAAGGCATTTTTATCTTGATATGCATATGCATCTATACCTGACACAACACCACTGGATTTACGAACAGTAATAGCACCAATATAGTACTCATTGATAGGTCTATAGAAACTAATTCTATTATTATCCGCGCTACCGAATAAGAATAAATCCCCCGTGTCAGCAAACAGAATAGCCTTAGAAACAATCACCTCTTCTATCTCTTCAGCAGATAAAGTAGACCCTGAAAAGCTACTGTCGGTGACGTATACCTTCATGCCTAAGTTGGCAAACGCCTGTGCCTGCTCACTCATAGAAAAGTTCTGAGGAGAACCAGTCGAAACATAGACGGGATTGGACCATCTGATGCCACCAATAAACCTGAAAATTTTTGTCGATTTGGCATAAGAACACCTAAGACAAAACTCGCTGTTTCGGATTGCATTGAAACTGACTACATCTCCTCCTTGATAGTCACTAAAATATATTTTAGTAAGTACCTCATTGCCCGCATTTACCGTGCCCCGCAAGATAACTCCGTTACACGACAACAATCTGGCCTCCTGCTCATCGGTAAGTGTCGCCAGACCATTGACAAGATCAATAATCATCAGATCAGCACCGATGTTCTCCAACGCCTGATTCTGAGCCGCAAGACTCAACGACTGAGCAATATCCGTCCGAACCACCTTCGTGGCAAAATCAACAGACGTGACATGATCATTGATGCGCGCCTGAAGATCAACAGAAAGACAATCCCAGTCAATGGAATTCTTAAGAACCGTGGCATGGATGACATTATTCTCGTCTATAGAAATCTGAATCCGATCGCCAATAGAACCAACATATTCCTTCACAAAGGCACTAACCGGAATACTCGTGGTAGTACCATCAGCATTATCAAACTCAATGCTCTCGGTCTCTGCGTTATAACGTAAGGCAAGCTGCTCGATAGGCAAGTCAATCTCTACAGACGCACCAGCAAGAGTCGTGAATGTAATCTTATAAGACGATGAATCGTAAGCCGGAAGACCTACACAAGTGTTAAGCAACTCACGAATGTCAGCATGAGAAGTAGACGACGTATTATGAGCAGATATGCCATCCGTAACAGACTCCACAGAAGCCTTCTTACTCAACTCCTCCGTAACAGACGCCTGTGACATGACAAGATTAGAACTATTACCAGTCGTGTCTACAACAGCATCAACACCAACCTTCTGGAGAAGCTCCTCAGTAACGGCATTCTGAGACATGACAGCAGTAGTACTGTTACCCGGACCCTGAACAATCTCAAAAATATCAACCTGATCTGCAATATACTGCTTTAGATTATCCGTAGTGACAAAACCACTCAGAAAATCTATAACCTCAGGAAGCGTGTCAATACTCAAATCAGGAACGGCCGTAAACAAGTCAATAGTATAATCAAGATTCTGCGACAGCTCCGTGGAATTGAACATCTTATACTTCATATCCCCAGTAGCCCCTACCTGAGAAATAAAAAGTAAGTCCTTCTCGTAAAGATAAGACACCGTAAGCAAGATCGGATAATATCCGGCAGCCCGCAAGGACAAAACCAAAATGCTATTCTCCTGTCCAAGAATGACAGACAAATAAAAGGCATCCGAAACACCCGAAACCATAGGATCCGAGTCTACAACACCATCTACACTCCGGTAAACATCATACGTAACAGAACTACCAAACGACTGACATATACGAAGTAATACCGACTTCTCCTGAAAGGACAATGAAAGCGCTTGTGCGGTAGAAGCAACTAAACCTGCAACAACACTCATCTGAGCAACAGGACTCTCCGAGGGGCGATAATTTACAAGAGACATAAGCAACACAATTATTTAACGGATATATAATTGCTACCCCCCCCCAACAGAAATTAAAACATAACTAACAAAAACAGACCACATTAAAGTGATCTGTAACCATCGAGATAACTAACTCTCCCGTCGCATCCGCCGGAGAACTTCCTGCCACTCGCAATCCATGTCACGCCAATAAGTATAACCCTCCGGAGTCATACAAAACTGAAAAGCCTCGAGAATGTAAAAAGAAGGCCGACTGACCGGATCGCAAACATAGGAATGAAAGGACTGACGACCCAAGTTAGACGTGAACTTCTCAGGTGATTATATACAACTATACACTGCACATATTGGCGTTTCACCGACATCGTAACCTCCGTCTCCACGCCCCTCAAACCCGCTCACCGCAGGCGATAATTTTGCTAATCCTTCTTTTAGAATGTTGGTAGCCGCATTCAAGTCACGATCGTGGACCGTACCACATTGTGGACACGCCCAAGATCGGTCCTTAAGTGTAAGACCGTCGTTCTTATAACCGCAACAACCACAGGTCTTACTACTCGGAAAGAAACGGTCAATCTTCAACACCGTTTTGCCTAACCAACGCGCCTTATACTCCAAGACTCGAACGAACTCGGACCAACAAATGTTTTGAATGGATTTAGCTAATCTATGATTACCCATCATACCCTTAACATTCAAGTCCTCGATAAAAATGGCTTGGTTCTCACCTAATATATCGTTGACTGTATGATGGGTGAAATTATGAATCAAATTACGTTTCTTAGCATACAACTTATTGATTTTAAGTCTTATCTCCGCACGGCGTCTACTGCCTTTCTGACGCCGGGATTCTATCTTCTGCAAGCGGGCTATACGACGATCGATGACGTCCGCGAAACGCGGATTAGGTATCTTACGACCGTCGGAGGTGACTATAAAGTCTTTCAAGCCTAAATCAAGACCGACGCACTCGGATTGGCTTGTAATGGACTCTGATTTAGGCTCAGGAACACCCGTCTCCACAAGACAACTCGCCCAAAAGCGTCCGCAACCATCGCAACTTACCGTGACGTTACGTAACTGACCCACAAACCGACGATCCTGCTTATAGCGAACTAAGCCGATCTTCGATAGTTTGATGTGACTACTTTCCTGATCGACACCACAATAGGGGGACGGAAAACGACATGATAGCTTGCTCCGATGCTTCGTCTTGTGCTTCGGAAATCCTTGCTTCGTCTTGAAAAACATCTGGTAAGCACTATACATATCTCGAACCGACTGAACCAAGCAAACCGCAGGAACGTCATACAACCATGTGTACTCGGACTTCAGACCCGTCATCAAGTTAATACATTCGAACTCCGACAAGGACGTCTTATCGGTCTTGTAAGCCTTAATCTTAGTATCAAGCGTAGCATTATAAACATAACGACAACAACCGAACGTCTGACGCAACATTGCCTGCTGCGTCTTGTTCGGATAAAGCCGATATTTATATGCACGCTTCATATCACAAAGATAGTTATTTATTTACATCTATGCAAGACGGTAGTGTAAAATTGTATGTAATCACCTTACAAAAAAAAACATCCAACAAAAAGACCGTATGCTGAAGCAACAAAAAGAATCAGCGTGGAGACTATGTTAAACAAATGATTACTACCATAACAGTGATCCGACTCAACTACTCGAATAATGTCTCCACGCCAATTCAATCACATATACGTAAATTCTTAAAGTAGCTACTCAATACGAATTTGAATGCCACGACCAGAATCCGATGCAGACTTCAAAAGAGAGTACAACTTCTTGAAGGTCTCGGTGCTCTGCATAACTGCACCTACAATCGTATTGCGACCTACAAGAATACAACCATCCGTATCCTCCGGATAATTGCCGATATGAATGAGAATGCCATCAAAGCCCGGAACCCCAACCAAACGAGGAAGAAAGCCGCCGCAAAACGAATACTGAGCACGCTGAGAATACTTAGGCGACTTAACATTCAATGTAACAGAATAAGTACCACGAGGAATAGCTGTCTTGCCATAAACCTTCTTCGAAGCAATCTCCGACTCTGACATGTCAGCAGTAAGACCCCTATCTACATCCTCCATCGTATCACAGAAAAACTCACCATCGACATACAATTTACCAATGGTATACTTCGGCCCCTTAAAACGCCGATCCAAAAACAAATGCAAGTCTTCCATATCCTCTATTCACTAAATGTTGCCGATATGCCATAGAAACCAACCGCCTTGCCATAACACAAAGCCACACGTGCAAGATGATCTATACCCGGAGGAGTCGTAGGCTTATTGAGTGTTAAAGCCACAGATACATCCCACACTCCAGCGGTAGAAGACTCAGCATAAGTGATAGCTCCTACTGAAACCCAGTAATCAGAAGTCACAAGCGCAGGCTCATGGCGCACAAAAGTAGTGCCGAGATCGTAGATAGAAGCAGATAACGTATCAACATGAGCTAAAAAATTGGGATACGATACTGTGAACTTAGCAACCTGCGTGGATGGATTGTCACTATAAACATGCACATACTTATTCGACGCCGTACCTGTAATAACAACACCCTCCTGTGTGAATGTTAAAACCGACGGTGTAAAACCAGACGGAGGACTCGTCAAGTCAAAAGTGAGATGCATCGTGCGGGTATAAGACGTCAGATTGTCTGTCCACGAAAGAGCAACACTCTTATTCAAAATATCTCGTGACGGTACAACCGTGACGACATCATCCGTTCCGTCGTTCCACGGAATAGACAATGAACTGACGTTCGATAAAACCTTAGCTTGTTTAACTATTCTTTGTGACATACAAATAATCCGTTGAAGACCCATATCTACCGTATACCAAATCCGTCGGATAAAAACCATCGGACGGTCGGAAATAAGTCGATGTGCCAACTGCCGTTAAACGATAGTACACCTGTACCACAACAGAGGACTCCCAGAACTGTGGAACCCAACTATTGGCCAACGAGGCCCAAGAATCAAAACCACCCTCAATAGTCATAGTATAATCCCCGGAAACCGCCTCCAAAAGACTGGTAGTCGGAATCGCAATAGTAATCTGAGCACCACCACTACTTGTAACAAGAATAGAGCTCGACTCAACAGTCCGAGTATGACCATCGTAAGACAGGACCAATGTCGCATTCGCGTAACTTGCATAAACAGACTCCCACTCACTCGTTGGAACTACAAAGTATAAACTACCTGACTCAGTAAAACCTCGACCAGTACGATAAACACTAAAATAGTAAGTCCTATTCGATAAATTAACATTGTTGCTGAAAGTGACCGTAATGGCGTTATCGTACTCTACATAGGAAGAACCCCCACTTGAAATCACACGCCGCGTATAACTAAGCGTACCCGGATAAAGACACGTCGAGCCACCTGTAACAACCATACCATTAGCAGCAGTATCCTTAACAGCCTTATAATGATTCGACGCAGAAAGAGAGCTTCCCATAGAAACATCAAAATCATCTACAGAAATAGGAGTATCTACTGTCTTAATATAACCAGAAGCATATGTCAAAACTTCATGAAGAATAAACCGATAACGCACAACAGCATCATATGTCTCAAGCAAAATAGAACTCTGGACAGGACGCGAACTACCTCCTGCATCCAGATCCAAATAATACAAGGAAGACTGCTCTGCGTAAGTATTAGCATCCCGGGTGATATGACCCGCATCTAAGGTATAATATGACGTAGCAGCCGTATAAGTAGCACGAAGACTAAAATAAGCACCTAAGGATGCCTCAGGAACCGCTGGAACAGTCTCATCCGAGATAATAGGGCTGGCACAAGTCAAAACGTAATCTACACCGCCAACATCATTAGCCTCCGTAGTTAACCCAAGACCACTCCCATCAAAGACCATAGAATAATCCGAGAATGGATGTGAAGCAGCTACTGACACCGTGATGCCTTCCGGAAGCGTGACATCTGAACCTATATAAGCCTTCTCGATACTCCCATCTGTGTAAACCTTCTCCACATAGGGCCTATGAAACCGACAAGTGTAATTATACTGCCTATTGTAGGCATAACGCAACTTCCGGGAAGCATGAGACGAGGACGCCATAGGCTCCTGATTCAATAAGGGCGCAAACTGATCATCATTGCTACTCGTAAGCGAATAAGCCTCGTAACGTACCCAACCCCAATTGCTGAAAGTAACAGCACCCTGAGAAACCGTAGTCGACGCCCGAAGCTGACCCTGCTGAACCCAAATCTCCGCAAAGTTGCCCGCAACACTCGTATTATCCCATGACGACAACGTAGTAACCGTAATCGAAATAGTCATCCCAGAAACAACAGGCTCGGACACTGAATACAAGCTATCATTAGTCGTCCCATACTGAAGCCAGTTAACCGGGTCCTGATCCTCCGTATAAACAGTAGCCGTAGTAGTAAAAGTCAACGTGGCACTAACACCCTTCTTAGCACTAAACACATAAGACGTGTTAGTCGCTGTCAAGCTATTAGCACGCTGCCGAATACGAACACGAGACCGAACCAGACTATCAACGCCGTCGGTAGTGTCGTAAATATCCACAGATCGCTCACGAAGTAAAGCAGAAAAGTTCTCAGGAGAATAAACCTTGACGGTATCCAAAGGACCAGTCGTGCCTGACGAATCCAAATAAAAAGAATCCGAACTGCCGTCACCCCAAGCATAACCAGACGACGAAACTAATGACAACGGAACAGCCGCGCCAGAACCAGAAGAAGGAATAGTTATTGTCTTAACAGAACGCCTGCGAGCCATGAACCTAAAACAATTTATCGGATATATAATTGCATAATAGCCCCTCGTAAAACAGGCAAGGGAGAGTACATAAGTACCCCCCCCTACTTGGTGAAGAAAATAAATCATAAGCTCTATGCGATCGTCCAATCGGCATTGCTGAGCACCTGAAACGACGCCCCATTACCCGAACCACCTTTCTGACCGAGAGTAATCGATGCGGAAGTGGTCCCCTCCTTGTTGATGTACAGATAAGCGTCACCAGCGTTCTGAGTAATAACCGTCGAATGGAACTGACCTGCACCAGCAGACGTACCACCATTGTCAGCCACATTCAAAGTAGCAGTGCGATCACTGATCGTAGTATTCGCCGGAACAGAGAAAACAATACTAAAATCGTAAGCTGCTACAGCACCCGGGTCACCCGTAATCGCTGCACCGTTAGCTGTAGAAACCCCATTGGCAGTGTAATTCTCCGGAAGCGTAATAGGAAGCGTCGGAGAATCGCCAAGAGAGAACGTGAGTTTGGTGGAGTTCGATCTACCCGTAATAGTGAGATTACCTCCCCCCTTGCCGATAGACGACGTGTTAGAGGCAAAAGTCACAAACTCCGCCAGCGGAGTCTGAGTAGCCGTTACAGTACACGGGGCAGGACCCGTAGCAGAAATCGTCATCGCATACGACCGCGCAACACGGCCAGTATGCTCCGTACCAGTACAATTTACAGTTTCATTACTATTTCCCGACATCGGGACAATAGTCAACCAAGCAGGCTTTGCCATAACAAAAAAAATTTAAATTAAAAAACTACTCTATATCCCAAGAACGATTGCTAAAAACATCAAAACTACCGCTCGACCCATTCGGCCTCGCAAGCCAAACAACACTCGGATCAACATGCAAGTAACCATCATTGTCGAAAATGAAAGCAGCATGCGGATCCCCCCTAACCGCCAAATCAAAACCTCCCGCACTACTCAAAAGGGAAGCATCATAAGCATCCTGAAAGCCTAACCACAACGAACTATCATACCACTTCGAAACAACAGACGACGCAGGAGGCGTAGTAGACCAAACATCACTTACAAGATTGCAAGGAAGATACTCCCTAATACAGCGCAACGACGAACCCGAAACCTTAAACTCCGACGGCAGCACATACGACACAGGATCTCCCTTATTCCACATGCGCTTAAATAAAGATTCGTCAACGACAGAATCAAACAAACTGAAACGCTGAACGACACCACTAAACAAATCCGACCCTCCTAACCCCGAACCAATATTCAACTCCGACGAAATAAAGGACTCGGACAAAGTCGGAGAGTAAGCATAAGATACCCCATTTATGTTCAACGACACCGCGCCAAACTCTGAAATGGAAACCCCTACCACATACTGCTGATGAGGACGCACTACGAAGCTATACTCATCGTCTACAGGAAAAAGAGAGGAATCCTTAATGTAAATACCAAAAGGACGACCCGCATAGCTTCCAAAACACTCCACATACTGAAGCGTGGCGACATCAGACCCTGTCTCAAAAACAACCCACTTGGTGAACGGAAACACAAAAGAACTACCTCCATCCGCCAAATAGAAAGACCCGGACGATGTATCAGCACCCTTGTGATGAGACCTAACCTGACAGGCTGCAACAGGTAACGACAAACTATGCGACAACACGATAACCCCTAATTAAAATAGTAAATGACAGCACGACCATTCAAAAACTCTATAGCATACTGTCTATTCGCTGAAAGATCCTGCCAGCCCGCAACCGGAATCGAGGAACACCAATCTATAGTGGTGCCATTAGGCGACGTGGTGAAATAAACAACTGACATAACAGGAGAATTCGCTACGGACGAAAAAGTCAAAGAGCTTAAAACACCACAATTATATATGTGATAACCCTCTACCGCAATAGTGGGTGTAGAACCCTCAACCGTAACTACCGTAGGCGACGATAAAGCAGCAAGCTCCTTCGTCACAGCAGCCTGACTCATCACGGCAGTAGTGCTACTGCCCGGACCCTGAACAATCTCTATGCCGGAACCACCACCCGCAGCATCCGTCAGAAGCAACCAAGACACCGTAGAAACAACACTCTGCTGCTGACGATTGTAGACAATTCGAAGAACACGAACACACTGAGAGGACGAAATAGTCTCAGTATCAAACCCCGGATTGCCAAACTGGATAGACAAGATGTCAAAAGTACCAGCAGACGCATCCATAGACACAACCCAATAATATGCCCGAGCAGACGCCGTGACTGTACTCACACCAACACAATCCAAAAGCCAACCCTCACGAAACCAATCACACAGTATATTAATAACCTTCTCCATCCGAGTGTCCGGAACAGGAGGAGCCGGAGGAGTGGGAGCCGGAGGACAACAACACGACGAACAAGACCCAGAACCCGCCGCAGGACGCACAACAGGCATCTCATACTCCGACGTCAAAAGAAGATCATCCGGGATGTTATTCGTGGACGACGAACACACAATATGAGGTCGGTCAGACTCACTCCCTAACCCGGAGATCAACTTCTGGTAATCTGCACTCGTCAAGTTCCCGGACGAGAACATGGCGGTCAAATACGGTATTAACTGAGAACGAAACATGCCAACACTTTGAATTTATGGGATATATAATTGCTTGTCCCCAGCAACAAAAAAGCGAGCCCAGTATAAACTGAGCTCACTCTCAATAAAAAAAGAAACGCCCCTAAAACGACGTCTCTACAAAGTGCACATCCGTAAGCAACGCCGACGACCTAAAAGGATAAAGACCATCCTCACGAGGCTGAAGAAGCAAGATACTATCCGGATAACCTAAAAGATCCCGAAAGCAAGCCATCTCTCCATCCTCACACACAAAAGTCCCTGTAACCCACCGACGCGGATTGAATGACGGAGGAGCCTGAAGTAAATAACGACGACCCGGAATAAACGACTTCACGCGAGTGTCATGCCTAACTGAATGCATAACTCCCCGAAGATCTGGTAAGACCTCAAATCTGAAACCACGAACACTACTCATAGCCACACTCTAAAACCTAATATTAATATTTGATAACTCCTTAGAACTCAATAGCTTAGCATGATCTAAGGAAATATAACGAAAATGCATATCTCCACAGATGACCCACAAAACAGGAGGCCGCTCCTCATGTGTCTCTACCAAAACAATTCTACCTACATCCCCATCCTCCAAAGCAGAACGAGAAGAATGCGCAGGAATAGCATCCGATGCGACAATCACATAAGCACCAATTAACCCATCCCTCATAGTGCTAATTCATTACATCGTGATACACATCCTTATATGACGACTCAGGAACTCTCACCATATCACGATGGATAGTCCGAAGCCACTCATCTTCTACGTTAACATACAAGCTATCTTGTGTCTCAATAATCCCCGGAATCTGACACTTAGGATCACGCAAACCTAAGAGCAACCCTACATAAGACATAGAAACCGTAGGTAGGGATTCTAACTCCACCCAAATAGTCCTACCAAGCTCCGACGACGAAGGAATAAAGTGATTAAAATTAGAACACTTAACCCAACCCGACATATCAGCGTCACTCCAAAACTCCGTAGGCAAAACCGGACCAACAACATGAGTGGATTTATGCTTATAGGACTTAATTGAGTACTTCCGCACAAAGCAATCCTCTAAAACTTTAGCTGCATCTCGACACTGGGCCCACATAAGAAGCTGACAACCAAGCTCTGACTCACAAGGTATTCGATAACAAACATTCATAGAACTAATGATTCTCCAAATTAAACATATAAGGCAACAAACTAATCCACGTAAACCAAAATGACATATCCATGACAATTAGCAACTCTACAGACTCATCGGCATCCATACGAAATAAGGATATATCTGTGCCAGACAAAAACAGCAAATTATTCCTATGAAGAATACTCCATCTCCCATCAGGCTGACGCTTAATAGTACAAGAAATACTCAGGTCATAAGACTGGATAAAATCACAGATCATACGACACAAAGTATATAAGTCGGCCTCACACAAAGAGTGAGACTTAGCATCACAGTAGTAAGAGTACTCCCGCAACTCCCTAAGTGAATGGTTGAATTTCCACATATAGAAGTCAACCCGTGAATAAGTTAACTCAAAGTGTGCAAACCTCCCGAAGCTCCCGCCAACATAGAGCAAGCTACAAGCACATAAAACCATCCGACGAGACGTCACTGAATCATACATCTCAGCCCCGTCACATAACTCTGTGATAACGGCATCATCGTACCAACTCGACGACAAAATGTCCGGAAGCATGTAAATCCACTTAAAGTCCATAGTAGCTGCACTATACCATAAACAACCACGGCGCAACACAATGAAACTATAACGAGTCAAGTAAACCTCAAAGACACCCGATGTATCCAACAAACGGTACTGGCGGAGGCCAAACCGACACAACATACCACCATCTAAGAACTTGCTAACATGACGCAAAACTTTAGCCCCTCCAGCAATATCCCTAAAACCAGACAACGCCCAAGACTCTAAAGACGCCTGAACATGAGATAATAAATTACCATACTTTGAGTAATTATAAAACCCACGCTGAGTAGATTTAGCACACACAAACTCCAAAGGAGGAGACACATACTTCTTAATCTTCAACACACTCATGGCACTAACACCCCAAAATATTAAACCCAAGCTCCTGAAGCCTACGAATAAACTCCGAAGTAAAAGTCGCACGCCATGCAAACTTGTCAAACCTACTACCACCCATGTTCTTAATATGACGCCGAGTTAAAATATCATATACCTGAACCAAGTAAGAATAGACCGGAAGAAAGGCTAAAATCGACGCCTCCGGGCCCCGTAAATCAAACAAACGAGCATTGCGAGACATGGACCCACGACACTCTACAAACTCGAGAGAAAACCACGAAGAACAAACACGCATGAGCTCCCGATGATTTACCGAAATAGCTAACGTAGGAAGAGAAACAGCACAACAAACAATACCCGACTCACTAAAAGACGACGACAAACGCAGAGACAAATAAGACTGAAGCTGACTTGAGACTATGCGATAAACATCCTCTACTCCCTTACTCCTAACTAAAGCATCGCCTACAAAGACAGACCCTAACCCAGACATATAAAAGTCTGGACTAATCCGTCTAACATCACTGTAAGGCTTCGATAAGGAAATACGACGATAACCCATTCTATCAAACAACTACTCTAATCCAACCCACGAAGAATATCTTCCCAAGCACACTCAAGTTCTACCCAAAAAGAACCACCCTCAGGCGTGGTGCTAAATACAAAGGCATGATAAAAAAGATCAGCAGCCGACGTGCGGTAACAGTAATCATTAAAATTCCTGCTACCCCAAATACCACCATTACGACGATCATAAGCCGCAAAGTTTTCTAAAAACTGATCATAGACACCGTGGATCTCCAGAAAGCCTATAAAAAGCTGGCACATATCAACTGACGCCATAACTACTAACTTAAATTAAATGTGTAACCTCAACTGCTGCCGGATCAGTAACCCCATCATTCGCATAGGTGACGTCCCAGACACCCGCGTGCAACAAAGAAGCGTCAAACGACTTCGAAAGCCCCATTATAGCACGAGTACACTGGTTACTACCATAATACTCCCGTGCCTTAGCAATGGCAGACGATACACTCGGAAAACGATCCCAATTAGTCGGATAAGGAACAGACCCCTCATGTAAAAGCCTAAAGCTCCCGTCAGCATAACCCGAAAGAACTACAAAAGCCGTATTAACTACTTGGAGGCGACAACGAATGACCTCATCCTCTCCATTAGAATCCAATGAGAGAACATCATGAGAAACTACAGACAAAACAGGAAGCTCCAGATACTCCGCAACGCTCAGACCCTTCTGAACATTATAGAATTTATGACCGTTAATCTTAAGCATAACGCAAACACCATATTAAATTCAACAATCAATCGTAATCCCTATCGATCACAACACAAAGATAGAAGAATTAAATTAATTCTCCAAATAAAAAGGAAAGTTTGATTGTATCATCTCCACTCTCCTTAACACTGTCTTGAAAAAACACATTATTTTATATTCCGACTATCTAACTCTTTGATCAAGGCATCAGCAAAGTCGCAAGCCATACTCGCAACGCCATCTTCAGCATAGGAAGTATTCATATCCAAAGCAGACACAATCCCCTGCATCGCCTGCCCGGCATACACCCGCCGCCTCGGCTATCTTGTGCTCTGCATCATAAAATCCGTGGTCTACTGCATTCTGGTAAACCTCACAGGAAAGTTCATTGAGTGCTTGAAATTTATCCATTGCTATTTTTGTTTTAGGTTGTTCAACCCGTCTTTCGGCAAATGCTCTTTGCAGTAATACGAACAATGCCACACCATCTGGTCCTTGTCGCACCAGCCGTCACCGTCGCAATCCTCAAACTTGAAGTGAGCGCACGTGCCGCAGACCTTCGTTCCGTTTTCGGTCTGCTTCTCCCATTCGGCTTGAATAGCTGCGCCGCATTCCGCACACAACAACACATCGTCGCGGGTGGTTATATATCCGTCGCAATCGGGGCAGCCTGTATTCTCGCGGGTCTACCACTGCACAATTTCTTCCCCGCATTTGGGGCACAGTTTGTTTTCACACATGATTATCCTTGTTTTTTGTCGTTCAACCTGTCGATCTCCGCGGCGATAGCTTCGACGGTCTTGCCCCGGCCACGACCATTGCGGCGCACGCGCTTTATCTTCTGAAACCGACGAATAACTCCAGTAGGTTGAAGGTATTCGTCAAGACCCGTATAGGCGACAACCTCATTGAGCCAGTCCTTTACGTCGAACCCATCCGGCGCCCCTTGCCAAATGCCGTCAATCAAAAAGTTTTTCATTCCTCGTTCAGTTTACGGTGTTCAACCCGCGCCCCGTAAAGGGCGCGGGAATGATTGAACTGTGAAACTATTTCTTGAAAGTGGAAACCGGACGCACGGCGCCCGTGCTAAACTTGTTGTCGATGTTCACGCTGCCCGCGTAGCCGCCGTAGATGAACGCGATGATGGAATTGTACTCCGGGTCGGGGTCGGCTTCGCTCTTCCAGCCGATAGTCGTTATAGGTTTGCCACCGATCTTCTTGAGGGCTTCGTCGAGGCCACGGAACCGGGCGTCGTACATTTCGATTACTTCATGCCGGGTCGGGCAGCGGAAGCCCTTGCGGTATTCGGCGGCAGCTTTCTGTGCGCCCTCGAAATTGAATCCGCCCGGTAAGTATTCTTTGGCGATTTCGAGCATTCCGAAATCGGTTACCAGTACGACAGTCTGTGCTGCGGTCGGGTCTTCGCGCTCCACCCATTCGTTGACGGGGATAAGGTTGCGATGTTTGTCGGGAATGTAAATTCCGGTTTTGATGTTGTTTTTCATAATTCGTTCAGTTTTTGGATAAATTCATTTAAATATGCGCACTGCGTTTTATCGCATTTTCTGTTGGCCCCCAAGCAACCGTCCTGATATTTGCAAGACGACTTGAACGCCTCTATCGCTTTCGCCCGTATCCGCTCCTCGGCCTCCTGCTCAGCAAGATCTGCTACTTCCTCGGCCCCCTGTGTGGTTAAATAACCACTATAAGGATACCCACATTCACGACGATATAACAACTCCTCTGCTTTTTCGCTTTTCATTCTTCGTGCATTTTTCGAATAAATCACTCCTTCGCTCCACAACCAATATTACCAACAGCACCAAACGAACACCCTTTGGGACAGTTCGAGATGCAAAAAGTATCAATCGCTTTGGCTCGCATAAGTTCCTCGATCTCAACCTCCGCACGAGCAACAGCCTTATCCGCCATAATCCTATTGTAGACCTTCTTCTTAACATCAAGCGAACCCATAGGCTTATATACCCTGTTCAAATAAAACTCAGCTTGCTTTTCATGACTCCAACTTGTAACCATACCCATAACAACAACTTAATAAACTCTTAGCTCTAAAACCAAATCCTGCATCACAAAAGTAGTAAATTAAATTTATAATCCAAAATAAATATAAAGAAAAAATAAAGACGACCTACCAGTCGTCTTTATTCACATACCCAAGCAGCCTCAGATTCCCATCTGTGACTAAAACATAAACTTGACATACTCCCATGCGCGAACACACGAGATTCATGACTCAAACATGACTGCCACAAACGGTGGACTTACTATCACTCGTCATAGCGTCCATGCCCGAACGCACAATATTCAACGCCGCATTCAAATACCTATCATGGACCATATCACACGCGGGACACGCCCAAGACCTATCCGTCAAATGCAACACCTTATTAACGTACCCACAACCGCGAAGAGCAAAAGAATAAATAAAGTCCGTATTCATCCCATGGCTAAAGCCATGGGATTTCTACGAATATTTTCGTAAACTAACCCTTCTGACTGTCATCGTTACCGTCCTCAGAACCATGCTCCCGGTACCTACTCTCCTCATTCTCCATATGACGGACCAAGTCGCCAAGCAATAAAGTAAGTAGACACCAGAAGCCAACGTAAGGAATAGCAACGACCTTCCAGTAACGCCACGGAACAGGAGCCTCCTCGTACCTATACATACCTGTAAAAGCAAGCATCAGACACACAAAGAGAACATATGACAAAACATAGTACAAAACCGTGGCCCAGAACAAGAAATTTAGAAAACCCATAACTCAACATCTAATGATGACTCCGCAGGAGCTTCTACACGAACGATAGCCCACTCGGGAAAATAAGACCAAGTATCCAAAATAATCCTCCTACTACCAATGCAAACAAAACTGCTGACAAGACAACTACAAGGCACGTAGTTCGAAGCCCAAGACATCGCAAAAAACCAACGTATTCATCCCGAAAATCGTCCATCACTGCAAAATGTTAACATCCCCAGAACACAAACGCTTCCGCATGTCCTTCAAAGACAAATTGTGCTTCTGACCATCGAAGAAAGAAGCAACAAGCAAATCCTGATCCGGAATGATCTTGCAAACCAAAAAAGTGGTCTCAAACTCGGTAGACCGATACGTCCTACCTACAACGAAAACAGGCTTAGCCTTCTTAACCATAAATCAAATGAGTGAACAACTAACCGAAACCACGTTCCCATCCATGCACGTAGGAGGAACACTAAGAGTCCAAAACGAAGACCCACTCCACCGAAGCTTAACCTCCGTCATGTCGAACAACAAACACCTATAGACGCCCGGCTCCGGGCTACCGCCTATAAACCGAACTACATTAACCCACGAGGTAGCAACCCCATCGTCTACATAATAACCCATCTCCAGCTAAAATTATATGACAAGTCTACGTAGACCAAAGACTACTCCTCCTTCTGAGAGAGAAGACCTGCAAAACCAGCAATATCTAAAATAGAACGAGCAGCAAGAATATCATCGTTATGATCAAAAAAAGAAAGACCAACAATACCCAAAGGCTTCGAACCTGAGTACAACACTCGTAAAGCTACATCGGAAACACTGTTAGACCTCAACTTAAAGTAAAGACGCTCATCGTAAGCCTTAATCGCCTCCACACACCCATAGAAGGAACCTACGTGAACCAAATGGGATAAGAAAGGGAACTTAGCAAGATCAAAGTCATCATACTCGTCGCTAACATAAGCGACCCCATCCCGAACAACCTCCGGACGCATCGTCCCATAAACAAAAGGAAGATCGGTAGACATGTTCTTAGTCCCATTATGAAACTCTACAACCCATGCCCGATCTGCACCCGTCTTAATCAGAATCTGCATAAGCAAAGTCTGAACCTCAGCATCTATCCTAAGACGACGCGAAACAGCCTCACTATGACGATCCTTCTGTATTCGCTCAACTTTATCCAAGACAAACTCCGGATTAATAACCGCAAGCAAAAGTAACAGAAGAAAGATACACTGAAGTATATTAAAGAATCCGTACTTATTCTTCAACGACAAAAGCTGCTTCAACCAACCAATAGCCGGACTAACAGACTCTGAAGCCGAAGCAACACTCTTTTTATTATCAGACATGAGGCACTAAAAGCTATTTACCGGATATATAATTGCAACTAACCGGACAAGAGAACTCCACTATCAACTACTTCCACCGACCAATAGCAAGCCACATGAAAGTATTACCTGAATTGCCGTACTCTGACTGACCATTAGATAACCTCTTAATATAACGAGGCTTCATGGTAAAATAAGTAGTACCAACAACAGCTGCGCCAGCAGACTCTATTGCAGAATCTCCAAACCCAGTAGACGTTGTATAAACACAATAAGGAGTAGTATAAAAAGCCGTAGCATAATACACCGAAAATGACGTAGTCTGATTACGCGACGAACCCCAACAAAACATCATACCGTCAGGTGCTTTATAATAACCAGAAGCGCCAAATGACTTAGTCAAGGAAGCATTCGAAAGAGAAGTAAGAGCATACAAAGAAGGCTTCACTAAAATACCTTGCTCATATAACTCTCGCTCTATATCGGCATCCGAATCAGAATCAATATTTACATTAGAAATAGGACCATAAACAAGATTGTCTAAAACAACCCCAATGCCAAGAACACTTGTGCCATTTTTAATGACAATACCTCCCCCATTAGCATCCTGAATAAGACGAACACGACCTAAGGCTGTAGCGTTAATTATATTTTCAATCCAAGCATCAAAAGTACTATTTCCGCCTAAAAAATCAGGAGCAGAGTTCGAACCCGCATAAAAAATGGCGTCGGTATCCGTCGCAGACTGCCTATTAGCATTAACCCAACCTATTGCTGAATCAATCTGTGCACCCGTATAACTACTTACATAATCTGCCATAAATCCGTCGTATTTTTATTTAACGGATATATAATTACATGCTACCAAGTAACGCCACGCTTGGCCTTCTCCTGCTCAAGCCACGAGTCTACAAAATACCAATCTCCTGAATCAATATACTCCTGTGGAGGCGTGAAATCCTTAGGCCACAACTTCCCAGTCTTCTTGTCAACAGCATGAATGTCAAGCTCATAACCCCACGTAAGACCCACACAAGGCTCCGTAACCAAAGGAACCTCAAAATTAGACGGCCAAAAGTTCATAATACGCTGCAAAACACAAACCGCCTTAGCAAGATACGGAATGCGAGAAGCAATCTGAATCTCGTCATGAACTGTAACAACAAAGCGTGTATTAGCAGCAAACTCCGGGTCTATATCCCGATAACGCATAAGACGAATCAAATCCCTACGAATCAAATCTCCACCCGTATTCTTATGAACAAAACCACATAACGGATAAACCGGAAGACCACTACACATACTCGGTGACATGATATTATGAGTCACACCTAAAGGCATAGCAAAGACTGCATGAGCCTTCAGCTTCCGACCACGACATAACTTAAAGACATAATCCGTAGACGACGAAGCCGCAAAATCATAGACCAAATTCCAGCCGAAAAGATCACAGACCGAACGTAGGGTCGCTGCCGTAACAAAAGACCGCGTATGGAAACGTTTGCTGCCAAGAAATGACTTTAACAAACCCCAATAGATACCCCAATCATCAACAGCAATAGGACGACCCATATGAGCCAACGCTGCAAGCTGCTCTAAACTAAACTCACCCCTACTAAAAAGACCCCGCAACCACGAGAAACGAGGACGCTTAAAAGGCTTGCCCATGCGAACCGGAATACGACCACAAGAGTCCAAATCTATAACGACATCGTCTGTCCCATACTTGACGAACTTGTGACCCCTATTGCAAACTACAAAATCACCCGTATTGAAAATAACAACATGAAGCTCCTCCTCGCCACGAAATGTAGGAACACCCATACGACGCACACCTGACAAGGGATCGACAAAGTCAACGCGCTGACCCGCAAAGTCCTTCCACGGACGATAACTCTTACCATCCTGAGATGGTAAATAAATTGTGTTAATAAGCGAGCCCTGCACAGGCGCGTTTAGTGAAACTCGCTCCGCATAAGCACGCATACCATTATCAGGAGAACTAAGCCACTTGGCCAAATAAATAGTGCGCCCAAAGTAAGTACGAGCAAAGCCTGTACGCTTTGCATCCCGCTTTAAAACTTCCTGCCAAGCCTTCAGACGTGGCATACCTTTATCGTAATCCGAAATAAGCTCCTTAGCTGCCTGAACTGATATGGATAACCGTGAAGCAATCAGATGAGGACCCCCACCATACAACTTACCAAAGGAAACAGCTTTAGACTTAGAACGAAAACCCGGGTCGCTAACACCAAAACGTTTTTGAGCCACATAAAGATGGACATCAATGTCATGCTTAACCGGATAAAGAAAACCATCCTCTCGTGACAGGTTCCCCGCAATTCTTACTTCTTGTGCGGCGAAGTCAGCCCCTAAGACAACCCAGCCCGCAGCATCCTTAGGAGCTGGCATGAACGCACTACGCAAACCAGCCTTCGTCTTATATTTAATCGGATTGCCATCTGAGTCACAAACAGCACCATTAGGAGAATCCGTTAGGCAATAACCCAAAACAGGATGAGTATGAAGATAAGCCTTTACTTCTACTTTGGGACAATTATGAACTATAATACCATTAGCCACAAACCTGCTGGAACCATCTACCGTAATATCATATACACGATGTCTACCAACATACTCCACCGAAACTACCTTACCCCAATATTTGGACCGTAAATAATCAGAATCATTACGAACATCATAATTCTGAGCACCTCCACCAAGCTCAACAGGAAGCCGATATTTATGCTTGCCTTTATTAGATAACACTCGATCTGGTGAGACCTTGACCTGCCCACAATAAGAAAACAAATCTAAGTCATACCCCCAAGAATTAAATAATACAGTATAGTAATACCCACACCCACTACCATATGGATAACGATTCGAGAAAATGCGCTTATTAAGAGAGTAACTTACTGTTGCATTAACTCCTAAAGTTGTTGACAACCGCTGTACACCATAAGCCAGCTCTTTGGATACTGTTCGTAATCTCGGTGAACCAAAACCTACTAATGTGTCTCCATCTGCAGCGTATAAGCCCTGTAAAAAAGCAATCCTGCAGGATACAGGCAGCTTAAACAAAATATCAGGCACAACCTTATAATGAGCTGTATGACCATGAGGAAATAATCGCCTAAGAAGTCTATGCAAAGAGACACTCTTAATAACATACATCGGAATGTTATTCCGCCCTTCGGCTGTCTTAACCTCCGATCTCCGATAAGAAATACCAAGTCGATCCAAGACTAACCCTACATTAGCCATGAAGTCTAATGCCCGCCAATCAAAAAATAGACTAACTGCACTCTCCTTCACAGGAATATGACCGTCGCCAACTAACAAGCCTATCAAACCCCAAAGATCTGGCGACGTCCATTCTAAGCATTTGCGACCTTTAAACCCTCTATATTTATAATATAAATACCGTGGCTTCGTCATAAACTCTACACGCTTGGAATTTATAGCCACCCGACGACCTAATAAAGATCCAGCCGGAACAAAACCCGAAGCAGTAAGAACCGGATGATCAGAAGTAGCATCAATATACCGCCCATCCTCCAGTAAAACCCTATATACATCCTGCTCGCCTTGATCGTAAAAACCTGTCACGTCTCTAAAAGCATCACCATCCCATACACGAGACCCAATCGAAACTTTATCTAAACGAGAAACACCATGATCCGTAAAAACCATAGTATCACCACGTAAACAGTTCTGCCCGTTAAACGGCTTATAGTAATCATTGCCCTTAGAACCAGAGCTACTCATACGACCCGTCAGGGCAACCGTTAGATTGTAATTAATGCGAACAGGAGTGCCACGCCAACTACACATCTTAGAAACAAAAGACTTAATGTAAGTGGAAACCTCCGAGTACTCAAGAAGCAACTTCGCCAATGGATGATCAATAGTCGCAAGCACATTCTTATCTACCTTCAACCCTCCCTTCTCAGTGCGAACCGTAAGCGTCACAAACCGACCCAAAGCCTCGGCAATCTGAGGCCCGCTGTCAACGTTGAAGGAATAACCTACAAGCTGATAAATCTGCTGACGCAAAGACTCCATCTGAGCATTCGACCTCCGAAGCTCTGCGTCCAAAAAGTCATAGTCCAAGTAAATCTCCTGCTGAGTCATCCGACGAACAGCCTCTCCACACTCGTTATCCAACGAATAAATCTTCCGAATGTTAGGATAATCGCTCCATATCTTCAGTCCCAAAAGAGCCGTTATGAGAGGGTCCCCACCAGCATAGATAAAACTAACCTCCGGATCAGTAGAACCAAAGTCATTATTCTCAGCCTCATTCTCCTCATAAGAAATAGTCTGGAACTTCAAGAAACGCTTCGCCCAGTCCTTCAACTTCGGCATACGGTCATTGAAAACCTCATGAGCCATGAACTGGATGTCATGCGTCTTGCCTACAAATGGTGCCTTAAAGCCATCCTTCTCAAGCATCGAAAAGTCAAAGGACCTATTCCACCATGCAGTCATGTAGTTATCAACAACAAACTGAACGAACTCCATAACCTCCTTAATGGGCAAGTTGCGAGAATAACCATAATGACGAAGCGGAATGTAATAACCTACATAATCCGCCTTGCTATAGGTCCTACCTGTGGATAAGCAAATTCCAACAACATAATCGCTTACAAACGAGAGCCCTGTAGTTTCAGAGTCACAGCCGACCAAAATATTAGCATAAAGATTTGACCTTATAAAAGCCAAATCCTCAAGCGACTGAACGAGAGCAACCTTATAACCGTTAAAGGAACCCCAAAGCATAACTACTACCCCCGCTTCTTCTGATACGGAATCACCTCGCGAACAACACTCTTAGAAACAAGAGAAACCTTAAAAGGACGTGTGACAACAACGTAGCACATTTCAAGACTAAAAAAGATATACACATCCTCAGTATGACCATCCACATGAACTAACGTCTTCATTTGAACTCAACCAAAAAATTATAAAAATCAAAACTCCCTAAAGCAACACCCGGCGGAACATCCGATAACGAAGCATAGCGTAAACGTGACGATCTAACCGAACTACGAAGAAGAAAACCCGTATCCGGAACAACCCCAGACATACTCAACCGCTTCAGACTATCAGGATCAAAACATTTAAGCAAGTCAAACACGGAGTAGCTCCTACCACAACCATAGCACTTTAACCAATTACCATAAAGCTTCGCAGCCGGACTATCCACGTTATGGTGAAAAGGACAAAAGGCATTACCATATGGTAGCTCCTTGCCGAATATGCGCTGATACTCATCTCGGAAAGACAGATGGGAATTAACCCACTCGGCTAAACGAGCGTAAGACGACATGGCTAAGCCCCCTCTACAACACAGTCCGGCAACCGATCGGTAGCGTAATCACCAACAACAGACTGCTCCGAAGCCTCAAGGAGAAGACGCTTCGTATCCTGAAGGCATACAAGCCACCAAACGCAAGCACTCTTACCTAACCATCCGTAAACCTCTGACGTATCCAAGCTACCGTCAACGGTACCTGCCAAAAGCAGATGCTTAGATACAAAACCATGAATACTATCAGAGCACCACAAAGAAGCAACATTAGAAGGTACAGAATCTATATTCTCAGCATCAAAAAACTCCTCAGGAGAAGCATAGATGAGCACACTAATAACATCTACACTATCGCAACCATCCTCCTCGATAACACCACGCATGCCACGACAAACAAAACCATGAGACTGATAAGTCCTATCATAACGTACATCCACACCCGTAGCATACGACGGTATAAAGTCTAAGTCCGACGACGAATCCGGAGCCACGAAAGACAAATGCAAACGAACTCCACCAATAGGGCACGTGTAAATGCGATCTAAAATTGTAGTCATAACACACAAAAAATTAGGTGCCACGGAAACCATCCATAGCACCTAATCTACGTAGGTGGAAAAAAACCTACAAAAGCATGATGTAGATATCTGACTTAGACCCACACTTAAAGCAGGTCACCTGCTTCCCGGCAGACAGAGACTCGTCAAAAGGAGTGGTTGACACAAGACAAGAACCTGACGCACCCGAAAGACCATCCAACTTAAACGAATCAGCTACCTTCTGAACGTCATCACATACCCAATAGCTATCTGATAACTTGCGCTTATAGATATCTGAGCAGTACAAATCCAAAGCATCCATAGCCAAAGCAGAATCCATGACCTTAGAAACCTTTGCCTTCGCAGCACGACTGCCTGACTTGCAGAGACTCTTATAAACACTCGGAGTGAGACGCTCGCCAAGAACATCCGACGCTACACCAAGAACAGAATCTAAGACACGCTTCGTGTTACGAATGCGACGAAAGGTGGACGCCGTATGAGGAATGTCAAAAGTGTTAGGTGCTCCATCCTGAACACGGTCAACATCAATCTTCACAGCAATACTATCCTCAACAAGAATCTCCTTCTCCTCAAGAGCCTTCTTGATCTCACTCTCTATAGAATGAAGAACCTCCTGCTTGGCAGCATCAGACAGAAGACTATCGTCATCCATCACTTCCTCAGGCCACGTGTTAAACAGAGAATAAGTAATCTTACCGTCCTTAATAAGCTGCTTGAGTCGCTCAAAAGCCTCGCGCTTATCCGAGAAACGAACAGCCTCAGCGCGATCCGACGTCTCACCGTCTTCAGACATGTACTTCTTATCACGCCCAAAGGTATCCGCCATTGCTACAATAAACTTACCATCCTCGTCGTCTTCGACTCTAACGTAACGAAAATCATCGCCTCCAGCCTGCACCGCGTCTAATGCACGTAACAACCCATCCTTTGATTCAAAGTCTACATAGGCTCCATCAACACCCGTAGGGGCCGAATCGGAAACCTCCGGTATATCATAAATCTTATGAGCCAACTGAACAGCCGCATCACTAAAGTCCGACGCAAACTTGGAAATCGCAGAATCAGACGTCTGATAGAAGAAAGCTACCGTGCCTACATAAGCCCCATCAGAACGTACATCTATAAACCGCTGATTCTTGCAAAGAACACGAGGAACAGACGGATCAAAACGAACCTCCAAGTGCAAAACCTCCAACCCGGCAGACAAAAGCTCACAAGCAGTCTGTAAGTTAACATCCGTAGGCTCCTGTGCAAGCTTGAAACTGTTATCTAATACCCACTGACGACAAGTGTCGCCAATAGCACCCCAGTCGATAGCTTCCGGTGATCCTGTCTCAGAAACTCCCTGCTCCTCGACAATCTCCTCAGAAACAGAAGAAGAAACTTCATCACCAGCAGCAGCATCCTCAATATGAACATCACCAGAGACTACATCTGCACCTATCGCGCCAAGAGCCTCGCCGATCGCATCCGCAGACTCGGATATAGCCTCCTTAAAAGCATCCAAATGAGACGACAAGTAACCTACTGCCTCTGATACAGGAACAATATCGGTACCATCCTCCGTGACAAACAGAACTGAACTGTCGGCTCCATAATCTGAACCGTCATCATAGAAAATACCAACAGACGAATCCGAGTTGGAAATATCTACACCTGCCTGAACAGCGGAAAGAATCTTATCAACATCAAAATCAACTGCCGAGTCTGAAACATTAAACTTACGCGGTGCCAGATAACGTGCTAAATCAAAAGCTACTGTCCTCCAGTCTCCGTCATTATCCATGAGGTTCAAACCTATAATACCATGCTTCGGACGACCAACGCCCTTCAAAGTGTAATGAACCTCTGAGTCTGTATTAGGATTTGGCTCAAGGATAAGAGTACCATCATGAAAATTACCATCAGAACCCAAGACGGTGACAACAGCACTCTTAGGCATACCGCCTGAAACATCCGGAAGAATAGACTCTAAAACCTCTACATTCTTAAGGATGATATCATCCGACAACGCGCTGTCAGAAGCACGGAAAACATCATCAAGGTCTACAAGAGTAAATACCTGAGGACCCAGCTTCTCCTTGATAAACTCCGTGACCTTGTCTACAAACAGAAGGCCCTTCTCGTCATCACTCAAACCTCCCGTAGGAATCATCAAACCTCCGCAATCAACGGTACCCTCAAATACATGAGCACTTATATTATTGGGATTACTGCCGTCTACGTGAAGCGAAAAGTCGGCCACAAGAGGAATGTCGAAAATATCATCATCCTCATGACCTACACACCCATCGCGTAAAATACCCCGAAGCTCCTGTTCAAAGGGTGTATTGCCAATAGCATCCTCGATCTTCTCGTCATCATCCATCATAATGCTCTGCATATAACCCCCCTCCGGAGTAGACTCCTCTACAGTATTCTCCTCGACAGCAACCTCCGATTCCGCAGAAGGACCATCTAAGGCAACAGGACTCCCATCAGCCGGAAGAACAACAACATCGGTAGAAGCAAAGGTATAATCAGCATCAGAACCCGTAAAAGCTCCGTTCTCGGCACGAACATTGAAATACTCAATAGGAAGACCCGAAACAACAACCGAACCATCACCCACAGAGGTGATAACACCAGTATACAAGTTGCCTAAGTAAGACACCTGAACCGACGACCCAACCGGAAGCGGAAGACTCGGAACAGAACAACTGTCTTTAACGCGCTTATTCGCAACTCTATGCTTAGGCGCAGCGTCAACCACAGACTTCGAAGATCGTTTATTCTCTGCATACTTCTTGGCAGAAGAGTCAACCACGGGACGATTAGAACGCTTATTAGGAACATGGACAGGAGCAGAATCACCTACCTCGACAGAAGTAGCCTCCTCGACAACATCGTCATCATCCTGAGCAGGATCATCTTCTGACTCCACATCGGCCTCAATAGGCGGATTGTCTACAATCTCTTCAGAAGCCTCCTCTGCACCTCCCGAAACCTGACCTGCAACAATATCACCCAAACCATTCGTATACATGGCGGAAACCTCGGTAGCAAAATCCTGCGCCATGATAGCTGCCTGATCACTCAAAGTATCCAAAGCATCTAAGGCATCCCCGTAAAGCTTCTCGCCTGTAACAGACGCCTCCTCAACAACATCGTTGAGAGCATCCTCCTGAGTAGCCCCACCCTCCAAGAAAGCGGCAACACGCTCATCATCCTGAACAAGACGATAAGGACCTAACAAGGACTGAGCCTCCTGAGCCTCCACGGAATAACGATTCTCAACAAAGGCATTGTAGAACCGCTTAACCTCCTCCGGCAACGACTTGTAACTCTTCTTAAGAATAGCGTAACCCTTCGGATCCTCATTCGCAATAACTGCATTAATGGCCCAGCACACCTCAGGAGTATACTCAATACAAGAATCCTGTACCCGAGCATGAATGGCCTTACACTCCGCAATCAAACGACGACGGGTACTACTATCAGTAGCCTCCAAGAAAGCCCGGCGAGGACCACGACGCTGCGAAAGCAAAGAACAAGAAAGCATATGAATCTCATCATCCGTGAACCCACGGCGTGACGAACTCCCTGCAGAATCCGAAACACGACGGCGTGAACCACGTGCAGAATCCTGCAAATATGAACCCACAGAGTCACCAACACGACGAACAGACGCACCCGACTCCGGAACCATATCAGTAGACGAATCTACCGCTACAATCTGCTGATAAAAACAATCTCCCATAGCTATATAAAATTAAGACACCTTGTGACACCTAAACAATAGGTCGCATAAGATGTCGGATATATAATTGCACGCTGCCAAAACAACTACTTATGGTGGCGAACCTTCCGGTTGGGAATGCAAGACAAGAAACCCCAATAAGGGATACGATGCTTCCAGTAATCCGGATCATCCTCGTGATTATAAGCCTCAGTCTCAAAACATGTGTAATAATAAGCTCCCGGATAAGGAGGTATGAGAACCTCAATCAGCCACGACAACCCGTAGCATATCCAGAAGGCAAACAAAATACCCACAACAGACAACGCCCAAGCCCACCATGTGAAGCTATAATGAATCCCAAGAGGAATGAGAATAGCAGCAAAAAGAACTGAAAGCTCAAGTGAGTGTAAAGTATGCACAAACTCATGCCTACGTGTACGAGCGGACATGTGGAAATTCTTGTGCTTCCGAGTAAAGCTGAAAATATGAAAAGTCAACCACCCGAACCCCTTAAAAGGAATGAACTTGTTGTGAACCTCAATTGGAATCTTCATGGCACTTGCAATTTTATTGGATATATAATTGCAAGAAGCCAACCCACTACAAGCTTCCTACTAAGTCGCCCATGAGGTCGGAACCACCCCCACCAAAAACTCCACCACCATCACTAATGGCAGCAAACTCATCCTCGTAAGAGATGTTCTCAACATTGGAGCCTACAAGAAGAACGCCCGGCAAAAACTGAGTCGTAACAGGCTCCGGCAAAACTCGACCTAACCGATGCTTCAACATGCAAACTCGAGTCTCCTGAGCATCGGCAAGGTCGGGAGGAGTGTAAAGAAAGACACAATAAGCAGACGACCGCTCAATCTCATTAAGGTCCGAAATAGACATCAAGTCATACTGCCCATTCCGACGACCAGCTCGCGTGAAACCCTGACGGTTGCACTGAACAGCAAAGATAGTGACAGGATGCACACCAGCCTGATTGGTGAAAGACAAACCAGCAGCACGCAAATTAACAATAATAGTATTGCCAAGACTCTGACCGCGCTCCACAAACAAGGCATTCAACTGAGTGATATGATCATAACAAATAATATCCAAACCACCCAAATACTTACTCGTAGCCTCATAAACAGCAATAATCTTCGACGGGTCCATGAACACACCCTTCGTGAAAGTAGACAAGTCTAAAATCGTGATATTATCACCAACCAACTTATGAAACTCGTCATTGGATGCCAAGACCGCAGCCTGCTTATCACCCGACAGCTTATGAAAAATCAAGTCCTGAGAATTAATACTCAACCCCTTCTCCTCATACAAAAAACGAGTCTGGAACATCAACCACACAATATTGGGATCAAGCTCCAGAGAAACATATAAACACTTCCGACCAGAACGAGCTGCCTTATAAAGACTCGAAAGACATAACGTGGACTTGCCCTGACCCGTATAAGCACATATACTGGCTATGGTACTACTCTGAAAACCGTTAGTCAAATCATCAATCTCCGGAACGCCCAACTTAATACCCTCCGTGTAAGGACGCTTGACCTCCTCTGCAAAATCCCACTTCGTGAACTTAATATCAGACAAATCAGACACCTCATCCTCCGTGGCTGCAATGGCCTTCTTTAACTCCTCACGGTAATCCTTAAACCGAAGAGACTCCGTACCCGCAGCAGTCACCGTACCCATAAGAGCCATACGGCGATACATGTCGAAAATATCTAAAAAAGCAACACCAAGCTCACCAAGATTATACTGATGATCCGGAGCAGAGTAATAACGACTATAATAGTCCCACGGAGGATAAATACCTACCGCAGAACAGTCTAAAGTATACTGTAAAATCGTCCTATCCTGAGACGATAAATTAGGAAGCTCTAAAAAACGAGTAAACCAATCATCGAAATCCGGGTGCGACTTATGACCCGCACACTTGTAAAAAAAAACCTCGAAACCTATCATCTAAACATCCTCATCTAAAGCGTATCCGAATCCGTAAAATCAGGCAACTCCTTATCACTCATAGAAACACGAACAACCGGAGAAGCACTATCAACTGGTATAGACGTCCCCGAACGAACCACTGGCGATGCAGGAACAGACGACGAAGACGGCGTGGTGACAACCCTATGCGTGGGTGACTCAACAGGGCCTGAAATAACCCCTCCAGCCGACGATTTTAACTCAAACCAATCCTTGCCAATCATAGGCTTCAACCACGACGTGAGCAAAAAAACAACCCCGCCAACAGAACGAACTAAGTTAATGAACGAGTCAACCATACCCATAGCCTTCTCCGTCCGGCCATTCCCGTTATATATTTCGAGAAAGTAAACACTCTGCTCAAAATCAAACTCACCACGATTGTAAGAATAACAGCTGCTAATGACACTCTCCAACGTGAAGTACTTAACAGGAGAGCCTCCAAAATCCTGAATAGCACGACGAACAGCAAAGGACTTCAACCGATCTGCAAGCCACACATACTGACTATTCTTATATAGCATGTCGGACGAAACAATCTGGGAAATAACACACTGACCCCAAACAACACTCTGAGACGGAACAAAAGGAGAACCAGACGAGTGTCGAACCGTAACAAAACGAAAAGGCTGTAAGGGCTGAGCACACGCAATTAAATGATGCTTCCGATACAAAGAACAAGACCGAAACACAACAACAGAACAATCAGCACAACCCGCAGACGCCCGATACTTACACCCAAAATCAGACATGACTAACCTCTGAAAAAAGATTGCCATAAAGGCGAAACATATCCATCACTTTAGACTTAATGCGGTGTGTAGGGGACTCGAACCCCTGACCCCGTGCGTGACAGGCACGTATTCTAACCACCTGAACTAACACACCAGACAAACCCATAAACGTAGCTAAGCTACTTAGAACGCTTGCGCTCCTTGCGACTCAAACGCCGACTACCAAACTCCTTCTTCTTAGGACGAACATAACCTACTGGACTCGTTTCGTTACCTCGACCCGTGCATGTAGAACCATTAGGAGTCCTCCGTGACGGAACACCATAAAAATCAGAATCCGACGCACACATCGAACTCAATGAAAGATACAAAGGAAGCAAACTCCTACCCATGACCACCTCGATTAAAAACTACCCTCAAAACCATGACCTAACTCCAGAGACTCATCCACTACAAACTCAAAGTCTGCCGGAATGGTAAATTCCTCAACAATAAGAGCCCGAAGAATATCTGCATAAGGCTCATACCAACTACCAATGTTCACTATGAAATGATCATCATCAAAGGTAACTCGACCCCGAGGAACATCCTTGAAATCCTGATTATAAACAGGATTATTCCGATTCCGAGGACTAAAGCGAGCCTTATCCCACCAGAACCTATGAGTCTTATCATAAGCCAAATGGCCATTGACAACCCTACGAGGATCGAAGTCCTTCGTGTGAACCTCGAACAAACTCTCAGAATCCTCGTCAAACCAAAAGATACCAAGCTGTGGAACGGCTGACGTATCAGCATCGAAAACTCGCATCTCCTCTATAAAATCTACATAATCCATAACACAAAAATAGTGTAATTAATTTTATAATCCAAATAAAAAAAGAGATCACGATGCCACCATGATCTCCTGTCAGCTCCTGATCTCCGAAGCCCGATGATATCCACATGCGACAGGAACATCTTTTGCCGTCGACATTAACCTAAATCAATCGAAATTAGGAGCATACGACATGAGTATGCCAGTCGTCCTGCGTTTTTATAACCTCCATGCAGGGAATGGGCGGAGGGACATAACAATAAGACTCCAGTAGACTCTAAGCAGGAGACAAAGAAAGGCAAAACCCACTGAAGCCTTAGAACAAAAAGCGGAGGAGGTAGGATTCGAACCCACGCGCCGGGAGCTAACCGACCTGCCGCATTTCAAGTGCGGTCTCTTCAACCTCTTGAGTACTCCTCCAAAAGAGCTATTACTTCGTAAACTCCGACAGGTGTAAACGTACATTAAGGAACATCCCGCCTATCTTCATCATATTACTTCAATAGCCCTAATAGTAGAGACCACGGACTCGAACCGTAAGATACGTAAAAAAAGCAGAGGATCTTATAGTCAGAGCAGCAGGCTAACAGATAAACCCACCAATAAAGTAATTACTCCATAAAGTGATCGTAAACCCTGAGCGAAGCGAACGCTAAACCCAGCAAGGACTAACCATATGTCTGTTACTACAACCACACCAAAAGAACCTCTACTAAGCTAATTGCCGTGCTACTCCCGGACGCTCACTCCGGATATTCAGCTCTACAAACGGTGCCCAACAGGCAGGATAAGCACCTCAAGCAACGCACCCTCCATCTGCATCCTCACGGAACTCTCTATATCTTCGACGGAGCAAACCAATAAACCACTCTCCTGCCATCTCAAAGGAGTGGACTCCCAGCTGAGCCAACAGCCAAGAAGCGTACCGTCTCCGGGAATCGAACCCGGACGCCATAAGCACCGCATTTTGAGTGCGGCTCGTCTACCAATTCCGACAAGACGGCAAAGATAAAGCAACATCTAAAGAACGAAACCGAAAAAACGCTACTCGTTATCCGCGGCCTGGAACTGAGTGTAAAAGGCAATCTTATTCGACAAAGCCTGCCGAGACGCAGCCGGAAACTTACCCTCTTTATTGTCACGAACGTACTCCAGAAGCGTAAGCATATCCTCGTAATCTCGAAATATCTCCAGAGCATCGCAGACACCATTAAAATACTTGATATTCGCCGTCGATAAAGAAGCAGTAAGTAAGCTTGCGCAATCTCCAAAGTTTCCCATCACAAACAGTAATCGTTTAACTACACCGCAAAGATAATAACATTAATTTTATTATCCAAATAATTGTGACAAAAATGTGATTTTTATTTCAACAATCTAAAAGCCTCCTGTAACCCATCCGCAAGAGCATCGTCATAATGCTCAAAGTATCGCACACCAGAATAAGAAACAAGAGCACCATGATCGAAAAGATCCCAATGAAAGTATCCTGACGCAGACCGACGATCCATAGTAACGGCTACAAAAAGACCTGTAGTCATAAACAACATCTGACGCAGGTCCTCCTGATAAGGAAGAGGATAAACCGTAACCAAATCTGAAGCCGGAAGCTTCTCGGAACCATAAGCAGGATCAATCGGAGCATCAGAAGGAGAGACCTTCAACACAGCCAGAATGCCTAAAGCAACTGCTTCCTTAGCAACATTAATTGAAATGCGATTCATAATACATATTAGTTACAACACTGTACTCGGAGCGGGAATCGAACCCGCACGACCATTACTGATCACAGGATTTTAAGTCCGGCGTGTCTGCCTATTTCACCATCCGAGCATCCAACATCTAAACACAACACAAAGATAATAATATTAACTTTATTATCCAAATAATTGTGGCGAAAAAATTAATACTCCTAACAACAAAAAGCACGCGAAATCTGCTGAAACTCCGGACGCAATGAAAACAACAGACTCCGCGTGCTCATGAAACTTAAAGACTAATCGGTCTCGCAGCTCGAAGGACAATCAGACGCCTTCGGGGTTGGAAACAAAGTATGATAGATGTGCTCCAAATCTGCAATACGACGCTCGGCCAATTGGTAAGCATCATACAACCCCAGAACAAATTCAATATCCAAAGGAAGCTTATTCAAACTATCCATGTATTTCCGATAGCGAGTATCACAAGCTTCCTTCGCATCTAAAAGTGCAAGCTCCAACTCCAGCCGAGTGCGCTCCCGATGCCGATAATCGTCGAAAGACTCGGAGCCCAAAGCCTCTGACGATAGATTGGTATTCACATTATCAGAAACCTCACCACCACAGCTGCACTCCGAAACAGGCGGCATATCCGACATGGATTCAGAATCAGGTAACTTGACATCAAGATCGTCGTCCGAAGCATACCGCCTGTTAAAGTCTACATTTAAGTAATACTCACAGAACAAATCTGCTGAAAACAGATGATCTCCGCAACCCATCAACCTATACAAGACCTCCGTGTTATCGCCATAACGTGAATGACCGTTAGACTCTACGCGATCAGGAAGTACATCCTCGATTGTATATGACTTCCCGCCATAAACGTCTATCAACATCCGAGCCCCAAGAAGATGATAAGTAAAGTCATCGTCCGTATTAGTCACAAACCACGGAATAACCGTAACACGATCTCCAACCTTAAAATGGTGCGGTAAGGCACCACCGTCAGACGAAAAATAGGTTGAATACTCCGGCTCCAAAACCTCAAAGGTGTTCCCTTTATGCTCTATCAACTTACCCATGATAAAAAAATTTAAGACTACCAAGACCTCAAGAAATTACAGGCATAAACGTAAAAAAAAACGGTGCCTAAAAAGGCACCGATAAGGCTCAAGAGCTAAAAAGCAACACAACAGGAACCAACTCAAACTACCCCTGAACCTTCTTCTGCTTCGACGTAGGCTTCTTGGCAAACCAAGCATCAACCCATGCCTTAATGGTAGGAATATCGTAAATACCATTACTGGACAAACCCGTGACAACACACAAGGCTACGACTCCAAGCCACTCAGGAGCACCCATCTCTACAAGACCCGCGAAATAAGCCCCAACAGAAAGACCGGACGCCAGAACCCATGCCACAACCTGAGGCCAAATGCCCTTCTCAATCTTGAAAAGACCATTCACAACACCTGCAAGCAATACCGTGGCAGCAGAAATGATAGGAGCAACCCACCAGAAGCTCTCAGAAAAAATACCCGTAATATCCATAAACTAAAATGTTTTGGTTTGCAGGATATATAATTGCTACTTCACACCCGAAGTGACCGAAGCATTAAGTAGCCGCTTCTTATGCAATATATCACGCAAGCACCGCCCATCAAAGGTTGATGCATAGACCGACTTTGTCTTAGAAACCGAAATGCCTGCAAACCCGGCGGTCTCCTCAAAAAGAGAATGCAAAGTACAATTACCTAAAGCAACATCCTCCAGATGAGCATGCATAAACCAAAACGCAGCACGCGCCTGAAGCAAAGCGTCCGCAACAAGACCCGAGATCAAAAGATAGTTTTGAACCACAAAGCGATCGCGATCCAAATAAGGACCCGTGTAATCCAAAATGAACTCCAAGAGCTCCTCACGACGATCGTCGGAAAGAAACTGATAACCTCTGTAAGTATATGAACATTCCTCCATGACCTACTGCATAGACACTAACTCCAACTCACCTGTAGACACAACCCGTAAAGTGTAAAGATTATAGTCTGAACTCAAGCGTGAAGTGGACACCTCAATCATCTCCAACTTCCCACCCCTATGTAAAAGCACCACGCTTAAGTCCACACTGACAGAAATGGCCGCCGTCCCATCTAAACCACCTCCCGAGTAAAGAAGCAAAGCCCCAAGTACGATGTCTTTCAACCGACCCGTAGAACCCACCGGAAGCTTCTTCGCGAAACTACTATTTATCAAAACAACCATGTCAACTACAGAATTTAACCCACGAAAGTGTCCTTAATGGCAGACCGAGTCTTAGACTTCTGATTGCCATGATAATCATAGCACCCAACCCAAACATGAACCACATAATCTACACCTGACAAATCACCCGCGCGATCCCGAATATAATCAAAGCGTGGATCATCGATGCCAATAAAACCATTATCTGCAGACATCACTCTGTAAACCATCCGATGTGCATTCTGACCATCCGCATGCTTAGACGGCTCCAAGTAAACACCTATATAACCACTAAAATCCCGCCACAACCTATGAGGGTTAAACTCAGGAGGAATGTAATACGGATTAACCCGCAAATGATGCAAAATAGTACCTATAGACTGCAAACACTCAGAAGCTGCAGCAGACAACGCCGGATCAGATAACTTGGATTTTAATGTGGTAATCTCTAACTCTGCAGTAGCAGAGTAAACTATCTTTACAACCATACTAAAACCCCGCATAATGTAATAACCAATCCGTAAGTGCATCTGCAGACTCCTGAGAAGCACCTCGAAAATAACCCGGATCGGATTTTACATGCTTCGATAAGGCATCCATAACCTCCTCCTCATTAGGCTCCAAAGCGGAGTCAGGAACCAAAGACATGCCCCTATAGGATATGGCATCCACATCCTCGCAAACAACATCTACAAAAGCAATATCCTTCTTCATAATCACCAAAATTAATAACACACCACAAAGATATGAAAATTAATTTAATTCTCCAAATACCATCAAAACAATGTGCCCTGCGGAGAAGCAGGCGCGTCCGGTCGCTTAACCTTCTGAGGCTTCAAGTCATGCCATAACAAAACCCGCTTAGCCATCTTCAAGTGCTCTCCGTCAGTCATCGCCTTAACATACTCTCTCGGAAAATTAGGAACCTCAAAGGATATACGCTCCTGCATGTAAGTCTTAAAACCAACCAACCGAAGCTTATACTCACTAATGTCACCACCATTGCGAAAATACCAAGCATGAAGATTGCCTAAGAACTTGCTCGACCGACGTGTAATACGACCTACAAACTGGATAACCGAAATAGGGACTACCGGAATGTCAAACAGAATAGCGTTATTCAAAAACGTGAAATTCGCAGACTCTGTAGCCGACCGAGTCATGATTATAAAGTAACTCCTAAGAGAACACATCGACTCGGTAACCTGATTCTTCTTCAAACCAACACGCGACGACTGCTCAACAACAACAATATCCTTCCCGTTAGAATCCTTAATCCCAGAACGCCGTAAATGATGAAGCAACACATCAACCGTAGTGTAGTAATCCGCGTAAATAAGAGCAGACTCATTACGGCTCGCAATATCACGACACAAGTCAATAAGAGCATTGACCTTGTTGCCCCCTTTTACGCCGAATGTGCCGTCATCATTCAAACACCCATCCGTGACGGCCTGAAGATAGATAAAACGCGACGAATGACGCTCCAAGTCCTTCACTGACTTAACATCTCGGGAAAGAATATCATCCCGTGATAAAGCACGCTTCAACCACGACGTGTCATCCTCATCATCCGCCCCGGACAACATAATGCCATTAGCTACACGAGCATACAAATCAGACTCCTCATCAGACATAGTATAAGGAACCATATGAACATGAGCCTCAACAGGAGGACTGCCTACAACCAAAACCGACGAACAGTAATCCATCAATGCCTTCGGGTCCTTATAGTCAACAATAGTGTAGACCTTCTTCAAGGAACCATCCGGATTCCGGCCTATGACCTTAGACTCCATACGACAAAACTGATTCTGGAAGCCCCGAATAGACCGGAAAAAACGCGGATAAACAAAGTTGATGATATGATAAGTGTCGATACAATTCTTCGACAAGATCGTCGCTGTAATACCCCACAAAGCGTAAGTGTTACGAAGCAAAAGACTCATTGTCGTTGTAAGCTCCGTCTTAGGACTTTTGAATGCATGTGTCTCGTCGCACACCGTCAGAATCCGCAACTTTGTCCCCAGCAAGTAAAGATCCCGAAGCAAAGCGTAATCTGTCTTACAATGCGTATGCTTCCCGTAAAGAACATCCACATCACTAATAGCATCCTCGACAGACTGCCCAGACGAAACACGCTTCTTCAACCCATCAATAGACAAACAACGCAAGTTAGTGAACTTCTGAGCATCCTTCAACCATATCTCCTTAGTGTAAGCATTAAGAGGTGTGAACACAACCATCAAGTCTACACTATTGCGAGACCGCAGATAACTATAAGAATAAAGACACATCAAAGACTTACCATTCCCTACAGCATCCACAAATAAAGCACGACGCTTAGAAATAAGTGAACGACAGCAGTCAACCTGATGCTCCATCAAAGAGCAGTTATCCTTCAGAAACTTACGCATAACAAAAAAAGCTACGTCTGACATTAACGTAGCTCACGTAAACTACCGCTAAGCTAAAGACATAGCGGCTTTAGACGTAGATACATTATCATGCAGAGAGCAAGACAACATATCCCATCTTTCATGGGTGTTTACATACCCCCATGTGGCGATGTTGCGGGCGGCATTGAAATCCGCATCGGCAACAAAGCCACAGTGTGTGCAGTGGAACGATTTGCCGTTCCGTATGCCGATGTGCAGACACTCGGAGCAAGTTTGGGAGGTGTATGCCGGAGGAATAGCGACAACCTTAACCCCCGCAAGCCTACCTTTGTATTCAAGGAAGCTGCGGAGTTGGGCAAACGGCCACGAGTTGGCTCTGCGTCTGAAAGGCTTGTTGCGCCTCTCCTTGTTGACTCGCTTGCGTATGTTGGTCAAATCCTCAACCGATATGCCTTTGCTTTCGCATTTTGCTTGCTCTACAATCTGTCTGCTGATAGTATGGTTGACAATGGTTGCAAATCTCCGCTCACGCCCACGAAGCCGTTTCAGCAGCCGATGTGCGCTGCGTGTGCCTTTGGCTTGAACGGAAGTCCTTGTCTTGTTATACTTCTCCCGAACACGGTTGATTTCTGCGGAAGAATAGGATTTACCATCAGATGTAACGGCAATGTCCGTAACACCCATGTCAACGCCTATAAATTCCTCACAGTCTTCAATATCCTCATCGGGAATATCTATTGTTTGGTAGAGGAAAAACTTACCCTTGATGTAAAGGAGGTCAGCCTCGCCCTTTGCATATTGCATCAATTCGAGGCGGTGGCAAAAATACGGTACTTTGACACGACCGCCGATAACGGAGAGTGAAGCCTCTTGTTTGGCTGTGTAACTCAGGACACGGCTGTCGTAAGTAATAGCTCCGAACTCACGGAATTTGCGTTGTTTCTTCTTGTCAAGTTTGTAAGCGTCGGCAACCTTGCTGATTGCCCGGACTACAAGTTGTGCGGAAAGTCCGTAAGTGTCCTTGATAGAAAAGTAAACCTCCTTGTGTAAATCGAACTGACGGAAACAACGCCTCTCCCACGCTATTGTGGAAATAGCATTGCAAGCCTCGTTGAACACGCTGATTGTCTTTTTCAGACTATCGGCTTGCTCAACGCTTGGCAACAGCTTGATTTGCAGGGTCAGTTTCATGCCGCAAAGATAGCAAAAATATCTGAAACCGTCAAATATTTGAACGCATATTGTTTAACCCAAAAAAGGCAAAGGTTCAATTCATCCCCTAAACTAAAGATTTCGGGGTTTCCTCGAACCTCTATTTATGAAAAAGTTGTAATAACGCCCTAAACGTTCCGGTAGATAATCTCCCACGATAAAGACAAAGTGGTATCCTTCTCCTTCTTGATGACTTCTGCAGGCATCGTAAACACAAACAAACGCTCATTCCTTGTTTCCTTGCCCGGCAAATAATTGAAGGACGGAACACCCGGCAAGTTGCCCTCACTATGACAATCAAGATTACCTCCAAGTAAAAGACCAAAACCACCTACAACACCGTCACCTACAACAGGAACATCAGCAGTAAGTACAGACGTGACCAAAACAGACGAACCTAAAGTCTTAGACGTGACAGAGTCGACAAACGGCTCCGGACTCCCGACAACCAACCCATAACCAACAGCAGTGCAATAAACAATATACGACTGAACCTGTTCAAACGTTAAATCAACAGGAGCAGACGACGTAAGCAACTCGCCAATACTACTATTGAAGTATAAAACATTAGTCAACTGCTGATACGAGATATTGGTCTCTACTCCTCCCAGTAAACCTATAAGACGATTTATACCCTCTGCGCAAATAACCCCTACCTCACCATCCGATAAGGCGGAAACACTACGAACCTGTATCATAAATCTTCTTTCATTAACGTGAAACCCTCGTTCGACTGAATATAAACAATGGTAGAATCTCCACCCTCCCTAACTATAAAGTTATCACCGTCAGACGTGACTAATAACTCATTATCAGAAGTCATGAAGTTCAAATCCTGAGAACCCTCAATCGGAACATCAATATGAATCGTAGGCAAAAATACCTTCTCGTCAACACCCACACGAGCAAACGGACCTACACCGCTACCACTAACAACCCACTCCGAATTGGATAAAATATCTACAGTGGTAGATCCTGCCACCGCACCAACAGAAACAGTCTTAGTAGAAACTCCCGAACCTCCGTCGTCAAACAAAACATAAGGAGATAAATCCGGTGTGTTAACCGCAAAACTCAACTCTACACGAGACGGACGATAGTTAAACTCTATCTGGACCCTAACACCTATAGGGACCGAAGCCGATAATATATCCTCAAGACGACGTATAAAAGCATCGCACTCAGATTCCGACGAAGCCAAACCACTGGCCAGAAGCATAGAATAAAACTGAGTCCGCGAACAGCCGAAGGACAAAATAAGACGATCAATGGAACCAGCATTCAGGGATAAATCATAATAATCCTTCGTAATACCATAAGAAATAGACGACGCAGACGTATATGAATCCGGAGTGACAAGAGGAATAGAAACAGGATCGGCATCAGAAATAGGAGTGCCAAAAACGATACCATCGAAACCAGCGTAAGGAAGTAACTCCGACGAATGGTATATTTGAGGAGGAACACTATAATCAGACGTCAACTTTGCAGACCAACCACTACCTGCTGACGCTCCGCCGCCATAACCAACCTTAAAAGAACCTCCCGTAGCTGACGACGTAGACGCCTCCTCCGAAATAGTAGTCTCTGACGGAGACGCCCACACATAACGAGACGACGGACCCCACTCGCTCGACGAATCAGGATAACCTGCAAGATAAATAAGCTTCGAGCCCGGAGTGTTATTACCAACAACCCAAAGTTTCTTATCGTAACCTACAATGCTCCCATACTTAGCGAAAATGGCACGTAAAGATGCAGACGGAGAATTAGACGATACCACATTATCACCAGTACCCCACAAGTCATGAACTGCCGACACAAGACTATCCTCAGCAGCCACCAACCCTACAAGTTCAGAGTAACCACTCCCGGATAAAGGAACAAAAGAATTCAACGCATCTAAAACCTGACGAAACTCAACCCAAGAATCCCACTCTACGGTAGTCGAACCTAAGTTAGAACCCGCTACTAAGTAAACCCTAAAAGGACAAAGTGTGTAATCAATCCCAAGACCAAAAAGACGCCGAAACAGGGAAACAGCATACGGAGAAACCCCATACAAACTATTCCCAACACCTGACGACTGACGAGCACCAGAAACGAAAGAAGCATTAACACCATCAGGAACACCAACGAGCTGAAGACCTACACAAGACGGGTCCTTCTTAGTCTCAGGAAAAACTAAAGAATCAGACGAGTCATGAAGATACTCCCATACCCGGACAAAGAAGCAACACGGAGTAGTAGCATCATATTTGAACAAATCAACAGACGAATCCCAAACAGCGTTCTCACTGACGAAAGAAGCCCAAGCGTCGCCAGAAGCTAAGAGAGCCTCTAAAGTAACAGTATCCGGAACAACCCACAAGGAACACGTAGCCCACGACGTAATAACTCCGGACGCATCCTTAACATCCTGAAGCATACTCGTAACACGAGCCTCGCCAAAGTCATAATAGGTAGTAGCCCCAAAGGGCATGTTGAAACCTAAAAGAGTATAGGCATTCTTATCATCTTCACCATCCTTATGCTGATAAACCTGAACGAAGGAGTTGCTACTCTCGAAAAGAGAACCAAACGCCGAAAACAAAAACTCAAAAGGAACACCCGCAGACTGAAGATAGTGAAGGGCACGAACATCTAAGGCCGAAACAAGAAGGTCTATATACTCTGACCACCCCGGATCAACACGAAGCTCATCTATAAAATAACGCCTAAAAGCCTGCCTTACTGAATCCATGAACTAAGACGAAATTTAACTCTCTACAACAACACTACTCAACAGCGGATATGTAGAACCTCCTGACAAGGTCGAACCAACCTCATACTCAACATAACTACCAGACGAACCTCCAAGACCATAAACAATACCAGTAGAGTAATCTACACTCCCCGCATTGGTCAAAACATACGAACCAGCAGTAGAAGCCTTAAGAACCCTATAAGACGACAAGAAACCATTACCTATACTCGTATAAGAACCATGCCAGAACACATACGACGACAAGGACGACCCACCTCCAGACGGAGTGCCTACAAGCGTCAAAGACGTGCCAGAAACGCTGACAATGGAATCTGCGTAGGGAACATCGAATGGCTCCTCCTTGGAAATGATATAACGGAACTTGCTAACCGTATCTGAACTAATGACAAAATACACTAACCCCAAGTAACGCTTCGAATCTCGCTCGTAGATCATAACCATGTACGTGGGACTCACAACATGCATGCTCAAGACGTTGACACCAAGCAAGGAACCCACAGAATCGCTGCCCGAAATAAGCTCAAGATCTAAAGACTTAGACCACACCGAGACGCCTGCCTCATTCGTAACACCAAGACCCGGAGACGACTCATTATGAACCAAGAAACCTGAAAGACTACCCGACGAATCCGACGAAAGAGGCATATACCAAACACCGTCATAGTAAGACGACGCAGACGCAAAAGACGACGTGGTATTAGCCAACATCATCGTCAAATCCAAGTAATACTCAGAACCAGAACGACGATAGCGTGCTAAACCATATTGAACAGGAGAACTACCGACACTCAACTTATAGCTTATAGACGCAATAAGAAAATCAGAGTCTGAGCCGGAGCCACTTACCCCCAAAATACTATAAACACTAACTGTCTCGTAAGACTTCAACCTAAACAAACCAGACGGATCAGACGACGAAACAGGAGTAATATAAGACGGACGCTCAAACAAGGAATAACGACCCGCATGGAAAATAGACGAATCCCTATAAAGACGGAACGAAACATCCTTGTCACTCCCACTCCACAAAGCAAGAATACCATCCGAATAAGGCGCAAACTGAGCAGACTCCGCAGCAAAAGAAACAGACGAATCCGAAAGAAGTAAGCGACCGTCGAGAAGCGAAACAAGATAACTTACATTATTCCCCCCAAGCCAAACATAATCACCAACTCCAGACACCATAACCCCCTCGGAATTCAAGGACGACGCAAGCGTACTACTCAACTCAACATACTCCTTAAAGCGACCGTCAGAATCAAAACCAAGAGGCAAACCACTGCGATCCCGCAAAACAATAGAACCAACGGCAGGCAACGACTGAAGCGTAAAAGAACCCCCCGTATCATCCGGAACAGACTCCCGAGCATACAACGTAGCAACAATACCATTAAGACCCTGAAGCGTAAGCTCCTGCTGAACCAAAGCACTCGAAACACGAGTCGACAACGTCACATTGTCATAAGAGTAAAGCTGACGCAAATAATTCTGAGCCTGAATCAACGACGACGAACTGTCCGACGTAGACGCCCGAAGAGAAATAATGAAAGGCAACGCTGTAGCTACGGAAACACTATAATGAATGCCGCTAACACCATACTGATATAAGTAATCGGCTATGAAACCAAAAGCCGTATCACCCTCCGTAACAGGCTTGACATAAACATCAACAGACTGAGGCGAAACAGACAAATAAGTACTCTGGACACTCGGAAAAGATAAAACAAAATTACGAATCTGAGTCTCCGTAACCAAACCACTATCCCGAAAAATAGACGAAATAACATAGTTCCGAGCATAAGACAAACTCGGAGACTCCCCGTCAACCGAACTCACAATGCGAAAACCAACACCCGACTCGGAACGCGAAAGCTGCTTCAACGACGAAACAGACGACGCACCCGTAACCTCAAGAGACAGACCACTCGTAACCGTGAAACGGGTATAAGTCCCTCGAAGCCAAACTATGCAATAGTCATACTGGCTCGGCAAAACAGGCTGGGCCCAGTTACTGTCACCAAACAAAACAACACAACTCGAATCCCACAAGCTACGAACCTTGTACAACTTAGCAGACGGATTCGATAAAGACGCATTGTAACTCGTTTAGGGAAAAACAGGACCATAGTCGGAACCAGACGTCCATATAGAGCGTGCGAAAACCCAAACACTCGACGACAAAACATCTGAACCAAGCTTCACGTAACTACTCTGATAACGACCCTCCCGAAGCTCCAAATATAAACGCCACGGACCTCCGTGCGCCAAATCGGACGCCGGAAAAGGAAGAGACGACCGGAAATCAGAACCCGAAATAACATACTGTGGATCGCCCTGATACAAGTCAACCTCACCACTCGTATCGCAATAACCAATATTATAAAATGACGAATCGCCTACACGCAAACACAACGAGAACGGCGCAAACGTCTGAGGACTACTGCTCGAGAACCCGGAAAACGATATCTTAACACTCGCAGGACGACTCAAGTCTACCGGAACCTCATTCGTGTAAGCATACGAAAGCAACTGACGAAGATCATAGCGTGACAAGTCGAGAACCCCATTAACACTATCCGACAAAAGCTCCGTAGCACTAACAATATTGGCACCCGCCCACAAAAGCTCCTTGCCTACAAGGCTGTCCTTCAACGACGACCACGACGAACCACTCCGAGAGCCTATCAACTCAACAAGCGAATCATAAATATCCTCTATATCGCGAGCCATGAAACACCAAGATTAAAAACTACCCAAACTATACTCAAAATCAGACAACGAACCCCGATAGGAAACACGAACTATAACACGATCCCCGGAAACAACGACACTCTCGCAAGAACAACCTGAAAGCTGCTCGATAGTCGCACTTATACCTGCCTGAAGCAAACCACCATCAATAGTATGTGGAGCAACTCGAGAACCCATAGCCGGACTCTGCAAAAAACGACCGTACTCCGTCTTCAATAACAAATAAAGGGTCTGACGAAACTCATCATACCCGTAAACAAAACTCAAGTCCCTAACATTCGGAAGATAAGCAGGTATATCCACACTCTACAAATTTTATGGATATATAATTGCATTACCCCAAAACAAAACACCCGGAACATAGAAATGTCCGGAACGTAAAAAAATATAGACTACAACGCTAACTCAAACGAACAACAAAGCACTCGCTGAAAGGCAAACATAGACCAAGACGCAAAGTATTAATGCAGTCTATGTGATAAACAAGCAAAAAACTAAAGAAGACTAATGGCAACACGAGCACCCTCAAGAGACTCACTCAGGGTATCAAGACCTGACTTCACGGCAGGCAACTCCTGAATCCCCAAGTCCGACAAAACACCAGTCAAAGACGACAGCAATGAAACACACGTCGAAACACCGCCCGACAAACTCGACTTCTGGCTCGACTTAACACCCGAAACCAAACCAGACGCATCAGCAGTACCAGCACCAGTAGAAACTGCAACAACCAAAGCCGTATTCGTCGGCGTAGTCGACATAGTAAGCATACTCGAAGCACTCTGGGATAAACTCTTCAAACCTTCCTGAATCTGATCGTAATAAACCTGAGCCTCTGAAAGCTTCCGATTAATAAAAGCACGAGACGCCTCCGTCAAGATAGACTTGAGCCTATCACGAGAAACTGAATCCTCAATGGCTGAAAGACTATCCCCGTACTTAACATCTACACACTCAGCAACGTCTATACCCAAAAAAGCCATAACACCCTAATGCAAAAAGTTCTTATCCTCCAAAAAAGGATCGTCCGTACCAAGCCACTTAACTACATTGCTGCCGCTACCTACGACTGCAAGGTCCTTGACCAAAGCCTCCACAAGACTACGAATGCGCGCGACGTTAACAACACCTCCATTGGAACCATCGTGAACCGTAACAACACCACCGTCGCTACGAAAAACAAAACCCGAGCTATTCTCAAAGACGAAAACATCGCCCTCCGTGTAAGCAACACTCCAAGACGAACCGTCCGAACTAACGCTCTCCCACAGTAAGCTGAAACCCGAACCAAAAGAACTACCATGCGTACGCCAACTCCTATCGTGACTACGACCAAGAACCAAAGGACTATCAACTCCGCAACTGATGTCTACAAAGACAATGTCACCCTCATTCAAAGCAACATTCCCTACAACTGGTATCCGCAAGCTACGATCCCATAAACCACTCGAACGCAACTCAACCCTCCCGAAACCAAGCGGATCACTCGACGAACCGCCTACAACCTCTGCCTTAACCAACATCGCTAAAAGCTAATCTACGCGTACAACGTCTAACTCGATATCCTGAACGTCTCCGCAAAAAGACGAACGATAACCTACACACACAAAGTGTTGACCATCGGAACTACCGTCAAGGTAAGTACAAGAACCTCCACAACACAACGTACCACCAACAAGCTCAACACCACGAAAAGTAAAACTACGACTCCGAAGGTAACTACGCCAGTAACCATTACGACTCCGCCACTGACGATCCAAGCTCAACTCGTCATTCGACAAGTAACTCTTATAAACGCCGACCAAGCTCCCGGACGACCCAAACGTCAGGTCGACGCCATCCGAAACACCACCATCGCCGTCCAAGTACATCCGAAGACGACCCGGAACGTCCGGCTCCGACGTGCGACATACACTATAACTGTCATTACGACCCCGGAACCCAAAACAACTCGGCATAGCCCAAGACGCAAGCAAATCGCAATAAAGTAAATCCCCACCAACGGTATAATGAAGGGTACTACACCCACCACCGCTACAAGCACCGCCAAGTGTTAACGTCTCGAACAAGTAGGAACCGCGAAGAGACCCGAAGCACCACCAATGACGAACAAGACTACTCAAACTATGAAGACTCCGAAAAGGCAAACCCAAAACGCTACAAACATCCGACAACGTATAATCACCACACACGGGCTGACGCAACATACCGCACATCTTCCAGTAACCCTCCGGATAACTCAAATAACGATACGAATTGACGCCCAAGACCTCTACGGAAACAACAACGTACCTACAACCAGTACCACGCCACTCCCAAACATCGCCCTGAAGAAGCGTAGGCAACTCCATCCAAACCTCGCTGCTGAAGCTCCACACACTCTCGCGGACGCCCCACCGAACAACCGGATACAAAACACCAGCGCAATCTACTCGAAGATCCATAACAAAACGCTATGACAACGAATTCATACTAACAACCTCCGGACTCAGGTAAACAATACTAACACCACCCGGAAGACTAAGCCAGTCTACGCGCGGATTCAAAACCTGAAGAACACGACGATAGTAACTCGAATCACTGCCGTAAAGACGACGGCTCACAAAAAGAAGACTGTCACCCTCACTCGAAACATACGTCAAATAACCATAGCTCTGATAAGCCTCCTCGATAGTCATAACAACACAAACTTAAAAACCTGTCATACGACCAGAAATGCTGTCGAACAACATATCACTCGTAGCAACACGAAGCGTCTCAAACGTCAGGTTAACCTCCATAACCTGCGGAAAACCACCACTATAATAAAGCTTCGGTATACTAACACCCAAACTCTTTATATAAACATTTGACACGAAGCTCCGACCGTAACCTACGGACAAACCGCTATTAGTACTCGGATAATAATGAACCTCGACACCATTAGACAAGGTGCGACTATCGGCACCGACGCCGCTCTTACGACCTCCAGTAACCCAACTAACGATAGGACTCCGAAACGTAGGAGGAGCATACAAGCTATAAACATCCCCGAAAAGACCGTTGAAATTCTTGCTCACCCAATCCACGGCTCCCGAAATGCCCCCAGAACCACTATTACCCCTAAGTAAAAAGTCTGCCAAACTATACCAAAAGCTATCCTTATGCTTCTCGGCGTCCTTAGCAAAGTCAGACGCAAACTTCGAAACACTCTCCGTAATACTCTTACTCATCTCATCTCCACGCTGAGGATAAGTCAGGAAAAACAACCGAAGCAAAGGATCGTAAAAGTCGCTAACAACGTCATCCTCCAAAACCAAGTAACACTTACTACTGAAGCTCAAAGGACTCGTACCCTGAAACAAAAACTTACGACTATAGTCCACCTGCGGTACAAGACCCCAGCCTATCTGAGCAGCACCTGACAGAAACTTACCAATATTAGTAGAACCAACACCGCCCGGAATAAGATCCTCGGTCGTAATGCCAGCGTCCAAACCAAGACCACCCTCGCTATACATCGAAAACTTCCAAACACCAGCACTACCCATGCTCAAACGACCCGCAGGATCGCTACAGCACGTAACATACAACGACAACTTATTTAACTCGCGCAAACGCTGGATATCCAATGGCATGCCTAAAACATTTTATGGATATATAATTGCATAATCCCAAGCAACTCTCAAAAAACATAACCATAACAATGGTAAAAAACGGATATAGAATTGCTGAAAGCAAACACTAAAGCAAAAATGACGGATATAGAATTGCTGAAAGTAACGACTAAACATAATAATAGTACCAGAAGCTCCACTTCATATAAACACCGAAAGACGCACATAACGAGAAGAATATAAACACAAAGGGCGAAGCAGACGAACAAGCGACGAAATACCAGAAGCTCCTACACAAAAAGAAGAAGGCCCGGCCCAACAAGACACACCACCCCGGACCCCGGATAATCCCCTAAAAGAAAAAGAACTCATCTAATAATAGATGAGCTCCTAAAATCTACCTTTTACGTATGATTTTAGACTATCAAAATGTAAATAAAATAAACTATGACACACAAAATGAACCTTTTGAACAAATAATCAAGAAAACCCCATTAGACAAATCGTAGAATATAGGGAAATTTAGACCAATGAAATTATTGTAATTGCCTAAAACTTCTGGACATTGGGTAAAACTACCTCACCCCGTTGATTATTGTAACCATAGTTGCGCTCCCGTAAAACAGACGTTACGACACGCTTGGCAACCTCCGGCTCCACAACCGTACCTGACTCCTGCTTAACAAGACCAAGTAACACATTAGTGGCTGTATCTGCATCTCGTAAGTCTATAGGCTGATCGGAACGAACACCAACATAAGAAGCTACGTTAGAAGCCCATGCCGGAATGTCGTCACCAGCGTAAGCAGGACGACCTGACATGTTGCCACCAACATACATGCGGCTAACATCACCTAAAGTAACCCACTGACCATTAGAACGTGAAATATCTCGGCGATCCTGATAACCAAGCAATGTCATATAGGCAGCCCGCAAAGATAACTCCGGCGACGAGAACTTAACAAAACGCCTGCCATCAGGCAAGACCTTAGTACCAGTACGACCCTTCCACTTGACACCAAAGTCCTGAACGTTGGCAATATTATTAGTCTGTTTGGCGAGGCTGGAACCTATAGTGATACCTGTGGACGACTGCTGAGAGATCGGCGAAATTTGAGGCGTTTCCGTGGCTGGGATAGCAACTCCTAAGTCTCTGGAAAACTCAGTAGGACTGACGCGCGAGCCAGACGCGTCTCTAAAGGTGATATGTAAGTGAGCCCCCGAAGTATGCGAGCCTGTGTTGCCTGAAATAGCTACCACATCCCCTCGTTTTACTTCTGCACCAACAGGTAAAACCGTATTGCTACTCAAGTGAGCCATACCTATACGACGCCCGGACTTCATCCTAACGATAAGAGAAAGACCCCCGGCATCATTATTGGTACCATAAGCCTTCTCAATAACACCCGGCTCGTCGAACGGCCACCGAAGCGGCGTTCCTCCTGCAATGCGTAAGTCAAGACCACTATGAGCCTTAGAATGCCAACTATCAGTCACACCGTAATAGGTGGACACAGCACCCTTCTTCTTATCGCCGTACTCCTCACCCACAAGACGCTTGTAAAGCTCCTCGCCAACAACCCCCTGTGCCATGCGCTCAGTATAACCAACTCCAAGTACCGCCGAGGATACAGAGCCTGAAGCAGAACCTGAACGCATGTCGGAAATCCAAGTCGGCTCCAAAACCCAATCAGCGGTCATGGAATTCCCGTCTCCGTCTTTAGGCTCCGCTAAAGAAGAGGCTGCACGCTTAACCAACTTGAACCCTCCCCACAAAAGAAGACCCCATACTGCTGCAGAACCCACAGACTTGACAAGCTCAAGTAAGGCTAAACCCGCCTTAATAGGCGCAGGAAGCAACATAGAAGCACCATTAGACATCAACCAGCTAAGAACACCCCCATCCTCATCGTCATCATCCTCATCATCACCCTTCTTGAGCTTAGCAGGATCTACAGCATCTAAAGCCGACTGATCGGTCACAGACGCAGACTCCAAGAACTCCCGTAAGGCACTAATAGACATCTCGCGCCCATTAACAGACAAGTCATCAGAATCCGAGAGAGCCGATACTGCCGCAAGCCATACGTCAAGAACAGACGTAGAAAGCTCCGTAAAAGCCTCAACACCCGAACCTATAATACTCCTATCCATAGATGACTAAAAGTTGCCCTGACGAGGCGAACCAGCATATACCGTAACATCTGAAGAAGATACCACAGAATTGTTACTTTGACCACTGCCACTCTCGAGAAGTTTAAGAATCCTATCTGTAGCTGCCCGCTGCTCCCTTAACTCCGTTAACGTCGCCTCACTAACCAAACGCTGGCGATCAGCCTCAGTAGCCATGCCGCCTCCACCTGCAGTACCCATACCTCCAAGCGTTAACGCATTATGAAGATTGGCATCCCGAGCTCGTGAATCCTGCTCGGGAACTGCTACTCTACCAACAGCATAGGCTATACTTTCAGAAGCAGAACCACGAGAAGGTCGTATATAAGAAGGAAGCAACCTATCAGTAGGATAAAGATTGCCAACCACAGTATTAGACCCTCCAGACGTTACATATGTATTAATATAATCTGCCAGCTCCTGATTTGTAAAAAAAGAAATAGGCCGATTACCATACACCGTTCGCTGATCCCCATAACCTGTGATCTGTGTCTCGTCTACCAAACGTACAGACCCCAACTTGCCTGCCATTAATAAACCTGCAGCTGCAGAAGAATTCATCCTAACAAAAGACTCCTTTTCTCCATCTGATAAATTGGAAAAACCTTCTAAAAAATAAGCTTTTCGCTCCTCGGCAGGCAAAGCATTCATGGCATCATTATCTAACCATGAAGCTCCATGTAAAGGAACACCAGCGTCAAATAACCCCTCCGCTACAGCAGCCTGCCGTGAAGCAGTTCGAGCACGCTCATAAGAAGAAATTAAGCCAAAAGCCGTACCCGTCTTCTCCTCCTCGGTGAAATCATTATAAATAGACACGCCGGACTCATCAGCTATCTGAGCCAGCGATATAAGCTGTGGTTCATTGTAACCATCGATCATGAACCACCCCGCACCCAAATTATGCTCTGCCACATACTGAAACATAGCACGATTGTAAGCCGCAATCATATTCTCCTTCTGAGCATTACGAATCGTGGCCCAAATCATTGTAGCTGTCAATCCACCAAGAGCCCATCCAACAGGACCTGACGTCATCACTTTTTTGACAATAGTTCCAAGACCAACAGTCTTGGAAGCCCCTAAAGCTAAACCTACTAAGCCAGCTGCCTTCATGCCACCAGCTAAATATGTCTGCCACAAAGGAGCATCTGCTGAACTCAAACCAGATATATCAACAGACGGAGCTGTCTCAAGATTAGTCTTAATTGTATCAACCTGCGAAACCACCGCTGGAATCTCGGAAAACCCACCCTCTTTATTAGTATACACATCATATCCCTGCTTGGCGAAACCCTTAGCAAAATCTCGAGAAGAATCTGTCATCTGAGCAATCTTAACAACCTTCTCCCAGATATCGGTAATTTTAGAAACCCAGTTATTCCTCCCATCCGGATCAATAATATTCTTCTTAATCCAATCCTGAACCTTCGGGATACTAAGAATGCCATATAAGGCCGCTGCAGTGCCCGCGATCCCGCCAAGCAACTTCAAGGTAGACCACCAACTACCATGATCCTTCTTAGGCTTCTTCGGCTTAGAAGCCTCGACGGTAATATTAGTGCCGCCGCGCTGCTTACCAAGAGCTGCCAAAATAGCATCAGACGTGGACTCGATAGTAGCAACAGACTCCTCGAACTTCTCCTGACGACCCTCTGCTGCAAGCTCTGTAACAAGATGATCGCTATCTCCACCAATGCGAGAGTCCAGACCACTACCCAAAGATAAAGTACTCTCCTGCATATATGACATCATACTCCTTCGAGACGGTGCAGATCCAGAACGAGACGACCAGTCAAGAAGAGGACGAAGCTGAGCAGGCGAAACCTGTGAAAAAGTAGGTCCCAAACCCGACTTATTAATACCAGCAGACAAAGACTGTAAACTATTCCGCTCAGAAAGAGATAAACTCGGAAAAGACGACGCTGCAGTCCCTCGACGAGTCAAATCAACAGCTCGAGCCTCCTGACGCAACAAGGAATCGACAGAACCACCACTCAAAGCAGTAGTCTTAATCTGAGACAACAGACTCGCGCGAGCAGACTTCTCACCCGCAGACGCTCCAGACGACTCAATAGCTTTAATCTTCGAATCCAAAGAATCCGAAAGACGAATACAATCCTCCAGAAGCTTCTGATTAGCAAGTAAAGACTCCCGACTCAGATTGACCTTGTCGATCTTCGATAAATACTCATCTAAGGCCGCATTCAGGCCGCTAATTTTGAATTTCTCGTCCACCATGATATAAACCCCTCCAATTGTAGACTACTCGCCGGAATTCCGCAGATTAAGCTCCATCTGGGAAAGCTCCGGCATCGACAAATCCAGAAAATCCTTGAAAGTAACCATCCCCGACAAGCTCATGAACCTGTTGACAATCTTCGCAGAGTCCATAGTGGTCACAGCCGCCGTAAAAGGAATTATAACCTTAATATCACCACCACAATGAGCACACTTGCCAATAGCATACTGAGGAACCCCATGATAAGTCATCTGACTAAACAACAATGCCGAAAAGTAAACATACATAGGATACTCGTCGACACGCTTAATGCTTTCGGCAATCTCTGACACAGACCCGATAGGCTGACCCAGAGTAGCCGCAATAAAAGCCTGCTCGTAGCGCAGAGTGTAATTCTCGTAATCAGCAAGAGCGTAATTGATAATCTTCTCCTCATCCGGAACAGACAAGAAACGATACGTTACATCCATATCAATCCCATCCCAACGCTTCTTAACCTCAACAGGAGTACCCTCATCCAAAGCAATAAGCTCCTGCTGCGTAATATCATAAACAACACTATTGGTGACCGGATTCCCATTGTCGTCCTTGCACAAAGGACATACAAAGTCAGTGCTAATCTGATTCAAACAGACACCAGACGCAGCAACATCAAAAAGAAAGTCCCGATCACACAAGGTCATCTTAGACAAGTCCTCCGGACGCTCCAAAAGCATCCGAACAAACTCCGTCTTCAACTGCTCGTCCGTATAAGACGCAGAGTTAATACTCCGAATATGGCCCAGCTTCGGCGTGTTCAAAACAGTCTGGTGCAGGCCAAACAAACCATTAGAAGGTAATGTTATAATCATAATAAAAACTATTTTGATGACTTGACCATCGGATAAACTCCCGCATTCCGCTGACGCGACGGATTCAAAAGTGAGTTGATAGGCCACGTGATAAACCGATACCCTATCTGCTGAGTGAAAGACATCGGCGAAACACCCGACGGATTAGGAGATGGTGTTGGCGTGCCAAAAACACAACCTGTAAACTCACACAAGACAAGCTCCTTATCGGCAGAAACTAAATCTGAATCCGGACACAAAGCAATAAGCTGAATAGTAGGACGATTATAACGAGGAAGCGTAGAATCCGACGAAGAACCAAAAACCTCTGTAGAAGCAGAATTTATAGCCGCCTCGGTCTCCAGATAAGTATCAAAGTCGGCATCCTTAAAAGATCTATCACGTTTATTCACAAGATCATTATAAGCATCCCGTGTCGTGAATGTACGCTCCACAGGCAACCGCAATAACCCGTCCGACGTGAACTGAGCATCATATAACAACAATGATGGAAAGCTAACCGACGCGGAATTGTAGTCACCAGAAATGTAAAAGGTTACCGATAAATAATCCGTCTGAACAGACGGCACAGGAACTCCATACACAGAACCATGTGCAGACCACGACAAAGGAGACCCCAACCCCGATAAACCCGTCAACAAAAAGTCAGTCGAGTCATACGTCTTGCCATTGGATATAAAACGAAGAACAAAATCACCCTGAAGCAACGGCGCAATAGGACGGTACTGAGACAGAAGACCTGAACCAAGAGACCCCTCCGACTGGCTCATCAATTTTACACGACTGGCAATAGCCTGCTCAACCAAACTGTTTAACCTCCCCATGACTCTAACCCAAAGGTGATAACTTCGAAATGTAAGTATAATGAACCTTCACGTTCCACACAATAGCCTCCGTAGCTGACGACGTCTTCGAAAACTGAACAGGATCAATGCCCTTAATAAAAGCCTTCTCCAGCTGAACAGCCGTAAGCAAAGACGCGGATACCATAGAACCAACGCGTGCAAGTGAATTAAAGGCCCCCCCAGTCCCCAGAACATCCAACATGTTACCCATTATCAGTGTAATGGTATGCATCTTACGCTCATAGAAAGCACGCTCAATCTCATACCGAACAGTAGTAAACACACTATCGGGTATCTCGAAGGACCAATCACCCGGCTTGAAAACATGGGTCGGAAGCTCTATATCAACTCCCCTATGAGGAACCGTAACCGTAGCCAGATCCTCCGTAGGAAAGGTGAGAGACTGAACCAAGATGGTAGACTGAGGTAACGCTGGCCACACCATCGTAATATCTCGCTTCGTCAGCGGAGACGAAACAAGAGTCTTAAATGCCTCTATGCGATAACTCATGAAACCTAAACAAAAAGCTGTGAGCGTGGGACAATACAAACCCACAGCCCACAGCGGTTAATTAAATGAAATCGTAGGATGCCTCTCCTACTCTCCCTCCGTAATAGAAGCATTGTTCATCGGACCAAATACCTCATCCAAGTGAGCATCTGCCTCGTCGTAACCACAATGCTCCTCGTAACAGAACATCACAGCATCAAAAATATCATCGATCTGAGACTTCGTAGGAGTTGACACCGTGTACTCTTTAGGGGCTACACCATAGTCACCGAACTTCTTGAACAACTGAACACCAACCGTCGAAATGTCGGCTTTAGCATAGAAGACATCAACACCCTCCTCGTCATACAAAGCATCCAAACGAGCCTCGTCGCCGTCCAGAGCATCTTTGCTCTTGGCATAAACGATCAGCATCGCTTCATCGCCCTGATCATGATTGTCAAGTTTGATCTGCTCCGACCAGAGAACATAATCCTCCATCGAGTAATCAATGCCATTCTTATTGAACGCCTCCGCAAGAGTGTCGTAAACAACCTCCTCCGAAGCATCTGAAACCTTCTTGCCGCGACGAGCACTGCCAATGCTGTCGCTTATTTTAGCATTCTTAAGTTTTAGATCATTATCAAGATGGAGTACAACCTCATCTGATGACAAATGCTCCTCCGAGCAGAACAAGGCAGCATTAACAATCTCTTTAACCTGATCGATAGTAGGATTAATAATGTTCCATTCTACAGACGGACCATTATCTGATTTAACATCATAAACCTGAATACCCAAAACCTCCAAAGGAGCCTTCTCATAGAACTCCGGATCAGAACCTGACTTATACAAAGCGCTAAGCTCATCATAACGATCTTCGAAAGCACCAGCGGCCATACCATAAATCTGAATCTGACCTGCGTCTTCCCTATTGCCATGACCGTCAAACTTCTGCTCGTTCGCCCAAATAACATAGTCTTCAAGACTATAAGGAATACCGGCAGCTTCCAAGGCATCCGCCAAATCAGCATAGGTCGAAGTCGCATCGTCTTTAACACACGCCTTCTTAACTGACTTGCCTACATGCTCTCCGACAATCTTAGCAACCTCGGCCGAATCCTGAACATACTCAGAATCAGACGTAGGAAGAGCTTGATCCAACGCAACAGCTGCATCCTCTGCAGAGGACTCTGAGCCACGAACCTCGGCAACAACCTTCGCTACAGACTCAAACAAGTCCTTAGACGGATTCTTCCACATCCACTCCTTGTAGAAGTCTGACTCGTCGTCAATAATCTGAACAAGTAAATACTCCGCAGCAGTCTCAGCAAGTGCCTCATCCATCTTAAAGTACTTAGAACGGCTTCCGCGGAAAACCTCTTCTCGAGCCTCGGTATCCAGACCACCGACGCTCATATCCAAGCGAACCTCATGACCGTCGTTAATCCATGAATAATTACTCCACATAGTGCCATCAGCAAGCTGCATGTCAACATTGTGCTTCCGAGAGAGAACCACAGCATCCGTATAAGAGAACGGTACAATCACCTCCTCCGAATCTGAAACACGACCGCGCTTGCGAGGCGAAGCTGAATCCGAAACATGACCACTCCGGTTAGTCGAGACTGAGGTAACGTCGCCTACAACCTCAGTATAAAAATCTACACTATTCATAAAAATAAGTTTAAGTTCACTAACAATGCAAAGGTAAGTTTAATTAATGAAAAAATAAACTATTTACCCCGCAAATTCTTTTCCTCAAGCCACTGATATCGGATAACCCAGTCGTACCGGAAGTTAGTCTCCACACTCTGCTTGTTAAGCTGAATGTCATTATGACCCTGAAGCCATGCACCATGAAGAACTACACAGAAAGACTCAACGGAATTTAAATCCCGGCAAGTAACCGTAATATCCCTCCACAAAGATATGTCAGGTGTGAAAGCACCAGACTTCTGGTTCCACATCTGAGCCTTGATGGCGTTCAAGGCAGCACCAATAGACCCGTCATCCGTCTCAGGAACATTGAAACCCCAAGTACCGCTGTTCTGCGGAATGGTCGGGTAACGAACCTCCTCACCGTCCATATATAAGACCGTAGTCCTAAGCTGCTCCGACGGAAAAGTCGTAGACTGAACCGTGATGGCGTAATCCTCAAAACCCGGAATATCCAACGCAAAGTTATGCGTATTCATCGGATTCGAGATGACATTCGTAAAAGTAGATATCTTAATAGACATGACCTAAATGTATTTATCGAATTAACAACCTCTATAAAAGACTACGCTGACATCGAAACATCTGCCGAAACAGAACCGTCACGTGCTACAACCGTAATGAATACCTTCTCCGTGAGACTCATGAAGTAGCAGACAAGCTGAATACGCAAGTAACGACCTCCATTCGTATTCACATCGGAGTTCAACTCATCACCCACATTGGCATATGACTCTACCTTCAACTCCTGACGAGCAGCAAAATTACCAAGAAGCGTATTCAAACGACCCTCCAAAGCAAGACGGTTTGTCCGATTGGCAGCAACGTCCGTATGGATAACCTCCTCGACCATGTCAAAGGTCTGAGAAAGCAACGCCGCCGTAACACGCATGACGTTCAAGCGAGCGAAGTAAGACTCACCAGCACCATACAAATCGCGGATGCAGAAGATGTAGTTGCCAACAGCCGACGAATAAACCGAACCGATGCCATCCTCATCATGCATAGCAACAACCGTATCGAAATCAAGAGTCCGGACAAGAGATCCCAAGAAAGAACCATAAGCCTTATAAGACGGAAGCTGGTTGCGATTATGAAGTGCATAAGCCGTAGCACATATCCTGCCTGCCCAAGCAGCCGTGCAATCCAAGTCGAAGCGTTTAACTCCAAGAGTAGTGCGCAGAGTATAAGTCTCCCATCCTACAATACCTGACGTAAACATGCGGAGACCCGCATTGCTAATATCCGCAGAATTAAACCAAGCAACAGCATTCGCACGTGTACCTGTATCAGAATCACCACCTTTAGGCTTCCAGTAGTAAGTATTAGTTATGGTAGGAAAACCAACCAACGAGTTGCAATCCTTGCGAGCCTCTGAAACCGAGGACATGGCCGACAAAACAGATGCGTAATCTTCAAAACCACCCGTCGCAGAAGTAGCATCTTCTGGTACCTTCCCGGAATCCATAGACGGAATAAAAGAGCTCACAAGCAACGTGGACGAAGAAATATCCCGATCCCCGAACAACTTATAAGCTGACACAAAAGCCGATGATGAATAGGTAGGAATAGACATCTCCACATCTCCCGAACCCTTAGATACAGAGTAGCCCTGAATATCACCCATACCAACATTCGTAAACGAGGAAGCTACAGCCCCCGAGGATGTCGTATACTTAGACTCATTCGAATATGCCCACGTAATATCCGTAGTAAAGTAAGCTGAATTGTTCGATATCTGATCAGCATAGAAGTATGAAACCCCACTGGCCTCTAATTCCTCCAAAGTAAAGGACAACGTCTCTAACGTGTTATTGAAAGATGGAGTGGACTTGCCGGAAGAATCATAAGTAAAGCCGGAAAAAGCCGAAAGCGTGAGAGTAAACAACTGCTTCTGCATGAAAGTCTTGGACGACGACAAAGACACACGCATCGGAAAACCTCCCGGATAACGCAACCGGAAAGCAGCAACAGAACCCTCTTTGATCGGATTATTCTCACTCGCTATAACAGAAGTGAAATCTGTGGCCTCCGCATCATTAGCGTAAGTAAACCCAGCATCTGCAGTCAGCTTGCCTGTACTATCAATGCTAAAAAATACCCACGGCTCCGAAGCAGACGTATCCTTACCAAGACGCACAACCTCAACATATGAAGCACCCATCTCAAAAACACGAGTGACAGTAGCTAAAGACGAATTTAACCGACCAAGACCCTGAGGATTAAACAAAGTCCGATAAACGCTACTATTGCAAACCGTAGGAACACCAACAGGACCCCAGTTCGTATCTGCTACAACCCCGACGATATCTGAACCGTCCGAAACAGATATGTAGTTAGTCTCATCTAAAAAATCGACTTGGATAAGATTCGAAGCCATAATAAAAAACAATTTAATTTAACGGATATATAATTGCTTCTGATTACACAAAGAAAAAGCAGGCCCCGGGCAAACCACCTCCCAAAACCTGCACATGTGTACTGCTACACAAGTTATCTCTAAACGGAAACCTTCAAATCATCAACCGTAGGCGCCACACCTCCGATAGGCAGATCACCCTGCGCCACTAACCACTCCTCAGCCTCCACGCCGTTGGGAACAATGTAAATTCTATACCCCAACCACCGCATGGCTTCATCATAATCCTCCAGCTGAAGAACCGAACGCCAGCGCATAGTCAAAACACGACGCGCGCCCTTCCGATCCAAGTTGTCACGCTCTGACTCCACACGGAAAGACAAAAGGCGCATACCCACATTCAAAAGCCAATCGGATCCCTTCGGACGAACATGAGCATAAGAGTCATAACTCCAATGTTGACGTATAGCATTAGCAATAGCCCAAATATCTGACTGCTTCTCCGTGACAAGCTTCGCAGTATAAATCTGATCAAAAGGAAAAGTCCGGATACGCTGAAGATTCCCGTCGGCATCCGTCTCGTAAGAATCATAAGGAACGCCGGAAACAATATCGCTATCCTCACGTGAATAGATCAACGACGGATACTTCACAATAGCATCCTTCGACAAAAGCTTGTCAATGTCATCTGCATAAATCATCTCACGCAACTTAGGATAAGCTGCATGAAACCACTCTAAAACCGCCTTCTCGTACTGAAGCAACAACATGACCTATGCAATATAAGCTAAGGAATCTATAAAATCGTCATAACTGGAGACACTTGACACAACATCTAAAACATAATCAAGGAAAGACCCAAAGTCCCCATACGACCAAGACGAAGCATCAAGAACTACTGCATCTCGATCCACAGACGGCTTAGCAATCGTAATCTCGTCGCCAGAAAACCAAATCCTAAAAGAATCTGAGCCAGAATAAGGCTTAACAATAAAGGATGTACCTGACGACGAACCCTCCACAACTGAAATATCAGGTATAATAGATCCAAGAACCCGTGCCAAAACCTCTGCAGACGGACGATCTGACGACGCCGCGTCCGCAACCTCCTCACGAGCCCGCTCCCGCAAGTCCTCCAAAGACGGAACATGAGCATCTGCACCTCCACGATGACGATGATACTCCGAGAGACCCAAGCCTATCTTGCGACCATCACGAGCCTTCTTATTAACTGACGCAGCATTATCACTATCAATCACATCCTCAAAAAACATAATAGAACGCCCCAATTAAATTCCCGACGAATAAATGAAAATGGACTCCTTCAGCTCCTCGTAGCGACTCCGGCATGTAGACGCAAAGTCCGACAAGGCATCCAAGTTGACCTGACCATTATCTGCATCCAAAACAACAGACCGCAAAATAGCCAACTCCTTCTCAGCCATCTTGCTCAACACATACATCAAGGCAAAAACAAGCTGGTCGCCTGCCAAAGTATCAAGATCAGACAACCGCAAATAACGACGGTAAGTAACACGAGCAGGAACATACCGACACAGAATCTGATGAGCACCACGATCCAACTCTACGCGAACACTCCTGTTACCCTGAAAAGGAAAAGTCAGCTTCGCGTTGACAACAGCAAAAATATCCTCATCAACATGCGTGGTCATGGAATTCAAAACCATGTAATCCGTGATATACAAGTCCGACCGAAGCTCATCAACACAAGACGCTATAAGAACATCCAAATCCGAAACCGCCTGCGTAGTCACACCGTCACCATACCAACAAGACACCGTCTGCGGAATGACATACTGAGACCACAACTTATCCTTAAAAGAAACTGCCATCGCTATCCAACATAAGTCCTGCTCGTGCAGGGAGTAATATACATAACACCATCTGAGTCAAGTAAGCCATTGAAACCCGCCGCCACAGACGCAAACGACCCACAAGGACGACCGCCGAAAGTGAAGCCTACGACCTCCCCAGACTCGCCACGAATGAACAAGCGTGACGCCTTATTCGGAACCGTGACAGACGACGTTGGAGCAAACGGAACCCACGTCTTCTTATCCCAAGACATCTCAATAGGATAACCACCCCAGATAATCTGCATAGCAACCTCCTTACCCCATGCATCCTCTAAAGAAACAGGAACAAAGTTGCTATGAAAAGACACAGAATAAATAGCAAGAGAGTCTATAAAATCCCTACGCTCTGGATAAACTAAACACTCAATAACACCCTGAGAATCTCGATTTATAGGCTTAACGGCAGAAACAGAGTAAACAAGACCATCAAGCAAAAACCTATCATCAAGCATAGGAAGCCGAGGTAAACCTGTACACGACATGTAAATAACCCACGGAATAATATCGCCATCCTGAACCATAGCGTCGTCGCCAAAAGACTCCTGAACATAAAACATGTCCGGATTCTTCTTAACAATACACTGCTTCAAGACCCGAGCCTCCTCATGAGAGTGACCATCCTGATAAATGTCAAACTCAGTACAGTTAACTATAAAGATACAGTCACGCCGAAGCGGATGCCGGGAAATCCGAACATCCGCCATCTTAGCAGTATATTGCTCTAAAGCACTAAGTCGAGCGTCCATGTACAGAACTTAATTTTCTGGATATATAATTGCAGAACCGCCGAAACAAACGACCTATAAAAACAACAACGTCGCAAAGAAGCCACATCACTGCAATAATAGGAATTAAGTACATGAAAACACCTATAATAAAGTCTGCCCACATAACCTACTTTGTGTCTAAAGGATGCAAAGCTTCCAAAATATTATCACAACCAAATGATACAACTCGTGAATTTGACCTCAAACGCTTCGAACGACGACACAAGGGATAAACATGCAAAAAATCCCTAAACTCAATCCGTAAATAGTTACTAACATTAAAACTATATACCTTCGAAGTACTCGCATCCTGAAAAGTCATTGCAAGGCACACGCTTTGAGGACAGAAAGCCACAACATGCACTCTAATATCCAACTTCCAACCCGGACGCAAATAAAAACCCTTAAGCAAATACTCCGAGTCTATCTTGAGATCTGAATAAGACACCATAGTTAATTGTTGTGAAAATCTACATACTCAGGCAGCAACTCTCGAAGACACTCAATCACATGGCAATCCTGAAAGTCTAAACACACCGTACTTAAAATCTTATATTAAAGTCAACAATCAATTGTAACCCCTATCGATCACAACACAAAGATAGGAGAATTAAAATAATTCTCCAAATAAAATGAATAAAAAAGTTGTGTTAATTATGGGTCTCCTCCCGAACCCAAGATTGCTTGGCCGTATCCCATCGAACAGTATAAAAATACTCCTCATCTCCATGAATAGACGTCGTCAACTCATAATCAGGCAACCGCTGCTTCTGCCATCCTGTGTAAGTGACGGCCAAGAATAAAGTAACCAACAAGGATACTTCAGAACCACTCCAACGACCCGACGCAATAGACAAAACCCGATCAATATCAGGCTCCACAATCTCCGGAAAACCATCATGGCCCCGGTAAACATAGACAACATTAGCATACTCGTCTATGAATCTAAGAGAAGCACGTGTACTCATGACTGTTAAAATAATTGTTGTTGACGCTGATGCCACTCTAACCGCCTAACAGCATCAGCATAATAATCTGAATCAAGCTCTATGCCAAGCATCTCAAAACCAAGACCATGGCACGCAATACATATAGAACCACTCCCAAGATGAGTATCCAAAATACGAAAACCCGGCTTAGCGTAATTATTCAAAACCCACCCATACAATGCGACAGGCTTCTGAGTAGGATGGATACGCTTCTCCTTATGCTTCATATCGCCCTGAAGCATGCCCTGCCAACGGTAACTAAACCTACGAACCGACGACTTAAAAGACGTCCACGCAAGCTCACAGTCAGCAAAGTCGTTCACGCCGTTCTGCTTGTCCCAAACAAGCCAACAAGACGAAGGTGGAAGAAGATCGGCAAAGTAATTACCACCCCAGATGATCTGATCCTTGCTGACACGACGAAGCTCCTTAAAGTACTCCGCAGCAGGACGCTCACTATCCCATGACTTGACAGCATAATTAGACGCCTTAGCCAAGACACCTGCTCCACGCGGACGATCCTTCTTAATACCATAAGGAGGATCTACAACCGCCAAATCAAAAGAGTTATCCGCAAGACCTCGAAGTACATCCATACAATCCCCGCAAACCAACTCTATATTACCTAACTTAATGCTCATATAAAACGTCATCAAAAACAATCTAAAAACACCCATTCGAGAACCAATATTCATGACCACAATGTCTGCAACAATGAACCTCATCCCAATCGTGAATTGTCCCATCAGGACCACCACTCAAACGCTCATTGCAACAGATAGGATAGGTCTTAGAACCAACCACATAAAAGTCATCTCCACTCTCATCAACATAACCACAAGTGGGACATGCATAGGAATTAGAACCAGAAAAAGGTACCGATGATAAGTCTATAGTAGGTAAAAACCACAAATGATAAGCACTAAAAGAACACATGACGAAAACACCAACTAAGCCATAGAACGTATGGACAATAACCACTCACGCAAGGAATCATCAGTCTCCGACGCAATAGCATCATCAAGAAGCGACTCTAAAAGAGAAAGATCAAGCATAAAAACCTCGAATGTTGATTACAAAGATAAACGTAAGAAGACCTTATAACAAGGCGGCAAAATGGTAAAAAAGCATTGGTACAGAGATTAATCAACCAGTAAGTATGCTAAAAATGAAATAGTATGATCAATTAAGACAAGAGCCGCAAAAAAAAGCCTAATTGAGATTAGACGCCCCCAATTTGTATCTTCATACCAATGCAACCATCTATACGTAAAGCCTCAGAGAATAGAAAAAGACAACCCGCAGCATAAAAGCAAAACACGAAGCTACTCACAAGAAGCCTCAATCCCCGGAAACAACATCGTCGACATATCTAAAGCAATAACCACTAACACCATCTCGATGCTCGTGACAACAAACTGTCACTGAATAAAGACTCACCCCGGTGTTCGCAGACGCCTCTTTCCGTGAGCTATAAATACAAGTAAAACCATCAGATAATCGTGTGCAAATAACTCGATATCGTCTGCTTGCACCTTTAACAAAGTAGTCATCGGGAAGCTCTGAAATAGATACATACGTCTGATCATCAACATAAGTAAACCTATAACCTCCTGCACTTTTACGCTTGCCGCGACAAACCCTAACAATATGAGCTGTAGGAATACCCAGCAACGAAGATAAATCACAAGCATAACCTTCACCAGACAAGCTGCCATCTATAGCCTCGTAACGGACCAAACACTTAGAAGTCGACCAGCTCTTCTTAGACCAAGAAGCAAATCTCGATTCAAATGATTGACGATCCTCTGGATAACAAAAATAATAACCATGAGCTAAACCACCACCACGCGAACAAGCAAAAGAAATATTACTATGACTTATTCCATGTAAACTTAAAGCACGCACAGCCCATGTAATACCCGAAAACTCGGCAATAAAAGCAAAGGACGAATCCCAGCAACACACAGGATGCGCACGCAGTAATCGCGTCTCCTCGGAAACAACGCGCCCTCGCATTTTGCATTTAGCAACCTCAGAATGTCTAAACCCTAAGTTACTTCCGCCACCTAAGTTGCTATTATAACCATGAGCATAAGAATCGAACTTCTGGATATACCAACGCTCTGCCACATCTAAAAGGCGCTGTAAATCAAAAAGCGTAGAGGCCGAAACCCTACACACAATAGAATATTTGAAATTAGCAGGACCATATTTCTTTCGAGCCCTATCAATCGCAGAACTCCAACGAGTATAAGCCTGACGCTTATTTAAGAACAAACATCGCCGTTGAGACTCACGAGCAGTCTGACCCACATAATACTTGCCAGACGGACTCTCATACAAATAAATAACTCCCGTAAACATAACAAAAGGAAAATCCCCCAACAGGACCATGCTCTCTACTTCACGACCCCATTGAAGGACTCCAACTCAATAAACGTATAACACAACGGTAGAGAGAAGCTATACAACATCACAAATATACAACTAAATTTGAAATAAAACAAAAAAGTGGAGAACATATATGTTCTCCACCCAAAAGAAACCGTAAAATAATATTATACGTAACGGACGGTCAAGCGGACTACGGATTCAGGGAGCCTATACTTGTACGCCTCCATAGAAACCATCGACTGACGAACAGTTACACCAAGAGCAACCTGATCCGTCGGAACGATAGGCAAATAAATGCCCATGACAAACGGTGCGGACCAAAATTCAGCCCCTCGGAACGACATCATAGCAGCGTCATCTGCGCGCCAAGGATCATAAAAAATCATGCAGTTTGCGAAAGTACCAATCTTCCGGGCGGTTGACCACTGAGCCTGATACTTCTCGGGCTGGAACCACGTGTTGGGCAGTGACTCGAAGAAAGCCTTCAGGTTCTTACCAACAACAAGACGGTTACCCTCACAGATACCCGTAGCCAGCTCGATCTGCGTAGCATAACGCTTCAGCTGCTGAGCAACATTAGCTGCTTGTACGTCAAGTGAGATTGACGTCGACTGCGGAATCTCGATCGTTCCGGTAGCTCCGGTAGCGAACGTCCACATGGTGTCGAGAATGTAGCGAACCTGATACTGATACATGAGGTTCAGTACTCGCTTCGTGTTCTCGGTGCGGATGTCGGTACCGAACTGCGACTTCTTGAGAGCTTCAGCAAAGATAGTCCACTCCATGCCGATAGCACGCGGAATGGCACGCATCTCGACCTTCTCGACCTGCTCCTTGACCTTCGGAATGTTCTCCTGAATGGCGTAGTCGAGGTTCCAAACGTAGTTGGCGTTGATGCACGGAGCCGTCAGAGCACCGCCTGCATCAGCAGCAGCGATGAAGATACCACCCGAGCTAATCAGCATGTACGACGCCGGAGCCTGAGTAGGTGCCGAAGCCGGAACAAGGTTGATCTTGTCACCGATAACGCCTGCGGGAATCATCGAAGCCTTCAGCTCCTGACCGTCGTAGATGTCCAGCTTGAACTTGTCGATGTAGTCGCCTGAAACGTTCAGAGCGAAATAAGCCGTAACAGCCGTAATGTTGTTAGAAGTGTCAACCTCCAGCTGATCCGACGGAATGGTCTCGCCCAGAATCTCACCAGTCGGATAGTAGCCATTGATCTGACGCATACCCGTAGCGGTCTCAACGGCCTGACCTACAATCGTGGGAGCCTTGTTCGTGCCAGTAACGAGTTTCGAGAAGAACAGGAAGGCAAGGTCCTGCGACATATCCTGAACCGAAATCAGATCCTTCAGCGGGAAGTCGGGATACCAAGCAGCAACGATGGGGAATACCTCCGGAACGTAGGGACCGAAGTCACTCATCATGTTGACCTGCTGACCACGAGTGGCGGGAGCGTCAATCGAGTCGCAAACCTTCTCGCACTCGCGCTTGAAGGTGTTCAGAATACCTGCCTGAATACCACGATCCTTAACCGAAAGGGTCATGCCATGCTTCTTGGCAAAGGCGTCATACCGATTCATGTACTCGGTAATACGCTTGCTCTTACGAGTGAGGGCGATACTGTCAGTAACGCGACTCATCTCCTGTGAAATAATATCAGCCATAAGATAAAAACTTAAAAAATGTTAATGGTAATCATATACAATTCAAAACCAAATCATACATAACTCTATCCGTGCATACTCGGACTGGACAAACCACATGCCCTCTATTGACTAAACACCGCAAAGCAGCATCGTCGCCAAATACCTAAGTAAAAACCAAATAGACGATATGAAATAGCATATAACTCCTACAATAATAACCAAAACCTAACGAACTCCAAGACTCCGACTAACACGGTCCTTCAACCGCTCCAAGTCCGAAATAGCCTTGCTAATGTCCGCCAATAAATGATCGGGATTATAAGCATCGTCTACAGAATCTCGTAACTGATACATCTGCACAGCTTCTCTGAACAGCGGGGACGCCATAAGAGAATCCGAAACCTTCTCCAATCGAATATCCTCAAAATTAGGTGACCGAACAAGATCCCATGTGATAACATAGTAGTTGTTCTCATCCAAGTACTCCGAAATGGAATCCTCCAGATAGTCACCCAAAGCACGAGTACTACAACCCGGACGGAAGCCTACGTCAACCAAAGCCTTAATAGCACAACCATCCTCGTTGTTAAGCAACCCGCAATCAATGTATGGATCATGTGAGGCGTCATCAACCCATGCACGCAGCACAATGTGCGATGCCTTATTCAAAGGCGTGCGCATATACTCAGAATCATCAAGAGGATGCTCAATCATCCCAAGCATGTCACGACCCTCAACACGCTGCTGAAGTTGAGAATCGTTGATAATCTTATCCCAAAAACCACTACGATACCGATAACCCTTCTGACTCCTAACGTCACTATGAGACGCCGCACCACGAATGATGGGTATCTTAACTCCGGTGGACGGATCCTCCTTCGAGTCTATGACGTGGAACGAACTGCGGTATGTAGATAAAACCTTGTTAAGCATCTCTGAAAAAGTTTAAGGGATATATAATTGCTTAGAATGCCCTAAGCCTACGCCGCCGGAGCAACTGCCCACGGCAAGTAGACAACCTGATTTACACCCTCCGGAACAATAGTCCCCTCAATGGTGGTATAACCAGTCGCCTCAGCCTTGTAAGACACCGCCGTGCCTGACGCCAAAATGGCTACCGCACGATCCTCAACACCCTCGTAGGCTACACCCGAAATCGTAACCTTGAAACCTGCGGGAATAGCTCCCAACGAACTCTGGAACACAACTGCCGTCTGAGGCTCCTCGAAATCAATACCCGCCTTTTCCGCAAGAATCGAAATGTTGTAAGCCACAACATCCAGCATAGCAACAGGCGACGTGAAACGATCGCGCTCCATGCGTCGCAATTTTTTATCTGCCATAACTAACTATAAAATTAAAAAATGAAAAATTACTTCTTATTGAGACTGCTACGCGTCGACGCATCGACAACCTCCGGCTCCGGCTAAGAAGCAACAACTGCATCCAAAGTAACATCAATAGTCTGAGTCGAAGAAGCAGTCACCGTATCCGACTTGGTAACATAATCAGATTTGGAAACCTCATACGAAACCTCAGTCCCTTTGTCAACCTCAATGGTCTTCTGCTCCACACCATTCAGCTTAACCGTAGCATCAGTAGGCGTAGGATTAATGGTAATGGTTACCTTCTCTACAGGAAGCGCCTCTAATGTCACATCAACCGTCTTCGTCGAATCTGCTACCACAGAACCACTCTTCGGCGTGTAACCCGTCTTCGAAACCTCATACGAAACAGACGAACCAGAAGCAACTGAAACCGATGACTGAACCGTGCCGTTCAATTTAACCTCCGCGTCCGACGGAGTGGGATTGATGGTGATTGTGAACATCACAGGATCCGGTACCGGAACGGCAGCCACAAAACGAGACAGCTGAACCTCCACATTCTCCTCCGACGCTACAAGAGAACCTGTAATATTCTCAAAGCCTTCAGAACTGATGGTATAAGAGACTGTCGAATCACGCACAACCAAAGCCTCAGCACGACCACCAACAGACGTAAAACTGTCGGACCCAATAGTTACCGTGTACTCATTGCCATCGCCAAAAGCACGATGGAAAACAACAACCGAGAATAAATCCGAAAAAGTCACACCAAGTTCTTCTGCAAGAACCTTCGTATTATAAGCCACAACATCCAGCATAGCCACCGGAGAAGTGAACTGGGACCTAACCATCGACTTTAACTGTGCCATAAAAAACAATTTTAATTTCACGGATATATAATTGCTTCACCTTCACAACAAAAAAGACTTCCCTATAAAGAGAAGTCTCGAAAAATAAAAATACAACGAGATGGAAAACTACTTCCAGCGACCAAATGTATTTTATAAGTCTATCTTTATACGCTTAGCGGCCTCCGAGATAGCATCTGCCACCTCCTGAACCTGATCCATATTATCAGACCAATACTTTCTCAAGAACTTTGAAATAGAAGGAGCCCAGAAAGGAAGTGCCATACATATGGCGCGAACATGCTTGCAGTTATGGGTTACAACTAAATTCTCCAGCATATAAGATTCATCCTCTGCTACTGTCAAGTTGTAAACCATGACGTTAGAAGCCACATCACGCTCAAACTTTGAAACAGCAAGTGGACGGTACCCATCTGGAGTATCATAAACTTTTTTAGGACTGAAGTTAACACCCTTCGTGTGATATGTGTGCTTTACAGAACATTCTAAAGGATGAGCCTCAACCCATGCCTTAGCATCAGTGCTACTCAAAGTAAGATGATATGATGTCAATGGGTAAGATAACTCAGCATTACCACATACATGAAACGGAGCCCTATCATAACCAGCAAGACGTGGATAATAATCCTGAGAAAGCAGAATAAACAACATATCCATCATTTGCTTGTTCGTATTAAACCACTTCAAAGTTGTAACACGATTATCGACACCTCCAGCCTCTGTCAAAACAGAACCATCTCCCAAAAAGAAGCCAGCAACTAAAGCATCCTGAGCATCCTTGCTCCAAGATAAACAAGCAGGATCAATGAACTTAGTATGGTCGGTGCCTTTGCGATTAAAGCCACCATGCAAAACACAAAAATCAACAAAACGCCTATCTCGAACCTCAAAGGCTCCACTATGAGTGCCCGGACGAACTGACCATGACACCGTAGCTATCCCATGTAAAGAAAGCATCTCCTCATAGACAGATCGATATCTGTCATCATACGCAATACGAACCCCATGACACGATAGACCATCCATAACCATATGATCAGAATGACCCTTAACTGACTTTAAGGCTAAACTCCCATCCGAAATATAGAGCCCTAAAAACCAAGCCAAGTCGGAGTCTACAGACTCCGTATGATCAAGCTCCAGATGCTTCCGAACAAGCCTATGATACTTCCCTAACTCTCCAATAGGAAGTGCAAATACATCCGAGTACTGTGCCGCATTGCGTTGTTTATTAAATACTCGCTTCGTGCAAAAGAAGCGATGGTCATCTGTGCATCGGATCTTGACACTACCATACGTCAACTCAGACACAGAAGCAACCTCACGAGACATTGTATCCACTACTGGACGGAGCCTCCCCTTATGTGTGAAAACCAAATCACCAACCTGAATCTTCTCGATAGGAACGTAGCCAGTAGAAGTCAAAACCAACGTCCCGGCAGCAAAACAAGAGTAGCCACGCAACTTTGGATTTCGTATTTTAGGATAAGGAACCTTCCAAGAACCAAAGGCTGCATAACCCTTCTTAACAGCGATATACTGGAAACCATAGTACAACCAGCTACTACACTGGCAAAAAACTTTTATCCCCGAGTCCAGCAGCAGCTTATTCAGGTTCGTCCGCTTATTAACAATCAAATCTGGACTCAAAGGATTAAACTGCAAAATGACCGTATACTTCTTACCCGGAGTAGTGACAGAGTTGCACTGAAAGCGAAGCTCGTTGGCAGCAGCGTCAATGCTAATAAGGTCAATGCCGTTGACCATCATGGAACGCTTCTTGACCTTTAGGAACTCCGTCTCCGAAAGTATCTTCTTATAAGTCGTCGTAGAGAGCTTAGACTCCGGCTTCATCCGAGACGACGGCTTAGGAAGTGTGCTTCCACTTTTACGAGTGGACGCATACTTCCGAGTATTAGCCTTCGTGAGGCGAATGGGTTTATTAACCTTTGCCATATCACCCTCTATGGTGATTATACACAATTTAACACTAAACTGCCTACAACTCTATCCGCGCATACACGAACCGGGCACACCACACGCCCTCTATTGACTAAACATCGCAACGCAACGTCGTCGCCAAATACATTCCGATCCATAAGGCAAAGCTAATAAGAAATTCTCGAAAAACAAACAAAAACCGAAAAAAGTGTAAAATGGAATATAATTACCCAATATATAATTAGAACGTTAAATTAACCCAACTTCTCTGACGTACTCCGAGCTCCGGGGAAAACGTTACCCGCTAAAAAGCACATCCACTCATTATTCAAATCGCGAAAAAATGCTATCAAAGTCTACATAATCAAAGGAATCTCCAAAGATCAAGCAGTCATTAAGACCTTCTCCAGAAGCAGGACGCCGCTCCTGAGTCCAATACAAGTATCGTAATGGTGTGCCAGTACAAACCCGGAGAGCACCATTTAACCCATGAGAACTCTTAGCCCACATGATAATCGTAGCATCATCGCGTGTAGGACATCGAAACCCATCCTCTAACGACTGAGAAATACGCTGAGCATCCACAAAATTGTAAATGCCCCGATCACGCAACTCTACTGCTAAAACCCGAGAACCGCGAACCACAAGAATAGAAGCCGGATCAGACTTCCCCCAATATGCGGCAAAAACAGACGGACTATATACCTTCTTATCCGTGCCCAAAATATAAACACCATCTGATAACATAAGATCATCTAATTACAATACAATGCAAATATAATAAATAAAAATGATTGTAAAAAATAAAAAGCAGAAAGTTTGGGACTTTCTGATTCAACAGGACATAAACCTATTCCTACTCCGGAATAGCGGACGGAGCACCCGCGTCGGCAGCTCCGGCGGCTAAAGCAGCCCCAGCAGCTATCTCCTCAGCATCCATACCTGCAGACGCAGCAGCCTCTGCAGCGTCAAACCCCGGAGGAGTAGGAACATCACCCGACGCGGAAGATTCAGATTCCATGAGCTCCTCGGCGGCAGCCTGCTCGCGGTCAATAGCGTCAAACTTATCGTTCACGTACTTGCGAATCTCCTCAAGCCAACTCTGAATGGAATGAAGATTGGACGTATCATCCAACAAAGACTCCAAAGACGAAATGCGAGCTAAAGCCTCCTCGCGTGTCTCACTCGCATTCAAAGTATCAAAGAAGGCATTCGAGAAATCTGCAAAATTGGTGAGCGTATCAACAACATCTGAATCCTCTGACGTAGGAAGCTTCACGAGACGGAAAAAAACATCCGACTGCTCCAGAACATCTGCCGTAGACCGAAACCAATGATTGATAGTATCCTCCATCAAAGACCTACAAGACGCTACCATGCGAGAGTAACGAATATCACCTCTAATCAACGAAACCGTGTTGGAGTCAAGCTGCTGATTGAAATCGGCATACGTCTTAGGAAAACGCATGGCAAGAAAAACGCGCCCAAGAGTGTAATCCAAGTCGGCCATCTCCTTGATATCAAAGGACGGAATATCCGTCACAATCTCAGGCTTACCAACACCCTTGCGATGAGGATGGACGGGAATACCATCATCGAAACTCGCATTAGGCGTCATGGTAGTCTGTAACGACAGAGAATCTGCATTCAAAGTCTGAGAAATGTCATCAATAATCTCCTGAGTCCGATCACCCTGAGACGTGCCAACGTCAACCGTAGCAAACCTAACAATACGAGCAAGCTTCTGACGATAACTATACATCGACCGCTCAACAGCGTACAAGTCCTGAGCTACAGAACTTATATTCTTTAACTGAATAGGCTCCGGAATAACCCTATACTGAATCTCGGACCAATCAATCCCGTCAACATCCTCGGAACTCATATCTGACGTGATAATCTCCAAAGACGACTTCGAGTAATTCAAGAAGACCAATACATTCTCAAGAACGTGCCCATTACCATCATAAATGATAATAGTGCCATCCCGGCGCATATAAATACCAACGTCCTCAATAAACGGAACAAGCTTAGCCTTCTTCCGACGGGCAACAGCATCATCATATGTATGCAGAACATACATAGACAACCCCGTCTTCAAAAGATCAATAGCAGTCCACTTAGCAATACCATTCAAGGCGTCGCACAAGTCAGAAACACGCTGCTGCAAGACAACACTCTTGATGGTATCCAAACCCGAAACATAGACAGGAGAACTACCTATACAAACATCGTCGGCCGTAATGTCAACCATCGAGTTGATGAAGTCATGAGTCTCAATAGCATCAGCAATCCCTCCAGTCTGATTCACCGTCGACGACTGACCGTTAATACCCGTGTAAGTCTTACGAAGCGTGACACCCGGAGCAATACCAAGAGTCCTACCAATCATCAAACCGAAAGCCTGCAACGCGCCTGTGTACATAAATCAATGCAATTAAATAGACTAAACAAACCAAAAGCGGCGGCAATAAACTGCCGCGCTGAAAACTAACCTATGACCTTCGTATGACACTTGCCGTCCAACTCACTGAACTTGGCGTTCATGCGAGAACGAATAACTGCCGACGGACGCTGGCCACCTCCCGTAAAGGTCCGAGACTTGATGATATCCGACGCAGACATCTTAGCAACCTCGCTGCCACGAACAAAAGAGCCAGCACGCTCCGCTATAAGCTGAGACATACTAACACGCTCTCCCGGAGCATGTGACCCCGACCGAGAAGCAACAACGTCAGAAATATGACCACCAACACCAAAGTCGGTAGTAGGCGTCGAGACGTGCACAGGCGAGACATCTACAACACCTGCAGCTATCGGATCAGGAAAAGAAGCCATAATATCATCATCTGATACAGATACTCCCGACATATCCATAACGGAATCGTCGGGAACAACATCTGAAGCAAACGAGGCGTCATCCGACATCACATCCGCCATAGACTCACCGCCTACAACAGGTGATACTGCCGGAATATTAGGAACTACCGCCGGAGCAGAATCCATAACAACGTCTTCAGGAACACCACCCCCATCAGCAACCGACGGCGAAACAAAAACATCCGACTCAGAATAAACCTCAGTAACTTCATCTGCCGACGAAGAAACACCTGAAACAACATCTACCGAAGCGGCGGTAGATACACGAGCACCTTCCGTAGAATGTGCAGCTTTACGAGCTCGTCTAACCATGTGATTATATACAAATTTAAATTATACATATTGGCGTTTCACCGACATCGTAACCTCCGTCTCCACGCCCCTCAAACCGTCCCACCGACGGCAAAATCTTCGATAAACCCTCACGCAAAATGTTGACGGCGGCGTTAAGATCCCGATCATGGACTGCACCGCAAACCGGACACGTCCAAGAGCGGTCTTTAAGTGTAAGACCGTCGTTCTTGAATCCACAACTACCACATGTCTTACTGCTCGGAAAGAAACGGTCTACCTTGAAAACCGTCCTACCAAGCCACCGGGCCTTGTACTCCAAAACACGAACGAACTCGGACCAACAGACACTCTGGATGGATTTAGCCAATCTGTGATTACCCATCATACCCTTAACGTTCAAGTCCTCGATAAAGACGGCTTGGTTCTCGCCTAATATATCGTTGACCGTATGATGGATAAAATTATGAATCAAATTGCGCTTCTTAGCATATAGCTTGTTAATTTTTAGCCTTATCTCTGCGCGACGTCTACTACCTTTCTGACGGCGAGATTCTATCTTCTGCAAACGTGCAATGCGACGGTCTATAACATCCGCGAAATGTGGATTAGGTATCTTATGACCATCCGACGTCACAATGAAGTCCTTCAAACCCAAGTCAAGACCAACACACTTAGACTGGCTTGTGATGGGTGCTGGTTTAGGCTCTGGGATACCTGTCTCCACAAGACAACTAACCCAATAACGGTCACAACCATCGCAACTCACTGTAACATTCCTTAGTTGGCCTTTAAATAGTCGATCCTGCTTATAACGAACTAAACCGATCTTCGATAACTTGACATGACGGGTTTCTTGGTCGACGCTACAGAATGGTACCGGAAAACGACACGATAACTTACTCCGATGTTTGGACTTAAACTTCGGGAATCCTTGCTTCGTCTTGAAAAACATCCGGTAGGCTCCATACATATCACTTATCGCCTGTGGTAAGCAAACGGAGGGAACGTCATGCAACCACTCATTAGTCTTCTTGAGTCCCGTAATCAGTCTAATACAATCAAACTCAGACAAAGACGTCTTATCTGTCTCGTAAGCCTTAATCTTAGCATCAAGCGTAGCGTTATAAACAAACCGACAACAACCGAAAGTCTGACGCAACAACTCCTGCTGCATCTTATTCGGATAAAGTCGATATTTATAGGCACGCTTCATAATACAAAGATAACTGCAATACTCTAATAATACAAGTAGCTGAAATAAAATTATATACAATTACTTTAAAGGATATATAATTGCTTAACGGAATCTCAGTCCGACGATGCATCCATAGCATTCAAGATGTCCCAAACACCTCCTCGACGACGGGAACGCTGACTCATAGCGACAACATCAGACGAGGTAAAAGAGGAGCCTGTAGAAGCACGACCTGCAATCAAATCATGCATCTGAGAACTACCAACCTCCGGAACATCTTCATTATAACCAGAAACACGCGAAACGCCATGTCGACGATCGAATGACATTCCCTCATAACCAAGACGCTTCATCATACTCTCAATGCTCGTAGCACCACAAAGATTTATACGACCATCATACAAACTACCAAGGTCGCCATCCTGAGTGCAAACCGTCTCCGACAAGAAGAAAGCACCAATACAAGTCTGAAACTGGTCGTCAGTAGAACCATCACGCTTAACAACACGATGCTTTGCAACGTCATGAACAGCCTCCCGAATCTCGGTATCCTGACGCTCCAAATACTGCATATGAATACGAGCATCAACAACCATAGAAAGCCAAAGCAAATGCGGAATATCCGAACTATCCAAAGACATGCGAATATTCGGCAAATCCAGCCGCTCACAGATATTTTGTCGTAGCTGGGCAGACTGGAATGCATCGGAACTAAAAACAACGATATTTAGCCGATCTGCAAGCCAATAAAGTAAATCCTCAACCTTGGAAATCTTAAGCATCCCCGGAAACTGAGGAGGAACAAGATCTAAATTGAAAACCTCTGAATGCTCCGCACGCCCGTCGGCCATAAAACCATCGAAACGAACACAACATAATGATGCATGGTCACCCGTCAAAGACAAGTCAAGACACAAGGCATGAGGCTTATCAGTATCCACAAACTTGCGCTCATCAAAGACAGACCATAAGGGAACATCGTCCTGATCCGAGACAACTATACTATCCTGAACCAATGGACATGCCCGACGAAGAGAATCAGAATAACAAGCCTTAACAGCGTCATAGTTCGTTATGAACCCACCCTTAGACGCCGTAGACCGCCCACAATGGTTCTGGATAGCCAAGTAGATATTCTTCTTAAACTGAGGCTGCAAATCAACAGGAACCTTCTCAAAGAAAGTCTGAGCCTTAGGACGTGGCAAACCAATAGAACGAAGTAACGTATCCTTATGGGCCTTGCTCTGAACAACACAAGGAGAAAGCTGCTGATAACCGCAGAAAACCTCGAACATCTTCTTAGAATAGTTCTGAGGACAAATCTTATACTGAACTGCCGTGACAACACGAGCATGTGGATCACCATCTAACTCCGAAATCTTCTGCTCTATAAAAGCTGACGCAAAGGATGCTGACGAGATATAACACATAAAAGAGACCAACTTACCACCATCCCGAGTGAAACGAGAACGCATACGGTCTTCCAGCTGCTGAGCCAAACGCTGAACCTCCGTATACTCTGAAATAGTGCCATTACCAACACCATTGCGAAAGTTGGCCTCATCAAGAATAGCTCCTACAACGTTCAAACCAATAGCATGGCTCTCACCAGACGCAAACTCAATAGAAAAACCATTGCCAAACTGAATGGACGACTGGATATCCTTTCGGCGCGGAAAGTGCTTCTGGAACCACGGAGCATTATCTATCATCTGACGAAGCTGCTTAAACCCAGAACGCTCCGCTGCCTTCATCGAAACTGAAAAATATAAAAAGTAAATAGGAGAACCGCGAAGAATACCAAAGTAAGTATGCAAGTCACCCTGACTAAACCAACGATATAACCTGTAGCAAGTCAGCATGTTAGCATAAGAAGACTTGCCGCCAGCGAGGCTGCCTGTAAGAGCTACGGAACTATAATCTGCATAGTCATGCTTAGACTCCTCTAACCAGAACGGGTAAATACCATCCAGAGCCAAGTACTGAGGATCGGTAAGAAACGTATGAAAGTCTACAAGCTCCTCGTCTCCCGCACCCAAGAAGTCCTTGACCGCAGAAACCACAGACCCCCCACTACGCTGCTTAAGTATATCGTCTATCCGACCCATACATCTAAAGAAAAGCCCCAAAGGAGGAGGGCCTGCACTCCCTCACTCCCCGGAGCAATACACATCCATCAATCTAATCTACTATCTGGCAGAATCCTCGTGCAGAAGGACCATGCATAAAAACTAAGAGCGCAAGTCAGCCAAGAAGTCATTAAGACCCGACAAATGATCATAGTTGATAATTCTATGATGTTTTATCCATAGAGCTATTATTCGGATCACAATG